TGCCAACCAGAACCTTCACGAGTTTTTTCATCATAATGACACTGGTTAAAAAATACTGGATTATTAATTCCATTACGACGAAGAAAAGCTAGAGTTTCGGCCTCTTCCTCAAAACTTCGACCGGTAATAATCACATCACCAGGACCAGGGCGGATTCCACAGACACTATCTCCAAGGTGAATCACTCCGTCAATATCAAAACCATTAACAACCATTATTTTCTCCTAAACAACTTTGCGATAAAATGTGTAATCTAAAACCTTTTTCTGTCCGTACATCAAAATAGGGTGCTCTACTTTTTTCCAAGTAGATTCTGGAAAAAAACGAGAAGGATATTCCGAATATGGTTTTCGAGTATTGTGAAATTCAATACCAACAACTTCTACAAAATCTGGTATCTCTTTAATCGAATCTAAAATATCATACTCTTTTCCTTCGATATCAATTTTAAGAATTTCAGGCTTATATTTCTCTAATAGCCCTCCAAAAGAAAGGCCTGGGACTGAAATAGTGGTTCCCGAAGCGTTTCTGCGTCGAACCGTAGAAGAAGAAACAGAATTTCTTTTAGAACTAGCATAATGAAAAACAACGCTATCAGTATCTTCTTCTGAAACTGCTGCATTTATGTTTTCAGCATTTTCAGCATTAATCTCTAGCAGTTGAAAATTATATGGGCACGGCTCTAGAGCAATAACTTGTTTCGCGCCCTTTTGAAGAGCCATCCGAGCAAAACCGCCAATATTGGCACCCAGATCTAGAACAACTTTTCCGCAAGTGTCTATTTCACTATAGTTGTCTCGGCACTCTCTAATAGAATTAAGATCAAAAGTGCCAGGACGATACCAAAAGTTATTACGAGGGTTTAGTTTAATAATGCATTCTTCAAAATTTCCAGCTTCAGGATTAAATAATTTCCCTTTTTGCTCGTGGATTTTCGGCATTTTAATCTACTTCCTTGTTTCCTGCTGGGCAAGATTGATACAACTCTTCCGCACTGTAATTTTGAGTTTGCCTCTTTGTAAATCTAGTAAGCTTTCTCTCTGAAAGAGCGTCGCATTCGTAAAGAGTTTCTGAAAACATTAATTGTTGGGGCGGGGTTTTTTGCGTAAAGGCAGATGGCCCACGCAAAGCTCCAACAATCCCCATTTCTCTCGCAACCTTTAGATATCGAGCCGCGTCGATAACAACTCCACCAGAGTTTGGAGAGTCGATTACGGAAAGTTGCGCGTCTAGAATTACTGGTGCGCCGAGGAAACCTTCCATCTCTACTCTAAAATTGGCAACCTTGTTATCTCCATAAAAACGAATATATTCTGAAGGGCCAGCATGTAAGAATGATTCTTCTGGATCAACTCCCCTGATAACATGCTGAGATCGAATTACATTTTCCTTAGAAACCTTTTTATACTTTAACCTAGATTGATCGACCATATTCAAGAAATCAGTATTTCCACCAACATTACGCTGAATATGAGCATTCACATTTAGTCCTCGGGCGAAAGCTAATTCTTGCAGCATTTGAGATAAAATAGACGCCCCAAACTGAGATTTCATATCGTCCCCAACCAAAGGAATTCCAGCATCAATAAACTTCTGTTCCCAAATTGGATTAGAAGCAATAAAGACTGGAATACAGTTAAGAAGAGAAACTCCCGTCTTTAGACACTGTTCTGCATACCACTCAGTAGCCTTCTGAGAACCCACTGGTAGATAGTTGATTAGAATATCCACCTTTAAGTCTGTTAATATCTGAGCCACATCTACGGGCTCTAAATCAGCTGGTCTAAAAGCTTCATCGTCTGGATAAGATTTCATCAAAGACGGTACCCCATCTAACACTGGGCCCATCTGAACTATTGGACCATCGGGAACATTAGGTTCATATTCTGGAGTACAGTTTGGTTTAGCCCACATAGCTTCTCTAAAACACTTGCCGACTTTTCTTTTGTCTATATCAAACGCAGCTACAACATCGAGGTCAGCTACTGAATATCCTCCGATTCGGCTCTTCATAACGCCGTCGCGCTCTTGGCCTTCGGTGTATCCAGCATAATATGTTAATCCTTGATAGAAAGAATTAGCGCAATTTCCGACACCGACAATTGCAACTCGAATTGATTTATTTTTTGGCATATTTTTCTCCATTTTTAGCTACTATGCAAGCTATTTAATTTATTTTCAAAAAGATCCCACCTATAAGAAACTGGGCTTAAATGAACACTTTTTGGACGCTCCATATATTCAAAATCCAACTCTTTAGAATCATTTAAAAACTCTTCGGGCCAATGGAAAGTATTCCATTTGTTTTCTATACAAATTTTATCCACAGCGTTGTTAAATGTATTGACTAGTTTGGTTCTTTCTTCCCAAGTTCCAAAATATGGAGTCTTCTTATAGTAGCCAGTTTTTGGAAGTTTTCGAGAAATATTTTCAATTGGAAGAACGTGAACAATTTCTATGTTTGGAATGCCTAAAGATTTAAGCTGGTATCCCAATTCTATTCCCATTGCATGGGCTTTTTCAAAAGGGTTTTCTTGTCTCATGAGGTGATGTCGAATATCAATATTACCCATATAAAACGTAAGATGAGTTAAATCTTTAGTCATCATACCCGATTTTTCTTCAATGGTTTGCTTCACTCCATTTCGTAAAGTAGAAAAAAGTGTAAGACCATCGTTTCGACAAACAGAATACCCGGGGGCATAAGTTGAGAAGCAGTGGCTGTCTCCAAAACAAAGTTTTTTCGATCTTTCTACATAGTCGATTCTACGAGTAGACTTGCAGATATCGTCTAACAAGTCTAGCTTAAGGTTTCCAACTCGACTACTAGTAGATTTATTATGAAGTCTTCCTTTGATCGTGTTTCCGATAAGGGGCATTTCATGATTTAAAATAAATGTCGGGCCTTCAAAGTCTTGAACTCTAGAAAATCTTCTAACGACATTATCATCCACTCCAAAAAAGAAATTAATGGCTCCCGAATAAGCAATTCCAGGATAAAAAATCATGGCTTCATAGCCTTCGTAAGTATCATGATTTCCCAAGACGTGAACGTCTTCCCAGCCGGCAGATTGAAGCATGTTTTTATACAAATGAACCCAAGCCGCGTTGTGACTATGTTTACGAGTTGGAATATTGCGCTCTAATCCATCAATACCGATTTTGCAACTTTTTGGTAATTCATAATCTACAAAATAATTCATCACTCAACTCCCGTACTTCCAAATCCGCCTTCGCCGCGCTGGGTTTGTTGTTCATAAAGATTTTCTAGTTCTACTTCTTCAATTGTGTCATAAAATACTGGAAGTAAAACAAATTGTATAATTTTTTCTCCAGAAGAAATTTTCACTGTTTCTCTGCCAACATTGATCAAGTTAATATGGATCTCTCCTTGATAATCTTCATCAACAACGCATGCGCCGACGTGGAGATTCTTTTTTACAGCTACGCCACTCTTGTTAAATGCAATTAAAGCATGGCCTGCTGGAACATTAGCCTTTATTCCGCTTGGCATCAAACAAGAATAACCCGGAGGTAAGCTAACAACCATTCCTTGCGGAACATAAAAATCTATGCCTGCAGATTCAGGAGTTCCTCGAGTTGGAGTTTTAACACTTCTTACTTTACTTATTTTCATTTTTCAAACCCTTTTGAATGTAGTTATTCCACGCGCCCAGATAAGCTGCGGCATCTAAAAAATTATCTTCTTTATAATTGTATGAGTGCCTCGAAAACTTAAGAGCTACTAAAGCAGCAAAAATATCGTCGGCAGTAAAATCTTTTCCAGTCATCCCAGAAGCAATCATTGCAGCGCGCTCTAAGCCTTCGCCCATCGGGCCATATTGTCTTTCTTTTTCTTCAGATCTTTCGTTAATAATTTTGTTAGCTTCGTCAAGAATATTCATTGAAAGATAATCTCCCTAATCTCTTTAATCTTACTCGATATTTCGTCTTTGTCTAGGTTTTCTTCAAAAAAAGATATAAATTTTTCCATTTTTGGCCAAGTTAAATCTGGATTTAAAGTCATTTTTTCAAATGTGGGATACCCTTCTTTTCTAGCTTTCTTAAAGTAGTTTTTTGAGATTTTTTCTAGCATTTCGTAATGTCGATCATAAACATGAAAGCTTCCAGCTGAATGGTAATAATTGCCTAGCTTTAAATTAGCACCACGAGAATTTAGTTCGTTTAACATAAGCTGTTGAAACAACGCAAAAGTAAAAACGTCATTGCAAAAACCAAAAACTGCATCGTTAGATCTCATGTAAACTCCCAAGTGAAGAGCATCTCCTCTAATAAAAAAATGAATATAATGAGTGCAGGGGTAGTCGTTAGGATTTTTCCATCGATGGTGAGGTTGGTTAATTACGCAAGTAGCTCTTCTTGTATCTCTATCGTTAAGAAGCTCGTTTACTAAATCATACCAAGCAGGCTTTATATAACTTCCATAATTTGATTCAACTAAATTATCTTCATCAGCTATTTTATTCCATATATCAGCAAACTTCCCAATATTGCTTACTTCGCAATTGGAAGTAAGATACCAAAGCCACTCTAAAACAGCGTAATCTTCATTAAACTTGCGGGCGGGCACTTTGATCTTTAGATCTGTTGGATCTTTTATAATGAAAGAGCAAAACAATTTTTCTTTTTGCGTGAATCCTCTCGACTTAACTTCTTCACCGTTAAATTTGAGGTCTACTAATTCTTCAACAAACGCTTGATTTAAATTTATATAGTTTTCAACCATAAGATTATTCTACTCCGAGTTTGTGATTTTTACAATTAAGAAAGATCATTAAAGCTAAATTTTTTGATCCTGTTCCACTTCGTAGACATTCCGAAATCATTTTTATCTACTTCTGCGATGCAAAAAGTAAAAGGATCTAAATCAGCATCTTTAGGCACTCCCCAGCAAAACATTCTATGAGATTTTCCTGTTGAAGCTATGCCGTTCAAGAGCAAATATGGCTTCTTGTTTTTTGTGAGTTTGGGGATTGCTTTTGTTAAAACAAACCAGTAAAACTCTCTACCACAATGTTCATCTAAAGAAAGAATATTTTTGTCATTCATTCTTTTTACAAATTTTTCTGGTAAAAGAGCTTCTACATTAATGGTTCCCAAAAGCTCTTGTTCAAAATTCATCATTGCGTCGAAAGACCACTCAGAAATTTCAGAGCTCTCTACAAGAATTTTAAAGAAATTATTTTTTCCACGATAAGGATCTTTCTTAGTACGTTTTCTAAGCTCGTTAAAGTTTTCTATAACAACAGAGTGCATATGCGCATAACTCTTAAAATCTTTGTCTGGGCCGACGCACTCTAGGGAGTCAAAAGCTCTAATTTTTATCAAGGACTCTATAGCTCTCTTGTTGAATTTAGCATGCTTCCAAGTTCCATCTTCACTCCAAAACATATCTTCAAGCGATTTGTAAGGGCGTTTTTCCAAAATTTCTTCAACCGCTGCTGCGCCCACACCTTTGCAAGACAAAAATGAGGGCATCAAAGAATTATCGTCTATGCAAGTCCAAGCTTTACCAGCTTTATTAATGTCAATTGGGACTATTTTATAGCCAAGCGCCTTTACTTCGCTTAAAGCCTTTGAAAGCTTTTTAGGATTTCCTGAACATGCTTCTAAGTAAGCTTGAATCCACTCTTGTTCAAAATAGGTCATGAACCATGCACAATGATATGAGTTCACAGCATAAGAAACCGCGTGAGACTTATTAAATCCGTACCCAGAGAAATACAGAATCCTATCATAAAGCTCGCTAGCAATATTTTTCTCTACACCATTTTTTGATGCGCCTTCTACAAACTTATTCTTAAGGGCGGCAGCTTTCTTTATGTTTTCATTACCAGAACCAACTGGCTTCATCATTTTTCTAAGTTTGTTACATTCAGCTTTAGGGAATCCAGCAACCACGTGGCAAAGCTCCATTACTTGCTCTTGAAAAATAATCATTCCATAAGTTGAATTAAGAACTTGTTCAATCAATGGATGACCATAAAAAACATTTTCTGGATTGTTTTTAGCCTTAATATAAAGTTTGTCTACTTTGGCAGACAGTGGACCTGGTCGGTAAATAGAAGTCAAAGTAGCCAAATCAACTAACCCTACCGGCTTAGCTCTTTTGAAAAGCGCTTGAGCTCCTCGCTGAGTACACTGAAAAATTCCAGCCCATCTTCCAGAGTGATAAACATTTTCATAAACTTTTTGGTCGTTGAAATCTATCACATTTGGAGCAATATGAGAATTGTACCATTCAACAATTTGCTCGAAAGAAGGATTTTCTATTCCAGACTTTTCTAAAACAAGAGAAATAGTCCTCTCAATAATTCTAAGTGTTTCCAATCCAAGTAAATCAAATTTGATCCACCCAAATTCTTCTAGATGTTTATAGTTCATGCCTTCTACCCAAGGAGTTTGCATTTCTCCCCTAGCAACAATCAACGGCATTCTTTCTTCGATCTTTTCAGATACAATTACTCCACCAGCGTGTCGGCCGAGAGCCTTGTTTTGCTTATATAACACGTTTATAGGATCAGCAATTTGCGGGTATTTTTCTAGATAATCTCTGACTTTCGTAGAATACTTTTTAGCTTCTTCAAAACTAATATCAAAAGCTGCATCTACGCCGTCAGCTTTTCTTCCTTGGGCTACTTCTCTTTCTAATGAAGCTAAAGTTTTGTTTACTTCAGAAAACTCAATGCCGTAAAACCTAGATACATCTTTAAGAAGACTCTTGATTTTAAAAGTATTGTAATTTGAAATTGGAATTACGTTTTTATTTCCAAAATTACTTCTAAGAATCTTGATGAGCTCATCTCTATCCGCAATATCTGTATCGATATCTGGCATTTCAGTACGCTCTGGAGACATAAAACGCTCAAACAAAAGCCCATATTCTACAGGATCGATATCCGTAATATACAGTGCATAGTTTACTAAAGATCCCGCACCAGAGCCTCGACCTGGGCCAGCTAACATTTTTTCTCGAGCTAAATCAATAATTGCTTTCATTGTAAGAAAATACTCAGAAAAGTTTTTATCAAAAATAACTTTTAGCTCGGTTTTCATCCGCTCCACATATTCTGGCTTATTTGCTAGCCCTCGCTTGACCAACCCCTCTTTAGAAGCTTCTAAAAGAGCTTTATTTGCTGTCACCCCTTCTGGAACGACATACGACGGAAGTTTCATTTTGCGGTCTGGGTGTATCTCGCCAATCATTTCGTGAGCTACATCGTGAGTTCTTTCGATAGCTTCAAATATTTCATCGCTATTATAAAAATCATGCTCAGCAGAAGTTTCAAGATAAGATTCCCACACCTGTTGAGCATTTTTAGGATAAAGCTCACACTTAAGATCGTCTTTAGATTTTGGAAGATTGTCTGGATTAAAGCTTTTATAATTTAGCCAGCCCAACTTTTTATAGAGTTCTCTTTCTTTCCAGTGCTCTGGAGAAGCATAATGAGAATCGCAAGTAACGACAAGTTGGTCGGTTAAAGACCGTGTTCTTGCAAATTCTAATATTGCTCTATTCACTAAGTGCTGAGCTGGAAGCTTGTTGAATTGAAGTTCTAGCATAACGTTTTCTTCGCCAACAGCGTCTGCGAGCTGGTCATAAGAATATTCAAACTTAGAAAGAATTTTATTTCTCAAAGATTCGTCATCAAAAAGCGAAGGAATAAGATCTTCAAAGTTAGTTTCTTGTAGTGGTTGAAATACGTCATAAGCTAAAGGGCCGCCAATACAAGCTGTCGAAACCATTAGATGGCCTCCCTTGGCTGCCTCTTTAAGCATCTTATAGTCCACTCTTGGAAACCTATAGAATCCTTCTGTGTACCCTCTAGAAATCAAATGAAACAACCTTTGTAGACCTTCAGACGTTTTCGGTAAAACTACTAAATGGTGTCGACGTTTGATTGGATCGTAAAATTTTCCTGATTTCGTTTCTTCCTCGTTTTCAACAGTTAAAGAGGCACCCTCTAAACCGACATCTAAAGTTTCATCGTGTTCATCTACAAAAGCTAAAAGCGGAGTTTGAATTGCTTCTCTTTGCTTTTTTAGAATATCCAAAGCTTCTTTGTCGCCTTTTTTAGCCATTTTGTTTATTTCATAATCTAGCTTCCACACGTCTAAATCTGGGTGGACATACATTTCACAACCCGGAATAAGCTTAAAGTTGCCTCCAGCTTTATTTAATTTTTCTGTATGGAGATAAGCATGCGCAAAACCGTTCATATGACCATGATCGGTCAAAGACCAACCATCTAATCCATTTTCGCGGCAAAAGTCAATATGCTCTTGGGGGTATCCAAGACCATCAAAAATAGAAAAACCAGAATGGGAATGCAAACCAAAAAACTTACTAGGAACCTTCACTTAAAAACCTCTATTGATAATCCATTATATCAAATAACGAGAGGTTTTTCACTTTATCCTGTTGAATTTCTTAATCTTTGTAGTTCCCTTCCGTCGTAGTTTACAGCATTAGCGTCTTTTTTGTCTATGTCTTGCTGGCGCTGCTGAGTTAATTGTTGCTCTTGCGCGCTTAGCTGTTCTTGATCTTCTGGATCTTCTGTTTCAGAAGTTTTTTCTTTCGAAGGTGCCGACAAATCGCCAAACTCTATATAACCGCTATTGTCATCGTCATCTTTAGACGGCGGCGTATAGCCAACAACTTGCTCTCTTAGAATCTCTCTAATTAACAGACGTAAAGAATTCATTAGTATCTCACTTTATCATTAATATTTATATTTTATAAAAGGAAACTAAAAAATGCCTCAAAATATCAAAAAATTGTTCGCTTTTGATTTTGATGATACGTTGGCTATCACCAACAGTATAATCGGAGTACAAAGAATTAATTCTAACAACGAATCAGATCCGCAATTTATGGACTGGATTATCGATAACAATTTAGACTTTGAAGCTGTTGATGATCGAGAAACTTCGAGTGAAGTTGTTTGGTTCTCTTCAGAAGATTTTGCTAAATACGAAGAAAAAGCAAGAAAAGACCTAAATTTCTTAACAGCCAACGAACTAGAAGACAAGTTTGATTTTTCTAAAACAGCAAGCATTGATTTAGATACAGTTTCTCCCATAGACAATGTTTTGTCTATCGCGAAAAGCGCGCAAGGTATGCCCGGATCTATGCTAGTAATCATTACTGCTAGGTCTGGAACTTCAAACCTTCAATCGCTAGCTGGAAAAAATATAACCCCAACTAATCAAAAAGACATAGCTCAATTTTTATCTGATCAAGGACTAAGCATATCTAGCTCTGACATCAACACCGCGGGAGACAGTGGCGGTGGACCAGGAGCAAAAGCTAAAATAATGAGATCTTACATAGATCAGTATAACCCAGAAGAAGTTTATTTCTATGATGACAGCTCAGGAAACGTCAATGCTATTGCCGACCTTTGCAAAGATTATTTTCCTCACGTCAAAATCAAAACTTTTATAGTTGGTGAAGGTGGCAGCGTATCTTTAGCTAGAGAATGTTTCTAATTTACTATAGAAATTTCAGTAACGCTTAGATCTACATCGAAAATTAAAGTATCTCCAATCAAAACATCAGCTAAAAGCACATGGTTAAAAGAGTCAAATTTTTGTAATTTACATATTACTCCATAATCACCAGGCTCTATTAGAGCTGAATGGTATGTAAAAAGCTCCATTTGATTTTCTACATTTTTTAGTTTGTAGTCTGCTAAAGCTTGACCGTGGGCTGATTGCTCAAAAACAATAAGAGATCCTTCTTTCATTTTTTTCTCATTTTCCCGATGCTTGGATGTGGGTGCGTTCCTACTTTTCTTTTTAATATTTTATCTCTTTTATTGTTTTTTTCAAAAAGAGTTTCTCCATTTTCGTATTTCTCTATAAGAGTTTTTATTGTGCTAGCATTTAAAACTGGTTTTTTCAAATAGCTTCTAACGTAAACTATTAAATTAGTCCTAGTGCTTAAATCTCCTTCAGATTCTCCCCAAGACCAAGAAACCATTGCTTTATGATCATGGATTTCAGATTTTATTTTTTTTATTTTGTTTTCTAGCATATCAATCTGCTCTTTAGGCGAAAGATCTAATTCAATATCTAAAGATTTCGATATCTCCAACAGAGCAATTCCGCTTGATGACGCTATTGCATCAGCAGCTGCAGCATATTTTTTTACTAAATCTTCTTTTTGCGATTCAGATAAGTCGTCTCTAAATAAAACTTTGTCTGGATGCGTTTTTATCGCAATAGCTTTAAAAGCTTTTTTCATCCACGAAGGAGCAGAATTATTGTAAACTTCTCTTTCTTTTTCTTCAAAAGACTCTTTGCAAGATTGGGGGTTTTCAAGCTTAGCTTGAGGATCTTCTTTTTCTTCTCGGTTTATTATTGAAGTTTCTTCTGTTGGAGATTTAACAGATTCCCCGACCGCAAATTCTAGTTGTTGCAAAAAATCAGATAATTCTATATCATAAGCATGAAATAAATCTTTTATATCTTCAAGAGAGCTCTTCCAAAAATTCATTTCTGAATATTTTTGGCTAAGCTTTATTTTTTCTCTTTTGTTTGATGCTTTCATTGTATGACACTTGCTAATGCTAAGTATCACATTTTCGCTTTAAGCTTCAAAAATAGAGACGTTTCGAGAATCTAATTGAAAATTGTTTTCTTCTTCTTGGGGTTGCGAATTTTCAATTTCAGTAAACATAGATTCAATTTCCATGCCTAAAGAAGATAAAGACTTTTCTGCCGGTACAAGATTTCCAGACTCATCTAAAGAAAACTCTAGAGATCTCAAGTGGTCGACAATATCTGTGCCAGTAAGCATAGCAACCTGAACGAGCTTAGCAACGTGCGCGATTGCGTGATCTGTCATTTTATAATTATTTTCTGCCATTTTATTCTCCTAAATTTGAATTTCTGGTACCCAGTGCGTCGTTCTTCCGTCTGGAGTTCGATATTTGATTACTTTGTTTCCGTGAGGATCAGTTTTCTGATTATATACTAAAAACTTCGAAGAGTAATCTCCAATTTCACCGTTAAAATTTTGATATGATTTAATTGTTGCTCCTCCGCTTTGGTAAGAAGCTCTAAGAACATTTTTTATAGAAGTGTTAAGCGAAACAAGCTTTTCATCATTTAACTCTGATACTGCGTTAGCTGGATTAATTTTAGCAAGCCAAAGAGATTCTGCTTTTACATAATTTCCGACACCAGCTATTACGCTTTGATCCATGATAACTTTGCAAATGTTGTGCTTATTCTTTTTTCTTAAAGCTGAAATAAAAGTTGAGTCTTCTACGTCTTCTGAAAGCATGTCTGGTCCAAGAGACTGTAGTTTTTTTACTAGCTCAGATTTTCCCTTTACTAACTTAACAGTTCCAAAATTTCTAGTGTCGTTAAAATAAACTTGAGAGCCATCTAAAAAGCTAAATCTTATTCTAGAATGCTTTTGTTTTTCACCAGACCAAAATCCACTCATTCCCAACGTGTTCCAAAGAGAGTATTCTTTGAGCAAGATCCAATAAATAAATTTTCCATGCACGCCCACTCCAACGACGCCTACTGGCAATTCAGAAATTAAATCTGATAAACCGGAAGGCTCTTTCTTAGTATATCTGCCTCCTAAAATATCGATACCCACGATGGTCTTATTAGAGACTTCTCGAGCGAGAGACTCCCCAATCCTTTTACATTCTGGCCCTTCAGGCATATCTTCTCCTATCTTTCATATCCAAAACAATTAAAAGCCCAACTGCAAGTTTGAAAAACTTCCATCTTCGTATCTCTATTTAGATTTTGGCCTTCGCCGGGAGCACCCTTTCTTGGGCCGATATGGTTTGGATTAATTTTATTTTTATCTTGAATCTTTTTCCCAGCTTTAAAAGATAGAATTCTTTGAGCTTTAGATCTTTTTATATTTTTTTCTATCGATGTATCGTAAAGAACATTTTTGAACTCTTGATTTGTCAGTTTTTTATTTAAAAAGTCGCTCAAATATCTTATTCTTTGCTCTGGCTTATTCCAGACTTCTTCGTATTTTAAATACGTTATTTTTAAATCAGCGCGATAACCTAAGTTTTGAAACTGACTGACCTTTGTAAAGTTTTTTAAATCGCTCCAAATTTCTTTATTTTTTTCTTTAGAATACCACCCCAGCCTTTTCATAGAATGTGCTACATCATAAGGGTGCCTAACAGTTATAATAATTTCGCTAAAATCATATAAAAGAGGGCAGCTATCCGCAAACCCGTGGGTTCTAACAACATGGCCATCGGTTAAAGAGTTTAAAATCTGCCAGGTAACAGTGTTTCCCGATCTTGGAATTCCTGCTAGCAAAGTTGTGATTTTTTTATCGCCATCGTAATATGGTAAAGCTGGGCGTATTGGAAGGGGATGAGCCTGGCAGAAACACTCAAATACATTCGGCAGATTTTTAAGATCATCGTAGCACGATCTTGTCTTTGGATTAATTACTTGGTCCCACCATAAACCTTTTCCAAGTAAGCGCTGGAATTCTTCATTCGTCATTATTTGATTATAACACAATCAAATAATCTTTACATAAATTTCATTGCCCAAGCGAAAAACGCCATGCCAAACTGCACAACCGCAAAGATTGTAACTGCTTTCGTTTTAAACTGTTTGAGATCATCTACTTCTTTGAGTACAGTTTGTAATTGAGATGGGGAAGCAACTTCATCGACTTTTTCTTTCCACGCTCGAAGCTCGTCAACTCGGTCTTCGCGTTCTCTCATTCTAGCAATCTCTTGTTTGAGCTCTTGAATTTCAGAATTTAAAGATTGTATGCTTGACGCTAAGGTTTCAAGCTCTTTAAGAACTAAACGAGAATATTCGCTCCAGCCATCTTGATCAGACATTGTTGTTTTCCTTGAAGTAATGTAATATTTCTCTCAATTTTAAAGAACAATCTTTTTTAGCTGTTGTTTCATCGTCAAGCATGTCTTGAAGTTCTTGCAATCCACTTATAACATAGTCTCTTACTTCAAAAGCTTTTTTCCATTCATCGTCATTTTTACAGAGCTTTTCTCTTAAAGTTCTTAACTTTAATATCGATTCAGAGACTTCAATGCACTTATTAGAACTAGACATAAACGCTCACTGGGTTAACGTCTATAAATATAATACGTTCTTCTATTAATCTATGTTCTCTTCTTGATATTCGAGAACTTTTTGATACATGTTTTTATCAGCATTAAACTTTAGTCTATAATGCGAGTACTCATTAAAATAAATTATGGTTTCTGGGAGCTCATCAGCAATAGGATCTTTTTTTTTAAATTTTATTTTTAAAAAATTCCAAATTTTTAGAAAAAACATCTCTTCACCACTTCTATAAGTATAGAAGATTTAATCATTGTTCTCCAGATATTTCAGACCCCAAAAGCTTTACTGTTAAAATTATTTCAGCTAATTTTTTATCATAATACATCATCATGATGTCTTGTTTTATAACGGAATCCATCTCTTCTTCAGAAATTCGTATTTCTCCACCCTCACGCTTAACCAAAGCTGTAATAAGCGTGAAAAGCATTTGCTTGTCATTAAGGGTAGATCTGTCATTTTCATTCATGAGTTTTGCCCCTAGTTTCTCTGTAACAATTAATAGTAATTGGCCACAGAGTTTCAGCAATATCTAAACAAGCTTCAGCGACTTTTTGAATTTCCCACTGAGCACCATCATGCGTTCTAAGCTCAACAAATTTAAGCAAATTATTTAGATCGACAGTACCATAGTATTCTGTGTACATGTTTTGCGGGAGTATTCCTCTGGCTTGTTCTCGGCAAACACCAGATTCAATCAATAAATTAAAAAGTTCTAGTGAAGTATTTCGAAGTCCGACTGATGCCTCCGCAGCTGTCATCTTATATTTGCCGCCGCCCAAATTTAACTCTGGATTGATTAATTCTTTTGTATTAGACGCTTGTCGATTTGATTCATGCTGAGTTCTAAAAGATTTTGGTTCATAAAATCTAATATCTACATCCGTGTATCTGCGAGAGATCTCATTATAGGACCAAGTTCTATGACGATGATGCTGAGACCTAACGTAAAGAGGAACAGTAAAACGAAACGTAACAATATTGTGTTCCATCGTTGAGGTGTGCTTGTGTTCCATAAGGTACTTAATAAGTTTTTCATCTCTTTTATCCATTGTCATTTTTTGCTTGCCAAATGATACGCGAGCGCTGTTGACAATAGTAAGATCGGAACCCATGTGGTCGACATAATCTACAGAGCCAATGCCGTCTCCATAAAGCTCTATTGATTTATTTTCCATCTTTATTTCCTCTTTCAATGGGCCGAGCGAATTTTTGGTGAATATGGGGAGGGATAGGCACAGCCTCTCCATCACCATCGATTCTAACAAAAACCATCTGACATTTACAAACTGGTTTTTGCGTTCCGTTATAAATACTGTGTCTCCTAGCTTCTACTTCTATCGTCAAAGACGTTTTTCCAACTTTTAAAATCTTTCCATAAATCTTAATAAGCTGGCCTGGCCTGACAGGGCTTTGAAAGTTTACTTCTGAAATATGTTTCGTAACAATTTTTCCCGTCTCTGTAAACTCAGCCGATAAAGCAGCTCCTGCTTCGTCGAGCCAAGCTAAAAGCTTACCTCCAAAAAGATTTCCATGAAATCCAACGTCGCTAGTTTTACACAGATGCGTAGAAACTAAACTCATCGTTCTCCAGCGATTTTTTATGTTTGCCATTTTAGTCGTCCAAACAATACTTTGGAGAATTTATAACATCTTGAAGAAGAGAGGGAAGGTCTAAGCCAGCGCAGTCTATTTTGTTTCTAGTAAAATTATAATGATTACAAAAACCAGCGAACTTACCCTTTGAAACATCTTTGTGGACCCCAGTTTCAATATATCCATCAGAATTTTTTGGATATTCTAGAGGAACACCAAGTCCAAGGTGAACAGCTTTCCACAGAGCTTTAAGCGCTTCGAGTTGAACTGGATAAAAATCGGTGAACGGGTCTAGAGTTCTGCCGTGTACGTAACCGTGTTCTTGAATTGGTCTTTCTCCGAATCCATTTTTAACATACCAGTTTTGGTATTTTGTGTAATAAGCATTGCTTATCTCTACGCCAATCCCTTGTTTGTTTCCATAAACGTTTCCAGCGTGCCAAGCTCCGTGTTGAGTGTCCAAAATTTGGTATATTGTTCCATCGTTATCAATGCAAAAATGTACGGAAACCCCTCTTTTGTTAAGAACTTTTACGCACGACTCAGAAGAAAGGCATACATCCCAATGATTCACGAAATGTGAGGGATTTCTATCTGGTTTGCCACCATAATCGTAATATGTACCTGGCTTCATTTTTAATCCACCCTCATCAGACCATAACACGACTTTATCCCACTCTATGTGGATTGGCTTACTGTTGTGAATGATAAAATTACGATCTTTTGCTTTATGATGATAAGGTATATAGTTTCCTATTTCAGCGTCTCTTTCTGTCCAGATTCTTCTATACGTCGCTGGTCCACAAAGCCCGTCGGCTGTTAAGCCCCTTTCTTTTTGCCAAGCTCGAATTGCTTTAACTAGATCTTCATCATGATATTTCGCGTTGAACCAATCTGGTTTCCAACCCAAAGAATCTGCTGAGCTCTTGTTATAAAAAACTTTGTCTATAGCCATTTTGTAGCTCCTATCTACTCAAAATCTAAGTCTACATTTACTTTAACGTGTAAAACCGGAACTCTGACGTGATTTGCTAGCCCGTGCTTTTTAGCTTCATTAGCGTCTAAGAACCAATCGGCGTGCTTTTTCTTGTCTACAAGCTTCATGAAATAATCGTCTTTTTTACCACAGTTTTGTGCCATCATTTTATACACAATTTGATTTAATCGATCTGCTTCCATTGCTCCAGCTTTTAATTCTTCAACCTTACCCATATCCATAGAAGAAACGTCATGAATCATTACTGTTGCATCAGCATCCATAAACCTATAGCCGGCTGTACCGAAAGAAAACAATATAGCACCGCACGACATAGCCTTGCCCTCAACTATTGTGGCTACAGGAAGCTCAGAGTTTTTAATAGCGCTAATCATAGACATTAAACTATATACTTGCCCTCCGTAAGAATCTATTACTACTGGAATAACTTTTTGGCCAGTGTTATGAGCTTGCGCTACTTCCTGACTAAACTTTTTAGCTGCTTCTTCATCGAACTTATTTACTCGAATAATAATCGGGTTTTTTCTCAATTCAAATTCTTTAACTAATGGAGATATTTTCGTAATCCACTTCATTTCTCTTCTCTACTTTTATAAATTTTATCCGTTACAGATTTATCCACACTTAGCATGTCCGCAAGTCAGACAAGTAGCGCACCCTTCTTGATACACCACTTTAGAATGCTCTCTATTTTCACAATTACAATCTATGATTCCGTTGCTTACTTTTGTTCCGTCTTTAATATATTTTTTTAGCACTCTAGCTATAACTTTACTGAAAGAAAATAAATCAGCTTCTTTATCTTTTTGAAGCTGCTCTACTAAATACTGGACTGGCACTCCGTGGCGCATCGACAGTGAAATAGTCCTTGTAAAAGCTGTATGGTTAGGGTTTCTAAAAACGCTTACTACATCTTTTATAGTTAATTCGTCTTCTCCTTCACCTAAAATTAGATCATATTTTGATTCTACTGTTTTTCTAGACCTTTTTCTAATTTTTCCGCTAGTATGCTTTCTAGGGATCTCTACATATTCTGAAAGACCTCCGAAAATTTCGTATGGCTTTCCATCGTACAACCCAACTAAAATAGTCCAATCATCTCCTGTTATAGAAGCTCTATGTATCTCACAACTCAACATTTCTTCTCTTTTTGGAGCAGAGTGGTACTGTAGTTTGGACTTCTTTTCTTTTTTAGTGATTAGCACTCCAGCTCTAGATCCGTCAACGTAAACTGTCACCCCTTTCAAACCATGCTTCCAAGCTTTTCTGTAAAGGGTGTCGACAACTTCTGGTTTAGTGTTGGCGGGTAAATTAATAGTACTGCTTATGGAGTGATCGATGTGGCGCTGGATGGCAGCTTGAACTTCGATTCTTTTAGACCAGTCAATTTCTTCAGAAGTAATAAAATAGTTTGGAAGATTATCTTTATTTTTTTTGTTAATCTCCATGTATTGTTTTACGGAATGATGATATATTTCAAACTCTTTCCATTTATCTCCAAGGCTATCAACGAAATCTGGTTTTTCATTTTCGTCTGGATTTATTTTTTTTCTTCTTGTGTAGCTTAACCTAAAAATAGGCTCAATTCCGCTTGAAGTTTGAGCTGCAATTGAACACGTGCCAGTAGGGGCGTTTGTTAAACAAGCTATGTTTCGGCGGCCGTGTTTTTTAATAGCAGACTTGAGACTTTCAGGGAGCCGCTTAATAAAAGAGTTGTCTTTTTCTTTTTCCCAATCCCAAACTTTAAAAGGGCCCCTTTCTTCAGAAAGAATAACGCTTTCTGTATAAGCTGATATTTTTAAGCTTTCGTATATCTTTTCTATAAGAAAAATAGATTCTTCAGAACCATAAACCAAACCAAGAGAGGCTAATACATCACCCAAACCAAGAGTTCCTAAACCGGTTCTCCTACCGTTTAAGCAAGCTTTTAAAAGTTTTGTCCATAAAATTTTTTCATCTTCCGTATCTACTTTTTCCAATATAGTTTTTAATTTTTCTGCTTCTAAATCAATAAGATCATCGCTTAATCTCATCGCGTATCTTGAGATCATTTTGAATTTTTCAAAATCAAAAGCGGCGCTCGCTTCAAATGGATTGTTTACGAAACTAGTTAAATTAATGGCTATTAATCTGCAAGAATCGTAAGCGCTTAAAGGAATTTCTCCGCAAGGGTTCGTGGTAATCGTTTTAAATCCATCGCTACTATAAGATTCTGCCGGGAGATCTTCGAGGATATTATCCCACATCATTAATCCGGGCTCTGCTGTTTTCGTAGCGCTATCTATAATAACGCTCCATAAAGATTGCGCGTCTATTTCTTTAACTATAGTTGGATTATCTGAGTCTATTGGAAACTGCAGAGTAAATGGCTGTTTATTTTCCACAGCTCTCATGAATTCATCGTTTATTTTTACAGAAACATTAGCGCCAGTAACTTTCTTGAGATCATGCTTCATAGTTACAAAATTTTCGATGTCGGGATGACGAACGTCGAGAGTGATCATTAAAGCACCACGGCGACCATTTTGACCTATCATACGACAAACGTAACTATAAAAATCTGCAAAGCTCCAAGCACCAGTTGTTGTTCTTGCAGAATTTGAAACAAAAGTCCCTTCTGGCCGGAGCGTCGATATATCAATTCCAACCCCGCACCTTCTTTTAAACAAATTCGCTAAATCTTTACCCCGATTTAAAATAGAACTTATATCATCTGCTGGCGAATCAACAACTACACAATTTGAAAGACTTGCGATGGCATAATCATTTCCAATCCCGAACATGGGAGAACCCTGGGGAATAATTTGCTTGAAATTCTTTAACAAATCATAAATTTGATTTTCGTCAAGAGCTCTAGATCCGTTATACTTTTTTTCTATTCTAGCAAACTCTTTAGATAACCTTTTATGCATTTGGTCTGGATTTTTTTCTAACCAATTTCCCTCAGCGTCTCTAAGCAAGTATTTGTTTACTATAGCGCTAGTTGCTAATTCATCTCCACCAAAATATAGATTAGTTTCTTTTATTACCTCTTCCTTTTGATAGATTTTAGCCATTTCTCTGTATTCCTCTCACTTCTTGCCATCGAAGGCGAAGCTGATCTTTCATTTCATTATTATCTTGTTTTACTGCTTCGTTTAGTGTAAGGTGATTTTCATCTAAAATCTCGAATTTAGATTTCGCGGTGTCGATTGAGAGTGGAAAAAGAAGGCCGTCTCGCCCAGCTCGATTTTTTGCAATAAAAAGTCTACCTTTTCCAGAAGCTTTTTCAGTAGCTTTTCTCGATATAGAAACCACCAAATCAGCAACCATTGCCTTGCCATAAGCTTCTGACATATTTTCGAGTCCGACAATATCAGAATTTGCTGAATCTCTATTAGCTTGAGATGCCGTCCACACTGGAATGCTAAGTTCCATAGCTAAATTTCTTAATTCTTCGTAAACTAATTTCAATTCATGCCTCAAAGAATCAAAAGACCTTGTTGATCTCATAATATCAGCATAATCTACAATGATAATGTGCGGCTTGAAATTTTTCAAAAGTAATTTGTCTAAATGGTTCTTTAAAGTTAAAACGCTAGCTGACCCTGTTGGGTACTCTTTGATTATTAATTTACCCATCTCGTTGTCTTTATAGTGATCAACTACGCTCTCTTTGTGATTTACGATATCATTATTTGCAATATCACAAAGATTTGAATCATACCTGAGGCCAACGGCTTCTTCAGAAAGCTCGAAAGTGTAATGAACAACATTTTTGCCAGCACGCATTGCATTAGCGCCCATCTCCACAAGCCAATGAGATTTTCCCACGCCAGTATTTGCGGTTATGACGCCAATTTCTCCCCTGCCAAGGCCTCCGCGCAAAATGTCGTGTGCATCTAATCTAGCAAGACCCGTAGGGATTACGATTCTAGTATTCTTAACAAATCTAGAGTCCATATCTTCGAAAAAATCGTGACCCAAACTACTTGGCATACCAACAGAAACTGCTTCTTTCATGAGCCCGACAACAGAATCAAATTTTTCAGTAGAAATAAGATCTACAGCCTTGTCTAAAGCTTCTTTGAAAACTTGGCATTTGCAGAAATCTAAAGCCTTGTCTTTGACATAGCTTTGGTCTCCCAAATCTGGATTTGATTTGAGCCTATGAAGAAATTCTACAACTTGCTCTTTAAGAAGAATGTCGCCAGTATCAGATAAATCTTCCTTTACTATAGAGATCAACAACTGTGGAGTGGGAAACGTATTATATTTTTCAAAATAAGAAAAGTATTTTTCTGAAAGATATGTCAAGTATTTAAGTTCAAAAAAATCAGGATGCATTACCTCCATTATTTGGGCAGCCCATCGATGGTCTGTCAATAGACCCTGAAATATTTTTTCTTGAAAATGCTTTCCATATTTAGAGAAATATGAAACTCCCGAGCTGGGAGACACGTCATAATTTTCTGATAGCACAATTACTCCTAATAGCTCATTGCTTTCATGCTCATGAAGAATTTTTCTACATCGAAATCTTGAATTCCTTCTCTTAGAATAATCCTCATAAAATCCATTTTATTCATTTTTGGAATCTCGGATTCCAGTTGACTTTTTATTTTTTGTATTTGGTTAAACGAGAGATTGGAAGTATCTAAGTACATCAATTTCCAATTTCTCCTGACTATTTCATCATCTTTGATGATATTTTGATAGATCTGAAGTTTGCTGTTCACCGCTTTGGATCTACTTAAACTAACTATTTCTTCTACATTCATCGATCCAGAAGAAGCTAAATCTGGAAATCGTTTCACTAATGATCGAAAACCAACACCTTTTATTCCCGGAATGCCGTCAGAACCATCGCCAGTAAAGCATCGACATAGGCAATAATTGGCAGCAGTGACACCAAATTTTTTTAAAATTTTTTCAGAAGTTACGAAATCTTTCTGGCCTGGAGACCAGACTCTTATTTTTTCATCTTCTAAAAGTTGATAATAATCTTTGTCTGACGAAACTATCACTTTTTGGTTTTCTTTAAATTCTCTTTTGCAAACGTAGCCTATAACATCATCTGCTTCGCAATCCGAGGTGTATATTTGTTTTATGCCTGACCTTTTTAAAAGGTTGACTATAAGATTAACTTGATAGTTTCGATTTTCTATCGTGTTTGGAATATCTCCCTCGTAAAACCTATTAAGCTTTACTGGTCGTTTGTTTTTCTTGTATTCGGGAAATATGTTTCTTCTTCGAGGCGAGCCGCCCCCTTCCCAGACCACATATACACACTCTGGGTTTAATAAATCGGCTAAATATCCCAAGCCCCTTAAGAACCCTAAAGCTCCGCCTACATGCTGGCCATTCACACCAACTGAAGGGTTTACTGTGAAATGACGCATAAAAAAATTCAAAGCATCGATAAAAACTATTGGTCTTTCTTTTTTATTCATTAGACTCTAATAACAAATCTGCTTCCATTGCTAGAGATCTTACTTCTTCAAATGATTCAATGTCTAAATCCATGCTTTCGGGATCTTTTAAAGTTTTTACTAAACAACAATTAAGCAGCTTCTCAATATACGGCTCATATTCAGGGTTTTTCCAAACTTCTCCAAAGTCAGCTTTATAAAATTTCTTCTCTACTAAAATTTCACCCGTTTCTACATTTACGACTGCGAGATTTTTCCAAGCTCCTGTACCAGATATGTTAATTTCGTTTCCATCTACGATTTCTGGACCATGCTTTCTCAATAAATCAAAGACTTGCTCGTGTTCATATACACCTTTGCCAAAATGTATCTCAAAATTAGCAGTCCGAAATGGTGGCGCAACTTTATTCTTGATAGTCTTTGCAGACACGTTGATACCAATGACTTCTTTGTCTTTGTTTTGGATCTGCTGGCCAGCTCCAAGCTTAATTCTAACAGAAGAGTGGAATGGAATTGCTTTCCCGCCAGGGGTCGTAGTTGGATCTCCATACATTACGCCAATCTTAGTTCTAATTTGATTAAGAATCACGAACAAAGCATTCGTTTGACCGATGACGCCAGTTATTTTACGCATTCCTTTGGAAATAGCTCTCGCCTGAAGTCCGATAGAGTTTTGCTCATAAGTACCATTTAGTTCAGCCTTCGGAGAAGAAGCCGCTACAGAATCCCAAATAATAGTAATTGGGACATCCTTCTCCATCGCTCTTGCTTTTAGAATCGTTGACTCTGCTATTGATAACACTTCTTCGGTGCAATGAGTGTCGACGTACACAAAACGTTTAGAAATGTTAACGCCTAAATTGCCCAAGTTTTCAACTGAGGTAGCATTTTCAGTATCGATATAAACTACAATTCCTCCCATTTTTTGAGTTGTGCGTGCAATTTGAATAGCAATGTGAGATTTCCCAATAGATGGAGGACCGAATATTTCAATAATTCTTCCCTCTGGCAATCCACCATTCGGACGATTAGAAACAATATAGTCTAGTTGTTTGCAGCCCGTGCTTATCCAGCGTTTGATATGCGTAGGAGATTCATCATTTTCTAAATTGTAGGCAACTTTAGAGCCGTGTTCCTTGTTGAGCTGCTTTATTAAATCGCTAGTAAAATCATCAGCTTGAGTTTTTTCTTTTTTCTTTTTTGCCATAAATTAATTCTCCTATTGTAATATAAAAAAAGAGTCTTCGATGTTCATCAAAAAAGGCGCCGGCTAAACTCTTTTAAAGAAAGCCGGCGCCCCGAAATTAAGATGATGCTTTAATCTATATCTTAGAAATCTTTTTCGATATCAGCGAAAGCGTCATCGAGACTTGCATACTTCTCAGCCATTTTAGAATTATCTGCCTCGGTTGTTTGAGGCGTTTTCGGCTGAGTTGTCGTGTTTCCTCCACGAGTGGAGCCATAGTCGTTAGAATTTTCTTCAGTATCTCCGTTGAGCCATGCGTTAACAATAGTTTCCAACTCTTCATAAGTTTTGCATTGGTACAAATCATCCAAATCTGGAATTTCTGAGAGCCACTGCTTAGCTTGCTTTGCGCTCTCTGCTAGATCCGAAGTACTCATACGAGGACGAACTTCAGTCGTGGCCCACATCCGGCCGGGGGGTTTCGTGCAAGTTACTTTAATGTCGCGGCCGGTTGTTGGATCTGTAATATCGCCCACTTCATCATCAAGCATCAAGTTGAGAAGTGACTGATACACCGTCTTTCCAAAAGACCAGAGACGAACTCCTTGCGATTCTTCTCCTCGAACAATCACTGGAGCGTAAGCTCGCATTTTTGGATAAAGCTTCTTAGCTAGCTCATAAGACTCCTTAGTTCCATCATTCCTAAGAGTGTTGATCAGATCTTGAATAGGATCTGGTTGACCAAACTGGTGAGGCGCAAGGAGGCCTGGATTGTTGCCAATATTATAATAGAACCAACGCTCCTTAAAGGGTTGTCCGTCGTTATCAGAAAAAGCTAGAATTCGAACTGTGTGATCTTCTCCCTCTTGGGGACGCCACATCGAATTACGCTTTGAATTGTTGCCAGAAAGCTGATTTAGCTTCTTGCGGATTGCATCTAGATCGATTGCCATTTTTAACTCCTTAAATGTTTAAATGTGCAGATTTTTAGTTTGAAGTGTGGTAGATAACCACATAATAAATCTATAACTTTATAGTGAATTGTTCAATTTAATTTCTTTGCAAAACCATTAAACTTGAAAAGGGTACTTCTTTCATTTCATTGTCATGAATTATTGTTGCTTTTGATGGCCGGCCGAACTTATAAACTATTTTATACAATATTCCAGTTATTTCAACAGGTTCTTCTTTTTTGAACGCTTCTCTTATATAAGAAAGGACTAAATCTCCAATCTTCGGTTCCAAGCATCGCGCTTTGACCACAACGGTCGGATCAATTTCGATCTTAACGCATATATCTTTAGGGACTATATAAAAAAGCTTTCTAACGGAATAAGAATCAGACTTTTCTTCTACCATTAGATCACTTTGGCCGACTGATATTATTTCACAGAAATAAACTTTGTCGGCACTTTCTGTCTCTTGTTTTATCTCTCCACCAAAGACTGCTATCAAATCGCCCACGTTGAATTGTGGTTTCGTTTTTTTCATGTTGGAACCTTATATTATTAGATATAAGATTTCGAGAGCGATTTATTTATTTTTCTTTGCGGGCTTGTATATCTCTCCGCCTCCGAAAGCTCTTTTATTAGCGTCTATCGCTCTTTTTCTTGGAGAATTTTTCTTCTTTTTTCCTTTTCCGCCGTCAGGTCCAGTCCCAAGAGGCGTTACAACTCCGGCTACGTTAGCTGAAACACTATATTCGTCTTTTGTTTCATCGTCCTGCCTTTCATCTTCTTGCGAAAGATCTGGCTCACCCAAAAGCTCTTCATCTACTCCGTGATGAGATTCATCTTTTGGTTTTTCTTCTTTTTTCTTTTCTCCTTTGCCCCACGAATATTTCTTTTTAGCCACATATACCAAAACTCCCTTACCAAAAATCTCTATTTGGACTTCTTTTTTAGGGAGCGGTAAATATCCAGATTCTAAACCCGCAGTTACTGTATGCTGTATATATCTTCTTCCGTCTCTTGGCGGAATTGTTCCAGCTCCGCCCTTGATAGAATTGAGCGGGATTGATACTCCCTGGTGCCCGGCCTTGTCTTCTTTTCTTATGGGTTTACCATAAACTAGCCTCATTTCTTCTACGCCACCAGCAGCGGAACCAAGAAAAGAAGCAAGCTTTTGTCCGGTCGAATCACCCGATGCTTTCTTTGCTTTTAAGCGTTTCATTAGTTCGCCAGGGGGAACAAGTTTCAAGGATTCAATTTCCTTCTTGTATCTACCACCTTTAAGCTTCTCAGTTTCTTGAGGTTCTTTTTTAGCTTGCTCTTTTATAATTTTCTGAATATATTTTCTAAGTTGAGCTTCTCTCATTTTCAACACCTTTGATATAAATATCACTTTTCGGATAGGTATTCCAACGAAAGTGGAAAATTGCCCAAAGCGTCTATAAAAACATTAATATCGCTCTCAGGTTCTAATTTTTCGATCATTTCTGGAGACGCGTCAATTATTAAAGCGTCGTGAATTAAAAAGAGAGGATTAAATTTTATATTGAAGTCTCTGAACCTCTTTATCAATTTTCTAAACCCAAGTAAAGAGACATCAACCGCTGAAGATTGAACCCAATTATTGAAAATGATAGAATCTCGATCAGATGAAGGAATTATTTTTCTTCCAAAAAAATTAGTCATCTCAGAATCTTCTTGAAGTTCTTTTTTCTTGGTTTCTACTAAATTAGAAAAATTCATTGCTTCTCTAACATTTTTCACCGCCTTAGAAGGAGAAATGTTTTCTGGCAATATTTTCTTTAAAGTTCTTGTACCTGCTCCGTACAGAGCGCACAGCACGAGCTTTTTAATTTGAGAGCGCTCTAAAGAATTAGCAAAATAAACTTCATTAAACATCTTGTAAACATCTTGAACAAAATCATTTTCAGCAGCATACAAAGCCACTCTTGGCTCGAGAGATACGAAATCTAACTGAATTATCTTTCCATTTTTGTATCTAGATTTTAAAAATTTTCTAATTTCTTTGTTAGCCGTCAAAAGTTGCGGTCCAGACTGTGTTACTATCCTTCCAGTCCTTGTAGAATAATTGTTGTAAGAGACTCTTTCTAGATACCCAAAGCGATTTGTGGCAAAAGATTTTTTAACTTTTTTGTCTATACTTTTACCCAAGCACCACCGATTAAATGAGGTTGTGTCAAACATAGCCGCTTCCATACCCTGAAGTAACTCTAGTTCTTCTTGGAACGTCTTTATATAGGAATACCCATCTAAATTTTCGTATATATCAGAAGCCCATTCTGTGATTTTTTCTAAGCGCTTTTTAAATTTTTCTGAAGGGTAAATCCACATAGTTGGAATTTCTGATGTAGACACTCCAAGTTCTTCAAAAGATTTTTTTTGAGCTTCATCAAGAAGTGAAGGTTTTTCTAGCTTAAGCAAAGAACAAAGATGATCTATAGCGTAACTCTTGTGCGGATCACCACACAAAATTAAAGAATCATTGTCAATTGACGAAACCCAAGAATAATTTTCGCCATCATAAGCTAAATGCTTATCTTTTCCAAAATTAGATGACGCTATCAATAGTTTCATGATATTATAAAATAACCACGAAACCATAAATGGTTAGCTATAAATTATTCGCCTTCTTGAGCTCTTTCAACTATACCAGAAGCTTTTTGAATCATGGTGTCTAAAGATTCGTAAGCTCCATAAGCATCTCCAAATGGAACCATATCAAAACTTGTTTCAAAAGTGCCAGGAGAAAGGTCGTGAGTTAAGCCATTTACTGCATAAGTGTTGTCAACCGAAGTTCCTGTAAAGAAGTCTACAAACATTTGCTGACCGTGAGAAACTAAAGGACAACCCAAAGACTTGATTTTTATTTTCATTGGCATCATTCTTAACGGAAGGCCACGGTCTTGTTCTCCGGGAGCATTAGCGTCTGAAGACGCATTTCTTTGAGCTCTTTGCATATGAATAGTAGTATCTTTAGAGTTATGCATAGAATCTGCAGATATTGATTTCACAGAACAGTTTTGGCTCCCATAATTTATTGTTGGCATTGACATTTTGACAAAGTGTTTAAGTCTTGGTACTCCACCAACAGGACGCCAGAATTCTCCACCTCCAGCTGCTGCACTAGCGACAACTTTTTCTAGCAGTCCGTGCTCTACAGCTGATTCCATAGTTTGTTTGAACTGAATGCCGTGCTGGCTTTGATCTCCATCTTCTGTCGATATAACATCTCTTAAAACAGAAGCTATAGATCCTATATCGCTATTTCTTGACGCTTTAATTAAATCTGCTTCCCCAGCATATTTTGTTGCAACAGCATCAAAGAAATGTAGCCGAAGTATTGTGTTTCCGTGGCCGGGTCTCCAAGGTTCACCTGCTTCGCTTGGATCTACATCTGCGGTATGAGGAACGGCTTCAACATACATTTGTACTCTTGGAAGTTTAAATACTAAGCCTTCTGTTGTACCGTAAGCCTCTTCAAGGACCGCATCCTTAAACGTCTTAGTGTCTCCAGGATTGTTGTTTGAAGTTTCGGTGACTTCAACTTTTCCGTCGTCATTTCTTGTGTATAGTTTAGAGAATCCATATGCTTCTGCGGCCTGATTGCTTAAAAAGTTAGTATTCATAAAATTTATAAATCTAGCAGGAGAAACTTGAATTTTCTCTTCTTGATATGCTGTGAAAAGTTTATCAAATCCATTATCCCCATCTATTCTAACTGGATAAGAGCCTATATTGTATTTAGCCATATGGCTTGCTCTATCATTAAAGCAATAAAATATCATTTGAACTTCTTCAAATCTTCCGCTCTCTGCAATAGGCAAACCTAAAAATAAGTTCATTATTTTTGCTAATGAACAGTAGTTCGCATTGTCTTCTGGAGATATAGTAGCGCTTCCCCTCCCCTGCCAAGAAGGTTGAATCCATGGAGTTATTAAAGGATCTCCATTTCTTTTAACTAAAAAAGGGTCTCCCACAGCTTTTGCTTGAGTTATTTTAGCAGCGATCACATCACCAATCGTAGTATTAAAACTTTCTACACTACTCTTTAAGTCATTCATATATGTGGCAAGATCAGCCATATCTTCATTTTCACTATTAAGACTATTTGAAATAAAGGCATTAAGCTCTTGAAGTTTTTCTCCATCAAAAGCGTCTCCAATGTTGCTAGGGCTTAAAGAAGAAATTACACTCATTCCAATTACATCTCTCATACCCTCATCAGAAAGAACTTGTCTTCTTACTTGACGGATTTTTTCGATCAGCTTTTCCATGAAATACCACTTAGCTTGAACTTCACTGCTCATGCCGATGTCAGTAATATTCATATGGGCAGTACCTTTAGTTACCATATCTAGCGTAATTTTAACCTGGCCCGCGTCATCAAAGCTGTAAGCTGTATTGTAGACACCAAATTTCTCTTTAACTCTTAAACAATTTATAAATTTTCCGTATTCATTTGTAGCCCAATCGGGATGACTCCAGCCGTACTCTAGCAAGATTTCCGTTTGGCCAAAACTAGAAGGTTTTACGAATTCAGCTATTTCAGCCAATCTAGATCTATCATGAAGAGTAAGCTTCATTTTTGCAGATTTATGAGACATCATTCCGTTAGTTGGCTTGACGCTAATATTTACATCGTTGATGCTCATAAATGGCCGCATCCGATCTAAAATGGGGGCGGGCCGCGTAGATCCTGGCTCTCCGGGAAAAAAGAATTCTTGGTTATTAGCTCTTTCTTCTGCCGACATGGCAGCTCCTATATCTGCGATTCCACCCTCTATATGACTATAAGCAATCCCTTCAAAAGATCTATATTGTTCGTCTGCATTTATTAGTGTCTGGGGAGCAGTAAAAATTTCCATCCCGGCAGAAGAATATGTTGCTGGAGCAGCCTCTTCGTCACTCTGGAGCTCTTCGGGTAAATCTGCCTGTCTATTTTCTTCTATGGCTGCATCTATTATAGCGGCAGCATTCATTCCTGCAACGTCGGCAGAGACTGCATTTGCCATTATTTCATCGGGAGAGCCACCAGAATCACTTTGGACGAATGCAGTGCCCATTAAAAATCTCATTAAACCCATTTTTTGAATGAATCCACCCTGAATTACATTGCCTGGACTTATTACTTCGGCTGATAGATAAGGAACCGCTCTGGACCACTCAATTGTAGGAATAGCATTAAGAAAAATTTGAAGGGCACCAGTATCTCTATTAGAAAAGTTAAGCTTAACTGGTAAAACCTGGATAGTGGAAAGCGCGGGTTGAGATCTCATGTAAGGCTGATTTTGGTTTACTCCTGCTGCTGTAGCTCCCAACATATCAGCCATCGTTACTGCTTCGTGCCGTAAGCCAGCTGGGTCTCCAACATCATCTTTACAGACAAAAATAAAAGCATTTTGAAGCGCAGATTTAGATTCTGCGTCTATTCCATCAAATTTGCTAGATGACAAAAGTTCATACGAATATTTTCCGCCATCAACTATAGATACTACTTCTTTAGCTAGCTCATCGTCTACTTTATAATAGACGATCATCACAGACCCATCTGGTTGTTCCACAAACTCTGGATTAGTTTCTAAAACTTTGTCCATAAAGCGATCTTTTGTGTTGGCACCAAAATACCCACCAAGGGATTGGCAAGCCTGTTCTAGCATTTCTGCTTTTCCCATAGTGGCCCCCTTAAACAAACATCGCTATATCTTCTAAATTAGAAGGTATTCTTAAAACTACGCCTGGCGGAACTTGAGTTCCCCACCCGATACCAGAAGCTGCGGCTATGATCCACCACAGGGACGCGTTGCCCCAAACTTCTCCAGCGATAGTGTCTAAGCGCTCGCCCTCTTTGGATACTCTTCTGTAGTAACTAATTTGGCCGCGCTTAACAGCATAATAAATGGCTGTGGAACCTTTAGAAGTGCCATACTGAGTACCACCTTTTACAATTTGTGTTCTTCCATATCTAGAAACGCTCATTTTTTATTCCAGTTCCGGTGTAGTAGTGGGCGGAGGTGGCGGAGTAGTCATTGACTTAAACACTTCGAGGGCCCTGAAGTACGCTTCGTCTCCATATCCTGCGTTTGGAGCTCCATACAAGCCCCTAACTTTACTTCCAACTGGATGTGAAACTGCCCTCATTGAACCGTCGTGCGCCAAGCCAAGAGGAATATCATGTATTGGAGAAAATCCAATAGAAACTTTAACCATTTGTGGAGCTCTGCTTCCAGGAGCAGTTTCCCAACCAACCTTGTCTATCATATAATCAAAATCTAGCGCGTTTATTACCCCAGCTATTCCTTGTCCACCCGCAGACTTAAATGACCGAACAACTGCATTTTCTTCAGCAGAAAAGAATTTTCTCACTTCTTCTGCATAAAACCACTCTGCGTCGTTTGCTATTCCAGCCCTGCCACTAGTATCACCAGCAGCTCCTGGCATACCAGCTGGCGGTATTGCGGCTCCACCAGCTGCAAAAGCTTCGGCTATAAAAGCGTTTATGTACCGCTGTTGAATGTTTGATTTTTCTGTTGACACATTTGCTTGATTCGCTATAACAACTACTGGATCGTCCCCCAAAGAAGGTAGTTCAACAATATATTTGACTTCTGGCGGTTGCTCCGCTTCTTGGCCAGCTTTAGAAACATCATCTTCCGACATTCCCAAAGTGATCATGGGTGTGGCAATCCAGCCCTTCACGACACCTTCTCTATTTTGCGCTTCTGTTAATTGTATCTCTCCAGCAGCTGAATCGATTTCGAAAGTTCCAGGAACTAAGCCAGATTTTGCCCGCGGGAACTTGTTGGCTGTTACTTCAACGGGCATATCTGGAGCAAAGCCCTGGGCTGGCATGACCGGCAGGCCTAAAGAAAGAGTAGTTATGAGGCCAAGGACATCACCATACGGAGGAGGGCCGAGATTTGCTTTTTCTAATAAAGCACGAGCATTAGCGCTGGCAGCTTCAATTTTTTCTTGAATCTCTTGTGATTTTTCTGCATCGTCTACAACTAAGCCAAAAGCATTGGTCACAATTCCAAAAAGCCTTTCAAGATTTAAATCAGAATAATTTGTTTTAAATAATTCTCCTACCCTCAACCTGACTAATGGTGAAGCAGTTGGAATTTGCGAAAATGGCTGAATAAACTTATTACCTTCAGCGTCTTGCCGCTGAATTCCTTTAGACCACTGTGGATACACCATTGCGACCAATCTGTTTATAGAATACCACATTTCATCATGATCATCTGGATTAGTTGCAGCTATATAAAAGTTTATCCCCATTTTTCGCTGAGTGTTTTGGTATATTTGGACTGGGTCCATTCGACCAAAGCCTTCTTCTTCTTTCCATTTTGGCGCGAAACTATCTGTGATCGCTTCAAAAAACGCATGGAAAGAAAGAATTTCATTAGTTCTTACATCATGTAAATAAAATGGCATATAAGAAGTATCTAAAATGTTTTCTATCCTATCTACTTCCTCTTGGTCTATTCTAAATTTACCAGCTGGCATACGTTGTATTTTTTCATATCCGTTTGGATTATCAGTAGAATCTGCCTCAGAAGTAAAAGCATTTTTTAGAGATAATCCTGGCCAATTTTTTCTTTTCACGTAAGTATCAAAACCAGCAGGAAGTAAATGCATAGACGGAGTAGATCCAAATCTCCATGATAAAGAAGTAGAATCATCTGTTTGCCCAGCAACCAGTGTTCTAGACTTTGTGTGTGCAACAGCAAGCGTTGGCTTAATTTGTTCAGGCGGAATTCCATCTGGATAAGGGCTTTGAGTCCATGGACCTTTGCCGCCCCACCCGCCAGTGAGATAACCAATATCGCCTATTTTGGCTATAGTGTTTAAAAAATTAAACGTTGTAGAAGTTGCAAATGCCTCCATTATCATAAACAAGCCTGCGATAAAGCCTATCGGATCTGTAATTGATGGCATATTTGAAAAAGCGTCAGCTATTTGCTCTACATCTCGAATTGCGGCTCTAGACACTATAGTATAATATCCGGCGCTCACTCCCAAAAGCTTAGAGTAAAACTGAACTGCGCCCAAGGACATACATTTCCAGAATGGCTCTCCAGATCTAAGAACTGGCATGTTTAAAAACTTTTTAATACTTTGGCCAGTGCCACCTCTTCCATATGCGGGAGTTCCAGATGCAGCTCCCAATGGATATATTTGCCCAGGTTGAGTAGCGTCTACATTTGGAAATATTAAGATTATTAAATCTAAAAATAGGCCGATGATGACTCCAGCAACTAAAGTTGCTAACGCAGATAAAACAGCCAATAAAATCATTGAAGTTGGGAGTGGTCCTCCAAAAGGCTCGAGATAACTGTTTAGTTGCCCGAATGATTTTTTGCTTTCAGCATCTAGAGGCTCTGTAGCAGAACCCTTTCTGCGTATACCTTTCTCATCAATATAGTTAAAAGTAGATCCTTCAGTGGTGATTCCTGCAACTGAATCTAGGGTGGCAGCAGCATCTAAATCTACCACATCCACTTTTTTCATTGCTAGCTGAGGTAATATTCCAGTTAACATCGCGCCACCAGTGCCTTGACTATCTGGATCAGAATTATCTCCTGTTGCTCTTAACATAAGGGATAGACCAACTTTTGCTAAATCTTCCAAAGAAGGAGTTTTTCCATTTTCATCGAACTCGCCAAACTTTGTTTGATTAGCCCAAATTCCTCTTGAGTACTCTCTGTCTTGGATATACGGAGACTCTCCTCCAGGGCTAAATCTATTATATCTTAAGACTCCGTTTATCCTTCCCTGCAAAGCAGTTTTAGAACTATCTCCATAGTTTGTAGTGCCAGCTGTATTAAAGGGGTCTCCTTCGACGCTAGACAATAGTGTGTTTCCCGTTTTTGCTTCATCTGCAGATTGTGGGTTATTTTTTTCTAATAAAGTAGCTAATTGAGTTGGTGTAAAAGTTCCGCCCTCGCGGGTGTCAGGTGTACCACCAGCGGTAATGTTTTCAAAATAAGAAGAAGCTTGATCTAACACATCATCAAAAAATACCCTTGCACTAGAACTTTCTCCCCCAGTTACAATTGGAGGTCTTTCTATTTGCCCTTGGAATGCTGGATTTCTCTCTAACCCGCTTGCTGGGCCGTATGTATTTTTTGAAGTTGTGTCTGCAAGCCAATCTCCCAAAGTTTGCTTAGGGGGATCAGCGCTAGTGATACCTTGGATCTCATCGGGTAAATCAATATTAACTGTCCCGTCAGCATTAGACGGCTCAGGAGCAAAATCAGAATCTTTTATTTCACTCATTTTATCTCCTTTTAATTTATTTACCGCTATTCATAAATAGCAAGGCTTTATTTTTTCCAGCCATCTATTATCATTTTTCTTAAACGCTGTTTCGACTCTGGATCTTTTAACGCTTCTTTAAAACCATCAAACACTTTTTGCCAAGCATCTGTTTGCTTTTGGACATCTTCTAAAACTTTTTCTTTTTGTTCTTCTGGGCACTGATCTAAAAAGTGAGAATATGCTTCTAGGGACTCCAAGGTGCCCTTCACATCAAATTCTGGAATGGCGCTGTCATTCAATTTTTGATTTACGTCTTTTAACTGCTCTTCCGTAAATGCATCTTCTTTTTTATCGTCTTTACTCACTTATTTCCTCTCTAGTTTGGGTTTTGATTTTCCATGCCTGTTCCGGCTACAACAAGTTTCTTTTCAACTAGCACTTCTGCTAAGTCGTCAGCTTCCATAGTAACGTTAAGGCTTAACTGAATTGTAAGCCCATTATCTTGGACTGTAATCTGATCTCTGTTGACTTGCAGCCCTGTTTCAACTGCAGACATAATAGCGTCAATGTTTATGGGGTCTATTCTTGTTAGTTCTTGAGAAACTGCATTATAAGCATCTACTGCGGTGCCAACAGCAGTGCCAATTGCCAAAGATGATGTGCCACTAATTGTCTCCATTATCGCTGTTGAGTGATTTATAAATTGCGCAACGTGTTCAATCATTTGACCAGCGATTTCTAAGTTTGTGCCCGTACTTCTACTAATTGGAAGATCATTAATAGCTGTCACCAGATCCCGCATGCTAGACTTGCCTTCCATAGACTTTCCGTGGCCTGTAATAATGGTTGTCACTATATCAAATGCGTTAGTTGCATCAGCGGCAAAAGCTAATGCTCCTCCTGCATCGCCCATATCTCCACCGATGCCTTTTATAACTCTTCCAAACTGAGCCACTCTTTCTAAGACAGCACTTACTACTTCTAATTTGCCCATTGCAGCTTGGGGATTTCCAATCTCTACACTTAATAAAGCCTCAACTAATCCAGGTATGGCGTCTTTAACAGCATCAACTATGTCTCTTATATCGTTGGTCAACTGAGCCGCCCTATCTGGATCATCGGCGAATGGGTTCCAAGAATCATCTTCTGGTATTAAAGAAGCGATTGATCCTATCCCTGAAGCAAAAGACCCAACAGCAGTAAGAGCTTTAGATACAACTTCCATGCTTTTCAATGCTTTTTCTGGATTGTCTATCTTTTTAGCAGCTTCGATAACTACTTCTAGCATTTCTGGAATGTGCTGTTTCATGGATTTCATAATAGATACAATCGCGCCATTATAAGTTTTCATAGTATCAGTCATACTAGCATCATTACTATACCAATGGCGCTGATTTTCATGGATGCACATCATTTCAGCTGCCATACCACCCATAGTAGCTGCCATCTTGCCTATTGCGTCTATTGCAATAGCGATGGCTTGCATTTTTTGTATTGCTTTACAGGGGTCTTCGCCTAGATCAAGCTCCATAATAGATTTAAGCATTGGCGGTAAGTGCTTTGTCATAGTCTTCATGATTCGTACTACTGCGCCACCATAGGCTCCCATAATTCCCGCCACGTCTGGAGCTTGCCTTGACACTCCAAGCATTCCAACACTATATGATGGTTTCATAGCTTCAAGTAAAGCGGGTGGAGGCTGAAGTGATGTCATTAAAGTCGATATTGAGGCTATAAGACTGCCCATTGCACCAAGTTTTCCTATATCATCTTCGCCTATTAAGTTTGTCATCAACACCATGGCATCTATTAGATCGACCATACCGCCAAGCATTGAATCTATAAACGAAGCTGCTCCCTCTAGTATCGCTCCAGCTTCGCCGCCTTCGGCCGTTGCTATGGTATCTAATACAGCAATTTTTATTGCCATATCTCCGAATTTTTCAGTAGCTTCAATAATTTGAAAAATAGCATCCATCTTTTTCTCAAAAGCGGTTGGATCTCCGATTCGCATGGCGCCTATTGTTTCTATAGCTGGAACTAACGATTCAGCCATCGAGGAAGCAAGTTCTCCAATAACTTTAAATCCTTTTTTCACAACAGCGATCCCCATTCCAAAAGAAGCCATGGCTACCAAGCCTAAAGCAGCGGCAATTGGCATGAACAAAGTAACCATTAGCAGAACTTGACCCATTGCTGATAAAAGAAGAATCATTCTTGTTGCGTCTATACCAGACATTGCATTATAAAACTCTATCATCGCAGCGCCTAGAACTGTTGACATGACTACAAACAAAGCGCCAGCAGCCAAACTACCAATTAATGCAAGGCCGATGGCTACGAGAGAAGAGCCTAATGTAGCTCCAACCATAACCATCCCCCAAGTTGCTAATAGTGCCATTCCCAACATCGCCATGACTTCGATCATTCTCATGAGATCAATACCGGCCATGGTATCGTGTAAAGCCACTAAGCCAGCACCGAATATTGGAGCAGTAATCAAGAACAATAATCCAGCAGCGAGCATTCCGAGAGCTGTCATGGCCATCATGACTCCACCATCGGCTACCAGCAAAGAACCCAAAAGGATCATACCCCAAGTTGCTAGCAGAGCCATACCAAGCATAGCCATAACCTCTACCATTCGCAACAACGGAATGCCCTCGAGAACACCGTGCATAAGTTTTAAGCCTGTAGCATATAAATAACCAGATACCAAAAACATTCCCGCCGCGGCCAACATACCCATAGAAGCTTTCATGATATCAGCTTTCTTCATCATTTTAGCAAATTGAATCATTACCCAAGTTGCACCTAATGCCGAAGCTAATCCTACTATGCCCTTCACCATTTCTTCTACTGAAAGAGCACCTAATATTTTAGATACCAAAAAGAAAGCTCCAGCCAACGCTACCATAGCTATAGAAACGAACGCGACTAAATACATTCCAATTTTAAAAGCTTTTTTGATGTCTTTCTCAGTAATTTCCTTTAGAGCTTCTATTATTCCTTTATTAGACCTGACTCCGTCTTCTGCGCCTTCACCGACTGCGCCGCCAACACCTTTACCAGCTGTCTTAGCAATCTTATCAGCCGCACCTTTTGGAAAAAACTTATTCTTTAACCACTCGACAAACATTGCTTGCCCAGCAGCCATTGCTAAACCAAGAGCAAATCTGGCGCCGACAAACATACCAAGAGCAGTTGCAGCTTTCTTAAACAGCGCGCTCTTCATAAGAGCATCAAATATTTGCGCCATAAATTCAGCTAATTTTTTGGCTAGCCAACCAACAATACCCTGGATAGCCCCCCACATTTTTTGTAGACCTTCTTGCATCATGCTAGAGCCTTCGTTACCAGCAAAAAAGTCAGTAAAAATAGTTTTAATTTTTTCTATCAAGTTATCCATTGCAGCTTCTGGATCTGTCTCTAACAGAATAAAGAACTCTCTAAAAGCTTCAACGACATCTCCCATCATGGCTTTCCATTGTTCAGGATTAAGAAGCTCAGCAAAACCACCCGCAAACTGTTCCATTCCGGGAAAGAGCTCCATGAACATTTTACCGACTTCTTTTCCAGCGTTGTAGATAGTCATTAAGACTTCTCGGAAATTATTTAAAATCTCTCTCATTTGTGGAGACTTCATTATTCCCTGAGTTACACCCTGCAAAAACGCATCTAGCGGTCCGCCAACGTTTGTCATTCCACCAAAAGCTTCCGTAAGCTTTTCAATAGATTTAGCTAACATCACATTGGCTTCTTCTTGAGTGATTGCTCCATCGGCAGCATCTTGAGCTGCGGCTTCGAGCTCATCAAAAGATAAACCAGCATTAGCTGGATCTAACATTGTCTCGAGTTCTTTAGTTGAGAGTCCGCCTGAAAGCTCTGCCAACCTGGCCTTTTCTTGCCTGGACATATCTGCGAAAGATTTTCCTGCTGCGTGGAAACTGTCTCTGAGCATCCCTATTTTCTCAGCTGGATCCGCATTCATCATATCCATAGTGTCAATAGCCATGCCAAAGCTGGCTGCCAATTCAGAAGCTCCTTCCGCCGCACTGGCAAAATCGTCCCATTTTTTAGTAACGCTTGCCAGGGATTTAATCTCAACACCAAGCTTCGCAGCAAAAGCTGCAGTCGCAGTTAACTGCTTTTGAGACATTCCTCCGAATGTCTCATGTGCCTCTGCCATTTCGGACAAATTCTTTCCCATCTGCTTGACGGATACGCCATACTCTTTAGAGAGATGACCCACCATCTTTGCCTGCATCTTTAAAACATCGGAAGTCTTTTTTCCACCAGCCATGGCTTCTTTGTTTATATTTGCTAAAGCTTCGGCCGAGAGTCCCAAGCCCTTATAAGCAAGCATATACTGGCCAGCATTTTTTTCAAAGTCGTCGCCTAGCTTGTTGAACTCAGTTCCCATCTCTTTAGCTAGTTCAGTTATATCTTCTAAGGCTGCAGCCATACCATCTGGGCCTCGGCCATAAATGGCCGTGAGAGAAACTCCAGCCTCTCCCATTGCGTTGGAGCCAGATTTTATATTATCAAAAGCTCCGCGCACATTTTTTGCTTGCGCTGAAGATTCCCCAAACGCGGCATTTAGTTTGTTCATTGCGTTAGCAAAGCCAACATTAGCATTTCCAGCCTGCATAGCTTTATCAGCTAAAAAACCTATTCCAGCAGAAACAGCGCCCATTATAGCGCCGCCAATATTCATCAAAGAACTGCCTAATCCACTAACAGTATCCCAAAGGCCATGGAGAGAAGTTTTTACGCCCTTAAACGCATTCATCGCCCCAACGGCGCCCGTGGCTTTTGGAGCAATATCTGCTAATTCACTAACTAAATTATTCGCTGAGCTGGCAGAATCCTCCGCGGCTTCGCCGATGTCAACTAGGGTTGAATCCATATCCCTAGCAGAATCTCCCGCTCTATTAAGAGCTTCGTGGAAACCATCCATCCTCTCTTGCATGCCTTCGAGATCTTCGCAATCTAAAGCCTTGCATAATTCCTGGGCCATTGAAACTTGCGCGCTTATTTCAGAAGTCACATTTTTCATTAGCGCAGCACGAGCTTCGATAACTTTATTTATCTGTGATTGGATGTCTAACTGGTGCTGATCGTCATTGGCCATTAATATTCTCTACATGCAATTTTACGACTTATGTAATAAATATCTTCTCCAGAAATTTATGGTGTTAAATCTGAAGCTGTAGTAAACTAAAATGGCCAGCGAATGCCCGTTTTGTTATATAAGTCTCTTGCTTTCTTATTCTTTTCTTCAATTAAAGCCAAAACTGCACTTGAGTCTTCACTTATCTCTAAAGCTTCGTAAAGATTTCTAGAGGCTGCTATTGTTTTTTTATAAGCTTCTACTTGGACTGGGGTTCCACGTATCGTTTGAACGGGACCCAAACCCAAAATATAAGCAGCTGAAGCTGCGAATAATTTTTTCTCACCAGCATTGTTTTTCTTTGACATTTTGCGCCTCTCAATATAACTATTACCCATCAAGTAAATCTTCTTAATTTACTGGGCACATTTGATCGAGCTCGATTCATCATGGCTCTTGTTTGAGGATCGTTGTGATGCGCGGCGTGAGACTGACCTTGCGATTTCTTTATTTCTTCATTAATTCGATTAATAAACCACACCCTCTGCCATATCGGCATATTATAGCACTCAATGTAAGAAAAACCGCTATAATACATAAGCAAGAAAGTGTGTTCTAAAAACACTTTTTTATCTTCAGGATTCAGGCCAAAAAAAGCTTGCGCCAAGCGGCATTTTTACCTCCGAAGACTCAAAACAAGATGGGCATTCCATCCAAGCCTTCATTTCTATTCCTGGTTCGTTAGCATCAATATATCTTCTCAAGAAAAGAGAGTCTTTAGCTGGCATGCTTCTAATAAAAATATTAAGCTTAGATTTATCGGTAATACCGCCAATAGAAACTAGAGAATATTGAAGTCTTGTCGTAACTAAATTATCAGTTCTCTGACCCGCCTTCTTTCTTCTTTCAGAAACAGTAGATATTTCTTGCTCATCAGAGCCTATTAAAAACTTAAACCGTGCTGTTTTCTTAGTTACCGGTAAATCAACTTCGAACAAATTAGCGCCATCGGAAACTGGATTTATTTCTAATCTTTTGACTGGAAGTTCTGCAAGATTAAAATCTTGTTTAGATCTTTCACTACATGCTGGACAATTAACTTCCACACTATACTCAGCACCATAGCCCGTGATCCTCAGAGCTGTCATCAGGGCATTCCGGTCGCCAGTTAACATATTCATAGGCTCGAAGCCTTCGTCAACAATACAGGACTTTAGAAGCTCGGAAATAACCGTTCCATTTTTAATAAGAGCTCTAGAAGTTAAAATATCTTCTTCTCTAGCTGTCATTGCTCTGATGGAAACTGTTTCCTTTCCATACATCGCAGAATCTACTGGGTAGACTACCCCCTTCGAAGGCAATGGAACGATGTCGACTGGAATATCCAAGCCAAAATCGTCTTTCATTACATTTCTAGTCGGCATGCCGGGAGCGTGACCAGTAGGTCCGTTGCCAGATCCGAAAACTTCGTTTCTTTTTGCTCTATCACTGTTATCAGACATTTAATCTCCTAAATAAAGATCTTACTGTAATTTTTACCAATTTCAGCAAATGTAAAATAAAACAGCTCCGTCGTTAAACGGAGCTGCTAAGCAGTTCAAAACTAAAAAGAAAATGGAGAAAATATCAGTATTGAAGTACGCAATTGTCGAATCTAATCGTCAAAGCAATTTCGGTTGGATCTTCAGCTGTATAATCTAGATCGTTAAAGTTAGCATTAGTTAAAAAGCATCCCTTAAGATCCCAGAGCTCCACTACTGTTCCTACTGGATCTAGCATTTTAAGCTGGCAATCTCTTTTATAGAAATCAGCATAACCAGATCTACCAGAAACAGATTCTGAATGTGTACGAACCCACTCCATGACCTGTTGAGCTCCAGATGGAGCAATTGGATCATAAAGGGTAACACTGATTGGATCATAATTCATCTTACCAGCAAGGTATCTCCGTGAATTAATGAAGTGCAATTCCTGTTCAGAAATTGTAACGTTGGGGCGAGCCGCTGCCTTCATTAAGAAAGCATCGATTCCTTCGATAGCAAATATCCATCTAAATTTTCTTTTTGGCTCAAATTTATTTGGAAGCATGTCTTGAACTGCGAGAGTTTCGGCCATTTTCTTTTTCTCCTATGGTATAAACTAAGTATTACGCAAACTAAATCTCTGTCCCATTATTTGTAACAACGAAATCAAGAGATATGAACTCGACAGAGCGAGTGGGCTGCAAGAATATTTTTCCTCTAATAGTATTATTTTCTACATCAGCCTGGGTGGTGGTTGTGGTGTCAATTAAGACCTTGAACCTATCGAGACCCTGCTGTTGCTGAATTCTTGTAAGAACAGGCGTTACTGAAGCAGAGAATCTAGCAAGAGTATCTTCTCGGTTAGGCTCAAAGAGGAAAGTATCTGCAATTTTTCTAACTTTTCTACGAATATCGATAAGAAGCCTTCTAACGTTTACTCTATCCAAAGCGCTAGCAGACCGGAGTATTGTCTTTTGACCGAATACTACGACCCCGTTAGAAGTTGGGAAGTTTGTTATTGGGTTAATATCAGCATCATAAAGTGTGTCTAAATTAGCTCGACTCAACTGGACGTGAGCCCAAAGAGTAGTAGACAGAGCGCCTCGAGTAAATCCTGCTGGAGCATACCATGGATATGCAACTGCATCGTTTAACGACATAGCTCCTAAAACTGAAACTGATGGTGGACACCTTACATTGGTTCCAGTCGCTGGATCAGTAATATAGGTGTCTGGGAAGTAAGCAGCTCCAAATGAGCTATCAAGATTTCTAGATTTAAAATTAGTAACAGTGTTATTAACACCAATTATCTCTAGAGATCCAGTTACTACATTATTCTGAGTGTCTCTTTCTTCAATATCCATGACGTACATAGCATCGAAACGCTCTTCAGTTCTGTCTAGTGCGTGATCAGTAATTTTTGTCTCGCGGATTCCAGGAATAGCTAAGAGCATAATATCAGCATCTGATTTTTCAGACATTACATCGATAGCTTTCATGTAAGTTGCAACTGTTGGACCTTGCGCGTAGCCTTGGTTCTCATCATCCATCTCGCGGGATGCAGCAGCATTATTAAGCTTAGCTTTATCTTCATCGAAGATATTAACGCCGTCAAATCCTCCCTGCATAAACATCGTAAATTTCATGTATTTGCGAGAAGCTACATCTCCAAAGTCTTTATCGACATTTAAGAAGCGACCAGTTGAATAAGTTCCATCGCTCTTTAGAAGTGAAGAACTTAACACCCCTGATCTTCTATAGACTGAGAATGCCCACTCTTTAGAATCTACTTTGTCTTCTGAAGATTTAGTGTGAACTTGAACTCTTTCGAGCGTGAAGATATTGTTATTAAATTTATCTGAGTCTAATACGGTTCCACTAGCGTCTAAAGCTCCGGCGTTATTCCCGACTGAAACGTGTCGTTGGCCGGTGGCGAACCGAGGAAAGTATTTAGTATAAGAAGCTAATGACTCTTCCAAAACGTTACTAGCGTTAGGGCCTTTTTCATAAATCCTATCTTGCTTAGTAAACTGGACACCCCAATAATAAGAGCTATTAGCCGTTCTTTTATCTCCTGTGTTGTTTGAGATACAAAGTCTATAAGGGATAGGGGGTTCTACCATTCTTTCGCCCCAAGTTGATTGCGCGATTACAGTTCCTTGGGCCATGACCCCACTACCGTCAGCGTCAGCAGCTGAGCCTGTAATAGTATTCATTGCAGGATAACCTGGATCTGAGAATATGTCTGAACCAGATGTAACTAAGTGATAAGGACCACGATATCCTATCGGTAAGGAAGTGACCGGAGTATTTTGAACATCTACTTCGTTGTGCACTTCTACCCTAACGTATTTACTCATGTTTGGATGAATGCCTTCAATTACCAATTTTTGACTTGCGACCTTGTGGTCAAAATCAAAGTATTGGTGGACATTTCCAATTCTTCTTGCAATGTAATCATCAGAAGTTGGATCTAAATTAACTCCAAGGTAGGATTCTAAAACTTGTTTTTCAGCGTCGGTGTCTCCGAAAGCCCTAATTTCTACATCGAAAGTTCCATAATTTTCTTCAGTGGCACCCTTTTTAAAATTACTAATAGAAACTTTTGTTAAAGTGTTTGGATATTGGCCGTCATCTAAGCAGTGGAATCTAAACAAGTTTTTATATTTTCCACCGAATTTCTGAGATATTGCCCAAGGAGAGAAAGCTGTTCGGAACCTGTCAGAGAAGTTTTCGTAATTAGGTTTAGTAGTCGTTCCTTGGTTAACTCCATCAGAAGCTGTTAGAACGAATAAGCAGGGCTCATAGTTCGAAGCTGCATAAGATCCGGTCCAAGCATTGACTGAAACTACTCCGGTACCAGTAACAACCGCAAGAGTTGGAGCAATATCATAATGCGTGTACATATAATATCCAGCTTGCTGTAGTTTAGTTGGATCTGTGTTGAATACATTTGTAAAATATGAAGGGCTCCAAGGAGACATAGAAGCTGTAATTGTATTTGGATAAGCCGAGGTGTTCTTGTGCCCGTTTAACAGCATTGTAAAGTTGTAGTGGTTTGCCGAGGTAAGATCTAGCTCTCCCCAACTTGCACCGCCGTCAAACGCAGAGCTTAATATTCCCTTTGTTCCTGTGGCAGAAGCTGTTACAACTCCAGCGCCCGGCCCTTTAACTAAGTTGCCAGAAAGTCCTAAAGTAACACCAGATGCAACCATTAAAACAGCTCTTAAAATTGGAACTGCTTTTGCGCCATATCCAATCCACGAATAATTTTTGCTCTGCAAACCCGCATCGGAAAATATTGTACTTCCTGCAGATTCAGACATTAGTGCGCCAAACATATATGTTCCGCCAGCTACACCATAGTCGTAAGCATAAACGTTAGTGTTGAGGTATCCTTTATCGTTTAATTGTTTGGTCCCTACAATAAATCCTGCATTTTTTACTGCTCCAGGATAAATGTCGTAACCACCAGCATCTGTTGTTTGCGATGTAATTCTCTTTTTTCCATCGCCAACGCCGAGAACTCTTAGATAAGTACCCGCCTTTGCATTTCTCATCCATTCGTTCATAGCTAACGGTCCAAATTTCTCGCCATCGGAAGCTCCGAATGTTGCGATGAAATCTTGGTAAGTAGCAACTGTCACTGGAACAAAAGCTCGACCTTGATTTGCCGTAGCGATTATTCCAGCTGGGGTACCTTGAGGGGCAACACTAGTCGGACCTGAAAGGTCAATCTCCCTTGTTGCAACTCCCGGACTTTTAAAAGTTAATTCAGCCATTTATTTGTGCTCCTAAAATTTCTCTTACAAGTAACTATTCATTACATGAACAATACGCCACTATTTGTGATAATAAAGTCAATAGCAATGAATTCAACAGAACGAGTGGGAACAACCACTATTCTACCATTCAGTTTATTTTGCTCTACATCTTGTGGCGAATTGTTTGTGTCGTCCATGACCACAGAAAACTTCTCTATACCTGCCTGTGATTGAACTAGTGCTAAAATTGGTGCAACTTGAGAAATAAATCTCGATCTTGTTGCCGGTGTGTTTGGTTCGAATAACAGTCTATCTGCTACTTGAACCACTAATCTCTTGACTTCAAGTAACATTCTTCGAACGTTTACCCTGTCAAGCGCACTCTTGTTGATCTGCAGGGTCTTTTGGCCGAAGATGACGAATCCGCCATTTGGAAAATTAGCTATAGGATTAACTCTAGCATCATATAGCTCATCTCTATCTCCAGCAGTTAATCTCACCGCAGTATTTCTAACGTTGTCTAATGATCCGCGGTTAAATCCAGCAGGCGCGAACCAAGGATATGCTACAGTGTCGTTATAACCCAAAGCCCCCATAGCAACTACAGATGAAGGAACTAAAACACTCTTATTATTAACTGGGTCATCGATATATACGTCGGGGAAGTAAGTCGCAGCATAGTTGTTATTAACTCTACGGCCTTCAAACTGCTCGGCAGTTTCTCTTACATCTCGCTTCGCAGTGTCAGAATCAAACAGTCTATTTTCATCTTCGTCGTACTGCTGAATGTCCATAACATACATAGCCATTGAATAATCTCTAGTTCTATCAGCAGCAAGATCAGTAATGAATGGATCTCTTATGCCTGGTACCGCAAGAAGATTAGTGTTGACTATCATTGGATCAGTCATAATCTCTACAGCTTTTCTGTAAGAGAAAACTACGTTGTTTTGGCGTCCCAGCCCAGACATTGATCCGTTTCCAGCTGTTCCGCCAAGACCGAGTCCACCGCCCGGTGGATCATCCCCAGCAAGACCTTTTGGATCTGTAGAGGCTGCTCTATCATTCATAAGCGCGTTAGCTTTATTTAAAACGTTTAGTCCATCAAAACCGCCATAGAACGGAAGAGTAAACTTCGCGTAATCTTGGAACCGGTTAAACTTAATAGAACTAGAATTTATTAAAGTCGCCAAAGTAAGTCTTCCAGACCTGACGCCATCACTAAGTGTATAATCAGTAGAACTATAAATTCCGTTTCTAATATACGCAGCATCGAGCATGTGCTCATTGGCAGAGCCAGTAATTTTGCTCAAGTTTGTCTCAGTGTTATAAAGAGCTACTCTAGCAAGAGTAAACTTGTTATTATTAAACGCATCTGCACCAGAGCCAGTAACTAAGTTGTCTAGTTTCACAATCCCCTGGAATGTTGTATATCCCTTAACCAAGTTGTTGGTTAAGCTTCCGATATTAGCATCATAAGTAGCGTGAGTTACTGAAGCTGTGAGAGGTAAACGCGTGGGCATTGTTCCCCAATAAAGTCTTGAATCTGCTCTCTCGTTTTTGCCTGGATCACCAGCAAATGCCGGAGATGAATCCACTTGACCTCTTGTGCACTTAAATCTATATGGTAGTGGAGGTAAAATAGAACCAGAAAGTCCAGAAGCTGTGTCCCGGTTCAAAACTCCGCAAACCCTTGTGCCGGTCGAACCCCAGCCTCCTTCCCAGCCAGTAATTGTACTGCTTGGAATATCAGTAAATGTATCAGTGGTTTTAAGTACTGGAATACCGCGGAAACCGAAAGGCAAGGAAGCTTTCGGAACTTCTCCGTTATATACAGCGTTATTAACTACCACTCTAATATTTGGAGAGCGATTAGGATATTTCCCTTCGACTACTAGTCTACGCTCTTCTGGATCTTCAGAGTCAAAATCATAAAATACTTTTTTATCACCAATCTGAAGTCCAATAAATCTATCACTCTTAGGATCAAGAGTACACTCTGGATAAACCTCAATCACTTCTTTTGAAAGGTCGTTATCATCAAATTTTCTTAGCTGAACTTCGAAAGTACCATATGGGTAATTTTCGTCTGTAGAAGCCCGGAGATTGGCAATAGAGACCTTATGCTTCGAGTTTGCATAGGAACCATCAGAAAGAGACTCAAAGTGGAACAGATCATATTCTGTGCCACCGAAAGGCTGTGATATAAGAGATGGTGTTCGTGGTGCCGTGTATCTAGTATCAAATCTACCGAAAGAATCTCTCCAATTCTCGCTTAATCCAATCCCATTTGTAGCGTTTGTACCGGAAAGAATCCCAATGGCGCCTGCGCCCTCGGATACTGGAGCCAATTCATTTTCTACAGGGAAATCAGCCCATAAGATATGTTGCTCTTCTCCAAACTTCCACGGATCTGTATTTAAGACTTTAGAAATATAATTGTCATTATTCGGATCTAAAGAGGCTGAATAAATTCTAAAGCCAGCTACAGCATCATCATTTGCAAAACCTGTACCTGCCGAAGAAGAAATAATAATTTTAAAAGTATTATAAGCTTCAGCGGTTGGATTATCGTTTCTAGTAGCAATATCTTCAGTTGGAGGCGAATATGAAGACCCCCCAATAGATTCATCCCAATTAGCTAACATAACTCTAGTTCCTGATGCTGGAATTATCATTCCACGAACTAAGTTGATAACGTTGATAGTTCCACGGGTACTAACAGAAGACAGCCCCGGAAAGGAATCGTTATCGTCGAAAATTGGATATCCAACTGAGCCTTCAGAAGCTGAAAGGTAGTGGCGAGCGCATAAGAACTGCACGCATCCGCGATGTCGCTGATCTCCACTGCCCGCTCCGGTAGAGCCAACTACCCGAGACCCGGAAACAACGAATCCAGCTTTGGAAACGATTCCATAATTTTGTGTGTTGCTTATTTCAGAACTGGTGTCGTTAGATCCTGCACCAAGTACTCTTAGATAAGTTATTGCATCTTTGTTTTTTAAGTATTCTCTAACTGCATAGGGACCAAAACGGTTTGAATCTAATGTACCAAATCGCGTTTCGAAATCTGCAAAAGAACCGACAATCACAGGTACGAAAGCTGGACCCTTTTGTGAGGTTCCAATAATACCCGCAGGAGTACCTACAGGAGCTTTCTCTCTCTGTGAAAGATCTATCTCTTGTTCAAAAAACCCTGGAGAACGGAAGGTCTGTTCAGCCATTTAAATCTCTCCTCAAGCATATTTGCTGTCTTTCATAAATATTCATTTCAAACCCAAAAATCTCATTCTGGTTCAATTACTAGATCTCCCAAGTCATAAGTTAGCAATTCTTTATAAACTGTTTCACCTTTTCTTTGGTTTCTAGTTCTCACTGTGAGTTGTTTTTTAATTGTTTGCCCGGTAACAGGGTCAATTTCTATTCTTTTTACTGTTAAGGGCACATTACCAGCTTGTGAACCACCAACGCTGGTATTTTTAAAATATTTTCCTGGAACCACGCCTTTTCCACCAACTAAGCTTGAAATAGACGGATCTTCTATAGAAGAAATATCTTGCAAAATATAGTCGTTTGGATTTCCACTTGGAATTCCCTCTACCATTATCTTATTCGGTATTGCGTTTACTTGTGTCATATCAAATGAAATCGATGGAGCCGATATATACCGGCGGTGGGTCGGCATAGACCCGGGATACTCTGGATTGACTATATATCCCGGAACTTCTACCGTGAACGTGTTTCTAACTATTCTTTCGCTATCCGTAAAATCATCAAAATTATTATCAGTTCCAATAGATGCTCCAAAATAAGCAACAAAATAATAACCTTTTTCAGTCTCTATTCTAAAAGTTCTTTGCCCATAAGAGTGATAAGAAGTCATAATGGCAGTTAAAAGATTATTCATTTGCTGAGTATATTGTGCCCAAACAGTTATTTCATATTGAGCGACAAAATACTTCGGCGGTTGAAGCGTGTAAATTTCGTAAATATTATTTGATAAACTATCAGAAATTAGTTTTCCCTCAGAGAATTTCTGCTTTTTATTAGGAGCTTTTCTTCGAGTCGCAACGGTGCCAGGAGAAGCGCCGCGGCCTTGGCCGCCTTTGGTTTCGCTAGTCGTTAATTCGTGGTTAGGGGTAGCTCTCTCATCTGAGTTTTGTAATCTTTCTTTGTTTAAAATTTGTTGATATGTAGAATCTCCAGGAGAAAGCTTTTTCTTAATTGTTATAGGAGATGTTTGATTTGTAGCGTTGCCCTTTGTTGGAGATTGCTCTATTCCAGTTCTTTGAATAGATATAAGCGGCAAAATTATAGCGCCAGCTTTGTCTCTAAGTGGTTGCTTTCTTCTCAAAACCGCAAATCTTTCTCCGGTGGCAAAAATTATCGGAACTTTTTTAGTAGTTTTCTTTTGCTCAAAAATTAAATTTAAATCTTTGTCAAACAAATTAAACAGAGCCCTATCTACATCTTCTACGGTGCAAGAAGGAAGATTAAAATCAGGATCTATACTCGAGCCCATTGGCATAAAGTTTGGAGAAGTTTCTTTTCTAGTAGACATTAACAATCATCTCCATAAAACGAAGAAGAAATACCTTCTTCATCTCCCTTTGGAGAAACTTCTACTGGACCATCGGGAGCTTTTTGAAGTTTTCCCTGTTGTTGAAGGACTCTCACGTCACCAGTTGGTCCATTTTTATTTTCTTTAAACCCTCTCTGCTGAACAAATGTTTTCTCAACTGCATCAGCGTCTGAATATGCTTCGTCAGTAGGACCGAGCGGAATTTTATCTATAAGACCCTTTCTAGCTTGCTTACAAGTCATTTTATAGCCAGTAGAATATTCTATTTCGCCGAAAATAGTACTATCAATAACCGATGTAACTATTTCAAAAAAAGTATCTCCGTAACTTACATAATCACCTTCTTGAACGTCTATTTCTTTATCTAGCACGTCTCTATATTGTACGTAAACCGTTATAGTGCTATATTCTTCTGAGCCGAATTGATTGGTTCGTATTTCTGCTTGATTCCATTCAATTCTCGCATCTAAATCTATTGGCGGATCGAATATTTTTTGGTGTGATTCTTCATAAACGTCATGAACTTCAGATAAATCTTCACGGACTTTATAATAATAAACTTTTTGCCCAATGACGTCTTTGACAATCTCCTTATTAATATCGGAAATTAGATCTATTTCTCTGGGGGTAATAAAAAGTCTAGCCATTTATTTAATTCATCCAATTATAATGCATTTACCCATAGGGATGGGTATTGTCTTTAAGACAGTTTGTAAGTTTCCAGCTTTTCCAGCTTCGCCCTCTAGCATCTTATCGTAAGTCAGACTATCTAGCAGTTCTTTCATTGAGGTTCTTAGTTTCTCTTGGTCTTCCCTGCCCTGAGAGACTAAATTAGACCCATCTAATTGCAAATCTCCACCTGGTATAGGAACTGAAGAGAATTTACTGCGAACTAAACCAAGCAGCTCTTTAGAAGAAGCTAAACAAAACTCTCTAATCCACTGTCGACCCATACTGTTAATATTTTCAAATTTTATATTATCGTATGGAATGTTAGAAAAATCGCTTACACCATTTATGGTTCCGTCATTATAAGCTGGGTTAAATGGATCGCTCCCAAACCCAACTCTTATCCAAAGCTTTCTATTTTTTTCAGCCACACTATTTCCATCATTAAAAGTTGGAGATGGAAAAATTCTTATTTTCGTTCCCTGAGTCCTGAAAGAGTAGTTAGATCTTCTTACTCGATTAGATAAGCTCATTTGACCTCCGCGGAGGACGTCTTCGAAAACTGGAAGAACATAAAACACTGTCTCTGGAGTAAATGACTCAAAAGAAAATTCGTTATTGAGATAATTTATTGCTGAAGTTGTATCAAAGAATCTATAGGCTGCTTGGGGACTGAAGTGGAAAACTTCTAGTATTTTCATTTTTCCAGAACCATTATTGTTCAAACTAGAAGAAAAAATTAAATTTCCTGAATCGTCTTTTAGTTCGCTGTAAATATCATAATCTTGACGTCCAGATTCCAATTTAATAGATCCAGACAGCGTATTATAAGACCCTCCAATCCCTGCATCTTGAGCATAAGGCTCAGCTAATCTAAGGATGAAATCAAGAGTTTCATGAGCATATTTACCCTGAATATTAGAACCTGTAGAAGCCCCTAAAACGTTACTAAGCTGCGATTTAGTTTGAAATTCGTTTACTAAAGAGCCATACTCTAATGTTGATTCTTCCAAACACGCCCATATTTGTTTTTTAGTTAACTCTACACTTAAAATATCGTCGCCTAGCTTTCTTTTAACATACGTGATCATAGAATCAGCTTCTTTTTGAAAATCTAAATCGTCGTCAAAAAAGCCAAAAGGCGTTGGATTTAATGTTTGAAAAAATTTTGACATAAAAAAACTCGGCAACTATGACTAACTATTAAGTTAAAGTTCATAATTACCGAGCTAGATTGTTGCCCTAACAAATTTCTACGTGTAATTAATCACATAAATACTCATTCATTAAGACTATATTTTTTTCAAAAAAACTTATTTAAACCAAATACCACTGCTTTTCAAGAGCTCTCTTCCAAACTTTTTTTCTAAGAATAGCTTAAGTGAACTCCATCTCTCTTCAGAAAGTCCGCCGCCTGAATTAGCTACTGGTTTAGCCTTTTCCAACTTAGCACACTTAGCTTCAAGGGTATCAACGCGAAGTTGAAGTCGAGCCAACGCATTTTTTACTGCATCAAGATCAGTGTTGGTTTCTTTTTTTGCAGTTGTTTTTCTAGTTGTGCGAGGTTTCGTAGTTTTAGTAGTTTCAGGCATGATAAGAATCTCCAAATTCAGATTAGATTATATTTTTTTCTCAGAAACGTTTAATAAAAACAAAAGGGGCGGCACATTAAGTGCCGCCCCAACTATTATCTAAACAGTTATCAGATTACGTTAAGATCTGCAACCGTAACAGTACCATAAAAATCGCTTCTAACCATCTTCTTGCCATAGCGAGTCATAACGCCCTTACGCGGCGTGAAGTCCTCTGGAGCGAAGATTGTTGGAGTAACGATTAGAGGCACATAAGGTGCGTATACATAACCGGTCTCAAGATAGCTTCCGCCCTTGAATCCTACGAGAACCTTATTTCTTGGGAAGTAAGGATCTTTGTATACCGTGAAACGGTTACTAAGGGTTCCAACCTGTTCGGCTCCAATACTCATTGGAGTTCCGACTTGGCCGTCTCCGTCCAAGCTATAAGTAGGTCTATACAGAACTGAAGCTTCGAGGATAGTTGCAATATCTGGAGAAACTACGATGAAGTTAGCTGATCCGCGTAATGTAAGCCTATGAATCTCATTAGCAACATCAATAATGGTCTCAACTAGAGTCTCATACCATTCACGAACTGTACCGGTGAAGCTTGGACCAATGTTCCCTGCTCCGCCTGGAGTAACTAGAGCGCCACTCCGCTTGTTCATGAACTTACCTGGTGAGCGCGACCAGTAGAAGTTCGTCTTAGCCTGAGTGAGTAGATCATTAAGAATTTCACGATCCAACTCAAGAGCAATTTGTTCAGAAAGGATCTGAGTAAGCTCAACTTCTGCGTCTAAAGAGTGATACGCGTTAAGATCTTGAGCAAGCTCTGGTGACCAGCGAGCGCGGAGCTTTCTAGTAACTGCAGTAACCGCAATAGATTCAACTTTAATATCAATCTCTGGAATCTCTGGTGAAGGTGTAGTACCGAAGTTAGACTCAAAGGTTGGAATCGTTAGCGCGTCTCCATCACTGCCGACATTTAAGCTTGGTGATAAAATATAATCAATATCCATTCCCTCAGAGAAAGAATCTGTACCTGAGATAATCATCAATATTGCAGCGTTTGAATCACCCGCCTTAGTTAACGGATCGTGAGTGAATGAAGTTCCATCCCATTTACCAATCTGGTTAAGTCGTCTAACGTTAATAACCTTGTTTCCTGAAATTTGAACGTCTTGATCTTTAAGAGTCTGCGAGGGACCTGCAAAGTTAATAGCGGATGCCGATGGTATAAGAGCGAAATCCTTAACCATTGAAAGATCACCATTACTAAACTGAGTAGAGTTCAGGTCTACAAAAACAGCAGTGAAAACGCCTAAGCCTTCGCTGTTTGGATGATCTTCGATCAGCCTACAAATCTGTTCGTCAAACTGGAGAAGCTTACCATCAGAACCGGTAGCGGTCATGCGTTTATAGCTAGTGCCACCGCCCGAGAACGTAGTAGTTCCCTGGTATGCTCCAGAAGCAAGTAGAGTAATAGTGTTAGCTAACTGGTGGACTCTTGAATAACCAGAGCCAGCAAGATTGTACTGGCCACCGATTCCAAGAGAACCAGAACGTACGCCTTTACCCGTAGGAGCATTATAAATAGAGCTTCCTGAAGGGTACGTAGCAGAATCACCATCAGACTGGCCACCTACAGAGGTTCCATATGTGTAGTCTAGATAAAAAAGCAATCCAGACGGAAGGCTCATTGGCTGAACTGACACTAATTCATTAGCAACTAGTCCGCCGAAAACTCTGCGAACAATTGGAAATGCGATATTCTGAAAACCACGAAGATCTCCAGACGAAGTTAAGTTTCCACCACCGGTGGAAATTGAGTTGGCTTCACGAAGTACTTGCGATGCTTGGTTTTCAAGTAAGGTCGCCATATTTTCGCGAGTGGTACCTTCCAATCCCCTAAGGAGACCAGTGCGGGACCACTTTTCAATTAACCTTCTGTTACCCGTTCCAACGTTGCGTTGGCGAATACCTTCAGTTAACTGATTCAGTGTAAATTTTTTTGACATTTTGTTTTATTCCTTTTAAATGGATGCTTTTTAATCTGAGACGGCGCCCCGACGCTATGCGCAGGACGCCGCCATTCGATTAATCAAACATTATTAGATTACGTTAAGATCTGCAACTGTAACAGTACCATAGAAGTCAGAACGAACCATCTTCTTACCATAGCGAGTCATAACACCCTTACGTGGGGTGAAGTCCTCTGGAGCGAAGATTGTTGGAGTGACAATAAGTGGTACGTATGGAGCGTATACATAACCGGTCTCAAGATAGCTTCCGCCCTTGAATCCTACGAGAACTTTGTTGCGTGGGAAGTAAGGATCTTTGTATACCGTGAAACGGTTACTAAGGGTTCCCATCTTCTCTGCACCAATGCTCATTGGAGTACCAACCTGGCCATCACCATCTAAGCTGTAGCTTGGACGGTAAAGAACAGACGCTTCAAGAATAGTCGCGATGTCGGGTGACACTACGATGAAGTTAGCTGATCCTCTTAGAGTAAGTCTGTGGATCTCATTAGCAACATCAATAATGGTCTCGACCAGAGTCTCATACCATTCGCGGACGGTGCCTGTGAAGCTTGGACCAATAGAACCAGCTCCACCAGGAGTGACAAGGTTACCATTTCTCTTGTTCATGAACTTGCCTGGTGAACGTGACCAGTAGAAGTTCGTCTTAGCCTGAGTGAGTAGATCATTAAGGATCTCTCTATCAAGCTCAAGAGCAATCTGCTCGGAAAGGATCTGAGTAAGCTCAACTTCAGCGTCAAGACTGTGATAAGCATTCAAGTCCTGTGCGAGTTCTGGTGACCAGCGAGCGCGGAGCTTACGGGTTACTGCAGTAACTGCGATTGACTCTACCTTAATGTCGATCTCTGGGATCTCTGGTGAAGGCGAAGTAGCGAAGTTAGACTCAAAGGTTGGAATAGTAAGAGCATCACCATCTGACCCTGCATCAAGACTTGGGCTGAGAACATAGTCAACGCTATAAGTCTGCTCGGCCGTGCTGCCCTTAGTACCAGAAACGATCATTAGAATAGCTGCGTTAGCATCACCAGCTCTAACTAGCGGATCTGCGGTGAACGAAGTTCCATCCCACTTACCAAGCTGATTAAGCCTACGAACATTAAGCACTCTATCGCCACTTGCTTGAATATCCTGAGATTTCAAGGTTGGTGAAAGAATAGTCGGCGCAGTGCCATCAGGTGGTATAAGAGCAAAGTCTTTTACCATAGTGGCGTCTGCATTACTAAACTTGCCTGAACTAAAGTCAACAAAGTAAGCCTTGAATACGCCGAGGCCTGCATCGTTGGGGTTATCTTCAATAATTCTACAAATCTGCTCATCGAACTGTAGAAGCTTGCCATCAGAACCAGTAGCGACCATACGTCTTACTTCATCGATAGCGTCAGCTGAGAATGTTGTATTCCCCATATAGGCGCCAGATGCAAGGAGCGTTACGCTCGAAGCAATCTTATGTACTCTTGAATAACCAGAGCCAGCAAGATTATACTGACCGCCGATTCCAAGAGAACCAGAACGTATGCCTTTACCGACTGGAGAATTGTAAATTGAACTTCCAGATGGGTAAGATGCATCGATACCTGAGTCGTCGCGACCACCAACGTTGGTTCCGTAGGTGTAATCAAGATAGAAAAGGAGGCCAGATGGAAGGCTCATGGGCTGTACAGATACAAGCTCATTAGCAACCAGGCCGCCGAAAACTCTACGAACGATTGGGAATGCAATGTTTTGAAAACCGCGGAGGTCTCCAGAACTAGTTAAGTTTCCACCACCGGTGGAAATTGAGTTAGCCTCGCGTAAGACCTGTGATGCCTGATTTTCAAGCAGCGTAGCCATATTTTCGCGAGTGGTGCCCTCAAGGCCTCTAAGGAGACCAGTGCGGGACCACTTTTCAATTAACCTTCTGTTACCCGTTCCAACATTACGTTGACGAATACCCTCGGTTAACTGATTCAGTGTAAATTTCTTAGACATTTGAATTTCTCCTTTATGTTTATTCTATTTGTCTGACGTTAACCCGGCGAGTAAAGCCCAACGATCTACCTCATTCCCATTGCTGGCAGGCGCGCCTGACCGGGTTGATTTGGATGAAGATGCGAGCAATCGGGAGCGACTCTCAGATAGAGTCTTACCGGAACCCCGATTTAGAGATGCACTCAAACTCTTATAAAGGAGTTTGGCTTCTCTGATTGTGCGTGCTTTGTCGAGTGCTTCGACTACTACACGCTGCTGCTTTGTTGAAAGCCCACGATTTTGCATGAGCTTATTAGCAAACAGAAGCTTAGCGTTAAAAAGATTCATTTCTGCAAGCTGCTTCTTTAATTTAGTAACAGTTCTTTCAGCCATGACGGCTCTTTTAGTGTTACGGGCTGGAGCAGCTCTTCTGGTGCGACGTGACTCTGAAATTCTTCTGTTTCTACGAGTTCCACGAGTTCTACGATTACGTCGCTGTGATTCAGCTAACTGGCGGCTTGCTCTGCGGAGTCTACGGCGAATAAAAGCTTCAACCTGCGGTGCAGGAACTCCAGGATCACCTAGTTCATCAGCGAGAGCGTTAAGAAGAGCGTCTTCGTCGACATCGACAATAACGTCACCTTCATCTTCTCCACCATGTGCAAGTGCAGGATCGGCTGCGGCAGCTCTTCCCTCTTCTTGCTCACGAAGTCTTCTCATTTTAAAGAGCTCACGACGTAGCGCAGCTTCATCAATTTCGTAAACTTCGTCAAGATCTTCTCCGTCCCCGTCGTCAGAATCATCACTTTCTAAAGTAATTTCTTCTTCTTCTTCGACATCTTCCTCGACTTCAACCTCTTCTTCGGCTGGTGCGACTTCAACGTCGAGACCGAGTGCGGCCCCAAGATCTAATATTGCGTCTTCAGCTGCTTCCACATCGGGTTCAGCTGCGACTTCTACGTCTTCCTCGACATCTACATCGAGGTCAACTTCTTCTTCTTCTTGTTCAAACATGCCCACTTCCTCAAGACTCTCATCCTTTGTTAACTCTTCAAAGAGTCTCCTGAAAGCTGCTGCGTCACGTCTTCTAGACATTTTGCTCATCTCCTTTATTAGTTGAGTTAATTGTAATTCGAGTCTATTGTCAATGGACTCTTTCATAAGTATTAAATTATTAGATAAAGTAATAACTTCTTCTAACAGACGACCATAAAATATAATCGCTGTTTGTTTTTCAACAGAGCTACATCTATTAAGATTTACTCCATCAATCGCTTCTCTTAGCATGTTGAATTTTCTAGATAAAGAAACAACACGGCCAGAAATATTCTTTGTTTTTGACACATTATGCAAAAAATTCTCTAAACGCAAAAAAGACTCTTGACTTAAAATAAGATCTTCTTCTTCGTCATCATCACCCTCGCCAAGATCCATATCTAGATCACCCTGAACAGTAATCGATACAGTGGGAGCAGCGGGGGGTGGCTCTTCTGCCGGCGCAGCCATTGGCAATTCTTCAATTGCTAAATCTACCATTTCTTCTGCAGATTCTTCTGCTTCATCCCCTATTACTAAATCTGATTCTTCTTCAACATCATCAATAAGCTGCTGTTCAATAAGACTTCTGATTCTAGGAGTAACGGCTTCAATAATTTTATTTTTTGCGTTTTGTTCAGCCATGTCACGCAGTTGTTTTGCTTCTGCGATGGCTTCGTTATAAAGATTTTTGCTCATTTCCCTCTCTCTTTAGAAGAAACTAATATCACTATGTATTCGTAAATATTCATCTAAAAGCGAAGATTTAATTCTATAAGCCAAATTATTTCCCATATTTTTGAATTTGATGAATTTTTTCAGTTTGATTTTGAAGTCTTTCTATGTGCGCCAAGTCTTCATCTCCAAAAATAATATCTTCTAAAGAATAGTTGGGGCCATTTAAGTCTTGTAAAATTTCAATTGGCTCTGGTGCAGAAGAATAACCTTTTTTTGTGCCCGTTGGTCTAGAAACTGTTCTAAAAGTATTAGTTGGACCGGGGTGTGGTAAAGCAGCACCCGACCCGCCAGTTCCAGAGCCAGTCCTTCCTCTATACATTTTTGGAAAAGGAACCATTCCTTTAGATGTCGAATTTTCTGACATTTTTGTAGCTCCATCAACAAAATGAAACGGATCATTTCCATATTTGGCGTATGGATCAGAAGGCTCATAGCCTAAAGCTTTAGTCAGTATAGATTCGTAAGTATCATCATCTATAAACTCTTCAGCTTCTATATCCTCTTCGTCTTTTTCTGGATACTGAACAAAAGATCGCGATAAATCAAACTTTCTTTTTAGACGACCATAGCCCAGGTCATCCCGTGGATCATAAGGTGCGGGGTGACCGAGGCCATGATTTTTTAGTGGCATTACTCACTCTAACTCGTCAAGTTCCGTAAGGTGAACTACCAAACGCGAGTTCTCCGATAGCAGATGTATTTTGTGCCGTGGAAGAATCAGTAATGCTCAAGCCAGAACCAACTCCAACGCCAGGCGGATCGCTTGGCTCCATGTTAGCTAAGCTGTCTGGAGCAGCAGGCTGATCTGCTGGGTTTGAGCTGCCTTCGCCCGGAGATACAGTGTTGGGCACCCATTGGTTTGCTGGAGCTCCTCCACCATCATTAGAAATATCTCCAGCTGGAATATTTAATCCCCAATCCATCGGCTGCTCGCCGAAAGTATGCCCACCATCGTTGATAGTCGCTTGGAGTACATTTGCAGTATACCATGCAGCCATTGTCGATGGAGAACCGCTTCCATCATCTAAGAGTTGGTCAGCATTATTCAATGGCGAACCAGGGAAACTAGCTATAATTTCTCCATGATTAGCGGATCCTTTAGATCTTGCGGTTCCTGTTCCGTATCCGGTTCCCGGAATTGGAGTAACGGTTCCTTGTTTGTGGGTGGGCATTTGTTTTCTCCTGAAAAAATATTAAAGTGCTTTAAGTACTCTTCGACCAAGGCGCTTTCTTGCTTCGTGAACTTTAGTAAGTTCGCGTCTAAGTTTGCCTTCCTTAATTTTAAGAGCTTTGAGATGGTCTAAATCTTTCTCTAAACTACCTGCAAGTTCGTCGGCATCTACTTCTTCAGCGTGAACATAAGATGGATCTTCAACTCCTGACGCAACTGGGTCAGAAGTCTCTACCATTTTCTTTCTTTCTTGCAATACCAATCTTCTTAAAAGGGATGGTGTTAATTTCTTTGTGCTTCTTCTTTTCGACATTTTAAAACTCCTAGAACGGGGTTGTTCCTTATTACTTATCATCTTCCCGCGTTTTTTTTACTTATCAAACGCTAATTTTGCCCAATTATCTGCACCGTCAAAGATGTCCATTGGGTCATTTTGGGCCATTGCTTTAGTTGCAGCATCGCCGTGGGTCATCCTTTGGGCGGTAGAATTTTTTGTCTCAGCTAATACTTGTGTTTGAAATGTATTAGCAGCAGTATCTGCAAAAATACTCGCCATTATGGGATCTTTTACATCTGGTACTATCGGATTGATAGATTCTTCTCTTTTCTGCATTTTAATATGATCTAATGCGGGCCTTCGAGTAGTGGGGGTTGATTTTTTAGAGCCGGCTTTGGTTCTTGTTTTAGATCTAGACTCTTTTAGACTTGAAGCAGGGCTGTCTGCAAGAAGGCCCTCTGCAAGAATTTCTACCAAGCACTCTTTTACGATGCCCTTCAACATAGATTTTGAAATTTTTGCCATTATCCAACTCCTCGGAAACCAAGGGATCCTGTGAGTTTAAAGAATTCTGAAGGTCTAATATTAGTAAGCCCAGCTACCAATGAAAATCCAGTTCCGCCAGATTCACCCGATGTAAAAAACAATTTATCGCAACGAAGCTCCCACAAAACAGTGGAAGTTCCGTCAAGTGAGCCGGTTGGTATTATATAATAATTGCGGCTATTACCCTGTGCTTCAACGGCTGAGCCTGAAACAGACCCGCCTCTTCCATCAACTCCATTTTCGGTAAAACCAACTCTTAATTCTTTAGCGCCGATATTTCTAATTTGGACCCATCTTGTAACAGTTGGAAACTTAACACTTACCACACCACTACTGCTGATTTCATCATAATTGCTTGATGTTACAAAAGGCGTGCCAGAACACTGGTATTCCGGCGCAAAGTTCCAACCGGGGCCAGTTCTATAATTTGACATTTTTTACTCCCAATCTAAAATATCGTTAAATATTCTATCAATTCTATCTGTTTTATTAAAATGCTTATTTAAATCAGACCTTCTAACTTCTACACCTTCACGCATCATAAAAGCTCCTGGAGTCGAAGGCTCACTAACGAAATCCCAGCAAATTAATTGAAAATCGTCTTGAACTACTTGGTGATCTCCCTCATTTTTAGTAGATCCAACTCCTCGAGATGATATACCTAAAGTCACTCCAGATTCGACTAAACTCTGGAGTATTTTTCCAGCTGGAGTATCTAAAAGCTCTACAGTTCCATAGCATATATCTCCGTCCATATAAGCTTCTCTTACTATGTGAGACACGTTTTTAAGTTCGACAACTGAAGAGTCGGGATGATCGCACTCTCCAAGCGCTCGATTTTCTGCTATGAATTTTTGATAGTTTCTAACTTCTCTATCTAAGATAACGCGAGGATAGACTCTGCCGTTTTGATTAAGCGTATCAGACTTTTGAAGTACGCCTCGCATTAAAATTTTTCCGCCGTTATTTTCTCTAGATTCTTTAATTTGATCTACAGTATATTCAAACGGAGTCCAACTCGTGAGCAAATGTAATTTAGAATCGCTCATACTGAATCCTCCTTAAGTTCTTCTGAAAGTTTAGAAAGCAACAAGAATCTAGAAATATTTTCGTCATCATGAATATTTTCGTCTAATCTAGAAATGTTATTTTTAACTTTGTTAACTTTTTCACAAATGACCTTATTGCTATGCGAATTTGGAACTTGGGATATTTCGTGCATGGCAGCAATTTTTACTTCGTTTAATAAACTCTTTAAAGAATTTTCTCCAGAACAAAAAACGTATTCTTTAATTATTTTTGTTTGCATTTGATTTAAGCTAGAATCATATTTTTTATTAAATTTTTCTAACATTATTTTCACAGTTAGCTTATTTACATCTTCAGTTTTTTCATCTTCGAAATTATGCTGGTCTTCTTCTCTTAGAAGCATGTCCTGCACTAAAGATTCATATCTGATGGCTTCTTGTAGCGATCCCGCCTCACCTTTTTCCCACAAGTTTAAAAGATTTTGAACGGTTGCGTATTCTTTATATTCTTGGACTCTCTGGTTATAAAAATTAGAATTGCCCATTTTGTAATTTATGTCTTTTATCAACATAGATTTTTCTCTTTGGAGTTTTTTTGCATTTCTATTAACAGAAGCTGTTTTTGCCTCTCCTAATATTTTAATAGCTAAAGACTCTCGAGGCACCTTTGTTTTAACCATAGCTTGAAAAAGCCTAAACTCTTTATAGAGCTCTGTTCCAGGCTTGAAGTGTTTATCAATGATTCCTTTTACTATTTTAACTTCTCCATTTTTGCCCTCTACTAAAGCGCGTGATAGAGAAGAAAGTAGTTGTTCATAGATAATTCCAACATTTCTTTTTTTATTATGCTTCGGCATTTTATCCTTCATCCATTTCGTTTAAATCTTCTAGATCAAATTCTAAAGCAGAGTCATCTTGTTCAGAAAGAAGACCCCTACTATGATTATCTATAATATTTGAAAGGTTACTTATAACATCTTTCATAGAAGCATCCATTCTCGGCGCATTTACGCTATGATCTAAAAGTGTCGATACTTCTGAATTCATGTTTTCGCCAAAAGGATTTTTAAAAAATTCAGAATCGTAAGGGCTGTTCATAGAATCCCTCTTCCTTGTAGAAGACCCTACTCCGGTCATAGATTTAAAATCTGGAGAATGCAATCTTTGCGATTTAGAAGATCTAGATTTTTTTATAGGTTCATTCCATATATTTTTAACCATGTTGTCTACACGAGCTGGTCCTGATTCATCATCTAAAGAAAACTTTATAATTTCATCGTCATCTTCATCGTCATCTTCATCGTCATCTTCATTTATTGAATCTGCTTCTGGAAGTGGAGAAACTCCTATTGGGAGGACGTTACCATCTAGTACATCACCAACTACTTGATCAGCTGCGAATAAGCCACCTTCATCTCCGCCTTCATCTCCGCCACCAGCGTCGTCACCACCGCCCTCTCCACCCGAAGCTTCAAGTTCTGCGTCTCTCTTTTTGTCATTTGCTCTTCCCTCTTCCACTAATGCTATTTCTTCATTAGTAAGACCTAAAACATTTTTTCTAACCCAATCTTTATCCAACATTCCTTCTGGCACTTTTCCAGCAATGTCGAATTTTTGAGAAATTAGTTCTAGTTTCTGTTGCTGGGCTATGCTTGAGGGGTTAGAGAGTTTTAAGTCAAAATCTACCAAATCATCGCCAGTAAATCCATGAGAATAAAGATGAATCATTGCAAGCTTATTCAACTCTGATATAACCGTTTTTTGAATTCTTTGAATTGTCCTACTAAATCTTATATCTTCTTGAGCCAACGTTGCTTTTGACCCTATTTCTTCGTCATATCCAAGATATGCTTTTGGAATTTTAAGAGCTGCAAATAATTTCTTTTGAATATACTCTACATCTTCAATAGCTGACGTGTTTTGTCCTCCAGCCAGAGAAGATATATCGGTCCCTGAGTCACCTCCGCGAACCGGGATGAAGTAATCCTCATCCACGGAAAGAGGGTTATATCTGAGATCTACTCTGCCATCCGATTTATTAACAACTGGCTCTCTCTTAAGAGAAGTTTTAGCTTGCTCAAGATATTCGGCCACATTTTCCGGTGGAACATTTCCTACGTCAATTTTAAATACACGGCGCTCAGGTGCGCGTATGATACGATAAACTAACATCGCATCTTCGATGAGAATCAACTGTCTCCAAATTCTTCGAGCTGACTCTAATACGCTAGAGCCGTATGGAAGAAACGCGTCGTTGCCAAGTAAGCGAAAGTGGGTGATTTGCCAATTTTCAAGAATCTGATTTCCTTGCGTCATCCAGCGAAACCTAACCGCTCCTGGATTTTCAGGATCGTAACCTTCTTCTCTTTCTATTTCAGAGATTGGAATTGGATAGCAAGCTATTACACCAAACTCAGGAGAAACATCGTTAAACAAGAAAAAATCTCCGTACTTACATAAATTTCTAACCCACATTGGAAGATTAAAATCTAAATTCAGAGTATCATAAAAAAGAGTAAACAATAGCTCTCTTATTTTTCTATTTTCAGAATATATGTGGAGTACATTCCCTTTATCGTCTACTGATGCAGTTTCTTCTGAATATATGTCTAAAGCAGAAGAAATCTCTGGAGTGGCTTCCATTTCTGAAAAATCAGAATATCTTGCCATCCTGTCAAAAGACCCATATGCGGACATTGTATTTGTGTATATGTCGCTATGTGATTTCCTAAACTGCTGTAAAGAACTCGCGGGTCCAGGATTTTTACCATCAAAAGACTTTATTCTTCTTTTAATAGACGGACCAGCTCTAAAAAGAGCAGTTAATCTTCTAAATAAACTTGGTGAGTTATCAGCCATTTTCTATATCACTCTTGTTCTTACAATAAATATTCATTTTTATTCTAGAATAAACTATTTCAACAGCCAGCCAAAACTATATGGCTTTTTTTCGTCATCTTCCATATCAGCTTCATCTAAAATGACTGGCTTAAATGGATTGATTTGATTGACTGTTTTAAGCTTAGGATCTAAAATGCCCTTTGGAGCATTACTCATCACGCCCATAGCTTGAAGCATTGCTTGGTTGAGATCGACACTCTGTTTGTTGAAGGCTTCACTGGTGTCATAAAGCCATAACCCTATAGCTAAAGCCATAACTAGATCATCGTTTTTATCACGCATAGCTTGCGCTTTATTGTTTTTCCAAATAAAAGTTTTCATCTCTTCATAAAATCTGGAAGAATATATTTTTATCTGCTTGTTTCTTAAAACTTCTTCTAGACGAGTAAGAATTTTTCCACGGTTATTACCCTGGGTAGAAAAACCAGCTTTGCCGATGCTTCCATTTCCATATAAGACGTCATATTTTTCTTTCTCTTTTGCAAAATATATGTTGGTGTATCCAAGTTCTTTTAATTTAACTAAAACTGCATAACCGTATGTATTAGACTCTGGACAGATCACGGCGTTGTTAAATCTTTTTCCAGCTTCAACTAACAATATTCCAAATTGGTCTGGCGGGATTTTTCCTTTAAATTCGCAAACTATTTCAGATTCATTAGTGTCTATAACATGAAAAGCTGAATAGTCTTTAGAGTCTCCCCTAGAAACATCTGCGGAAATGATATAATCGTGATCAGTAAGAGAATATTTCCATTGCCAACAAGCCATTTCAGGACCCCATCTTTCCATGGGCGATTTTACCATGTATCGAAGATATTCTACATCTTCTGCTTTTAAAAATGTTTCTCCAGAAGCAGCAAAATCACACAACAGCTCTTGAGCGACTTGTTTGTCGGAAAGGTTTTTGCACTCTTCTTCAAACCATGCATCGTCTCTTTCCGGATGCACGTCCCATTGAAGTTTTATAGGGTTAAATTCATTCTCTTTAGATTCGGCCTTAATATAAAGATCATAATATTGTCCTCCCACGCCATTTGGTGTCGAAAGTATTATTGCTCTACCGCCAGTGGACAAAGTGGGATATAGCCCCATCCAAAGCTCATCAAAATTTCTAACAAATGCAGCCTCATCTACGATAAGCAGTGATAACGCTTCAGATCTACCAGCGTCTTCGGAAGTTGGAACAGCTTTTATTTGTGAGCCATTACTAAATTCTACGCTCTGCTTATTGTTTCCAGTTATCTCTGGCAAAACTAACCATGGAGGTAATCCCCGCATAGCTGTTTTAACTTTTTTAATAAAGTTCATAGCCACGCTTAATTTTGTCGCAATAATTAAGACATTTTTATCTTTATAGAATAAAGCTAACCAAGCGGCGTAAGCTGCCGCAAGAGTAGATAAGCCGAGCTGTCTAGACTTTAAAACAACGTTGAACCTGTGTTCAACAAAATCATTAACGCAATCATTTTGAAAAGGGTACGTTTTAAAATCTATAGTCCCTCGCAAAGGATGCTGAATTTTGACATAAGTGTTAATGAAGTAAAGAGGGTCTTTTCCGCACTTTATTATTTCTTTAACTTGTCTTTTTTTATTTTGCGGAGCCATCTCTACCCATCGTTAGTTAGCTTATGGAAAAATCTACAAATTTTCTATAGAGCGCTACTCGACGGGGATTTACTGAAGATGCTTGAACTAGCTCTACACTGTCTCTTTGAGATTCTTCTTTTAGTCCTAAAGCTTCGCCTGAAATATCTTTATACTGTTGTTTACAGTTTGATATGAGTCCCGCGATTCGTTCATTTGCTTCTTCGGCAACTCTTGGAATTTGAACTTCCATTCCTCGCTCTGATGCTAAATACACTATCGTGCTAAACATTACTCTAAGAGTATTTTCTCCAACTAAATTAGCTTTACAGCTATAAGTTTGGCTACTCTTACCCCAAGAAGTTTCTAAAATCTGTCCGAGTACATTGGTTTGTTGAATTGAAAGCATTTTGTAATCCTCTACTTCACATAATAACTAGGCAACTCTAATCGTTTTTTTCTCATCTGTGCCTTCTTTCTTTTGCCAGGCCTCCAATTTCGATCCCAGCGCTTCTTATTTGGCCACACTACTTCGTCTACGCAAAGAGAGCAACATCCATATTTATTAATCGTAGAGCAATCATGATTATCTCTCATTAAAGTAAGACAAACCGGACAATCGAAAGGAATAAAATTTTCTTTGTTTGTTTTGTCTACTATGTTTAAAAATTCAAATTTATTCATGAATCACCTGCGAATCAATACCTTTTGAAAATATATCTAAAATAGTATCTACGCTATCTTTCACAGCATCTACGTGAGAAATAACTAAAATATTCTTAAACCATTTTTTCAATGATTGAAGAAGTCTATTACAAGCTTCGACGTTAGTTTCATCTAAAGCTCCGAATCCTTCATCAATTATAAACGTGTCGCACTTTGGTAAAGAAGAAACATTTACTAACGCCACTCTAATAGCTATAGAGGATATCATTTTCTCCATGCCTGAAGCGCATTCAATAATTCTCTTTGAGTCTCCATAATTTATAAAAACATCCATAGAATTTGATTTTAAGTCAGCTTCAAGCTCAACAGTAAACTCTACAACTCCATGTAGTATCTTTGCAATTTCTTTATTGATTTTAGGAAGCTGCATTGTCAAAATATGAAGTGGTATGCCCTTTTTGTTCACGCCATTCATCAAAATTTCGTATATCCTCCACTCCATCAATAGATTTTCATAGCTAGTTTTTTCTTCTTTTAGCTTAGCTAGCTCTGAAGTCGTTAGTCCGATAGATTCACTTGTACTTATTCTTTGAGCGTCTAAATCTCTAGCTGTTTTTTCGAGTTTCATAAGCTCTATTTTTATAGAATTAATCCTCTCAGATTTATCTGACATATCCACTCTAGATTTTAGACTTTCATACTCTTTTTCTAATTCTAATATAAGCAAAGAAATTCTATCTTTTGCAGATTCTGCCTCTCTAGATTTAGCTTCTAACGTAGATCTTTCTATTTTGAAATTACTCTCTTTTTCTAAAAGGTTTTGGTATTTATCAATTTTAGACTTTAAATCTTCGTCAAGCAATATAGAAAAAGCTTTTTTCGCTGATTGGATTTGCTTCTCTATATTTTCTACTAAATTAACTTGTTCTTCAATTAGACTTTTGTCGAGATGAGATCTTTTAATAAATTTGCATGTTGGAAACTTATCTCCACAGGGAACTTGGTCTAAAAGCGAGATAGAGTCTCTCTTATTTTTTAAAGTAGATTTTTCTTGATCTAGACTACCCTCCAAAACCAATAAAGTCTTTTCTAGCTCAAGTTGAGCTCCATATTTTTCTTTTAATTGATCAATTGGGAACTGGTTCTTTAGTTGATCTATTTTAGTTAATTTTGCATCGAGATTGTCCAGAGTTATCTGGTTAGTTTCTACAGCTGAATTTAGCTCAGAAATTCGTTCTCTATTTTCAGATATCTCGCTTTCTGATTTAGTTAAATCAGCTTCTGTTATGATTTCAGAAAAAGAAGATGCTGATTCAACTTTTATTTCTTGAATTTTAGAATTTGCAGAAGCTAAATCAGAATCGATTTTCAGCCTCTCTTCTTTTAGACTTTTTAAAATCAAGCCCTTTTCTAATATAAGAGTGTTCCACTCTCTTTCAGGAGATTTGTCTAGTAAAGCCTTAATATGAATAGAGTCTTCTTTTGCGTTGTTCAAAATAGTTTCGAATATATTCAAATCTAAAAAACTAGCTAAAATTTCTTTTCTTTTAGTCGCGCGGTGCTTTATAAAAGTGTTTATCCCTCCCTGCGACGCAAAGGAAGTTAACATAAAGTCTTCGTAAGTTCCAACTAAAGATCTTAATATTGCGTCAGTTTCCCTTCGTTGGCCACCAGATAAATCCTTGAGTTCTCCATTGGTGTCTACACGATAGAGGTTTAAGTGAGTGACAGCATTGATCTCGCCACGTCGGTTTTGGTGTTTTACTGATTGGCGCTCCAATCTGTGACAAACTCCGTTTACTAAAAAATCAAGCTCAACTTTACAGTGGCCCTTTCGGGTATTGATTACGTGAAGATTTTTAATAGATCCTCGATCCGTTGTGTTATAAAGACCATACATGATCGATCCTGGAATAGAAGATTTTCCAGATCTATTTTTACCGAAAAGACCCACCACGCCGTGAAGAGAATCAAAGTTGATAACGTTATTTTTTCCATAAGAAAAAACATTGTCAAATTGAAGCTTTTTTATTGACCATTTAACGTTTCTGGGGGTGTCATTTTCTATTACTGAGCCTGTATATTTTTTCAACAACACTGAAATTTCTTGCCATTCTTCTTCAGATATAGACGCTTCTTTGTAGTATTGCTTTAGTAAGTCTAAAATAACTGAAGGGTCTCTAAAATTAGAAAAAGACTCATCGTTAGTTGATGATTCTATAATTTGAGATTTTATATCGTCGAATTTAAAAACTATTTCAGAAGCTTTTTTCTTTTCTTTTAGCTCAGAATATAAATGCTTTATCTCGGTTTGGGGTATTTGAAATTGCGATCTAATCCTAAATCTCGAACCATCTGGATATTTGCTAGATTCCCTAACGGTATCTACAACAGTGTCTTTCCAGTCTATAGTGGCGAAAGGCTTAGAGTGAAAAACTTCAACAAAGTCAACGTCAAAATCATCAGCTGATCTTATGTCCCACACTAAAAATCCTTTTCCAGGATCTTCTCCGTAGTTTTGTTGTATAGTAGATCCGGGGTACGCTATAGTTTTAGACTCATTTAAAAACTGAAATTTATGGATGTCTCCAAGAAAAGCAAACTCAAAATCTTTAAAGAATGTGTGCTCTACTTCACCCTCAATTTCCCAATTGATATCCGTAAAAGATCCGAGCACTCCACCGTGAAACAGAGCAATATTTACTTCTCCCTCTACAGGCTTAACATTTTCCCAATTCTCTTCATCAAAGCAAGAAAAAACTCCCCAGTTAAAGCCAGGGATGCCAGTTGAGTAAGTTCCAGAATCCTTATACAAGTGCAAATTGCTGTTATTAAGGGCTGAAATTATAGGAGATATAGCATCTTGCCTGTGTGGGTTAGAAATTAAGCCATCGTGATTTCCAAGAATAACATGAGTTGGAGCTACTTTAGCTAATTCTTCAAACCACCAAGATAAAATATCAATTAACTCTGGAGATATTCCCTGTGTTTTTGAATGGACTATATCTCCACCGACAAATATTAAATCAGGGTTAATTTTCCTAGCTTTTTCAAAGAAATCTAAAAAAGATTCTCTGTATTCTTCGTGACGAGATAACCCGCGGAAGTGAACATCAGAAAGGTGGATACATTTAAAAGACATATTTTTTCCTACACCAAAGATCCGCTTTTAATAGATTTTATTCTATATTTTAGAATATCTCTAGGGCTCCAAATTTTTGCGGTATCTTTCAATTTTATAAATTGCGCCCTTGTCATTTCGCCGACGTCATCATAATTTTCAACATTTAAAATTCTGACTTTTATCCCATACGAATATAAAGATTGGCATATTTTCTGTTGTTTAAGCTTTGCGTCTATATCTAAAGCCAGAATTACAGGCGTGGAGTGAGCTACAATTTCTTGAAACAAAGCATAATCTTTGTTTAAAAAAGACCCTAAAATTGAAGTTGCATTATAATTGCACTTCACCAAATCTAGAGGGCCCTCAACGATCGTAAGCTCTTTATCCCAATCAATATTTATTTCATTAAAGATTAAATCTTTCTTTTTGGCTTTAGCATTCAAGTATTTTCTACGACTAGAACCGTCTATGCTTCTTCCCGTGTAATAATTTAAATTTCCAAGTTTATCAAAAGAAGGCATAATCAATCTACGCCTGAAACTTCCAGATCGACAAGTTCCAAATTTATAAAACCATAAATCTTTTTCAGATAAGCCTCTAGAGACTGCATATTCTATAGTGCTTCTAATATCTGGATCTCTAGATTTTAAATTTTGTGCTAGCAATACAAACCCTTTTGGAATTTCTACTTTAATAAAAGCTTCTGGCTCTATCACTTCTTCAGATTCGCCCTCAAAAAACAGAGATTGGTATTCACTGTATTTTTTAGGAGCGTATTTTCTAATAGTGTATTTGAGAGTTTTTCCCTTTAGCCCGCAAACCCAACAGTGATGCATTCCATTGATCAATTTAACTATTAGCTTTTTTTTATCTTTCCTGTCTTTAGAACACTGTGGACATGTGAGAGCTATGCTTTCGCCGTTAACTATTCCGGGTCCAAATGTAGCTTGTAAAAAAGCGGCTTTCGCAGATAAATTTTGTTGCATCTAATAAATAGTAACTTAATTTATGCTATTGTTCAAGAACGATCCCAGCCATGGAAATAACATAAGCGTCTGCCATATCATAACAGCTAGATTCTAAAACCGATTGCCCTTTTCTGGGTCCGCTTTTAAGAATTTTAACCGGCCAATCGAAAGTTTTCAGTTGAGAATCTACCCAGTCTAAAACTTGTTCTTTAGTAGATTTTTCTGCCTTCTTTCCCCTAACAATTTTAATCCCCAACGATTTCCTAGCCGTGTTTACGTTTATGAATTCTGGAGCTACGCAAAACTCATCTTGGGCTAGATAGCTAACTACTCCATTAAATCGAGCTAGCGTTAAAAGTGTTTTTGCAGAAGAGAGCCCTGGGCGAAAAGCTTGCAAGTTTTCTTCAATACAAATTCTTTCAATTTCATAATCAATATTTAGCTGCCCAAGAAGACTTCTAACTTTTTTTGCTTTCGCAAACGAAGACTTCTCTTTTTGAAGATCGACGTATCCCATTTTTATTAATTTTCCAGAAACGTCGACCAAACACCACCCCGTGCAACTAGTTGATATGTCAAGTCCAAGTATCATTAATAATCCATTTTAATCCTAAAAAGATATTTATCAGTTATTTTTTTAACTACTGGCTGAGAAAGCTGTGCTCTACCAACGACATTCAAGTTATTATCATGAAGCAAGACTTCACTAATCGCAACGAATACATCCGTGTCAGTATTCGCGTAATTATCTGGTTTCATGGGATGAAACGTGGGATTTGAAGATGAGTTAATTCTTCCTACGTTGGCGTTAATATTCACTTCTTGCGAATGGACATTTTGGTAGCCTTCTAGATTTACTTCAAATTGATCTCTTCCAAAAAATAGAATATTTGGAGATTTTATAATAGAGATACCTTCTTCGTAAAGAACATTTCCAACTGAATTCCAAGTGGCTGGTGGAGTTGCAGAGTCAGCCCTATATAGATTTCCTCTTAGGTCATCAACTATTCTCATCGAAACTTTTCCATTAGACCCAGTAATAGCTTTATCGAACAAAGAATAAGTTCCAGGTTTAATAGATTGACCATAGAATAAATTAGAAGAATCAAAAAATACTACTTCATCAGAAGAATTATCTCTTGTAAGCTGCAATATCTGCGGTTCGGAACGACTTGACCAATCACCAGATTCTGTCATTTGAACTACATAAGAGCTATCAGAATCGTCTTGCATTGTGCCTGTGACCAACATAGGCATCTTATGCATATCTCTCAAAGTTATCAAAGAAAGATTAGAGAGGCCCAAATCATCAACATAAGAACTTATAAAAGATCCTGAGGCCGGTGCAGAACCCAAAATAGAAGTAACTCCATTCGGATCTGAAGCTGTCATTAAAAGATCGAAAGATGGACTAAATAACCCATTGTCGCATGGAACAATAGTAAGATTTCTTGCCCTAACATAAGAAGACTGAACGCCAAATTCGTAAAGAAGTCGATTCGCGGTCTGCCAATCTTTAGTCGTATCAGATATTTCTGAAGATGTAAGATGAAACAACCGGGGGAACGTGTGATGACGATGATCTCTAACAAAATTTTGCAAATTTATATCTTTTCCATCTACGTCAAAAGATAACCAAGTATTAAATGGCTGCTCGGTTTTTTGTTTTATAGACTGAAACGGTGTTCTCAAAACTTTTCTAGATGTGCTATCTTTAGTAAAAAATGGGGGTAAATAAAATTTAATCGACGCATCCAACACTTCTCTTGAGGGACCTTTGATGCTAGCAGTTATAATTTCGTTAGTAGTATTAACTCTATTGTATATTCTAAGATCGTGAAATTCTGCATTTAGTGGATGATTTAAAAGAGTGGCAGTTGGGTCTGATGAAAAACCAACGCCCCAATCTTGTACACCTTCTGTTGACGCTGCATTTTCGTTAAAAAACGCGCGGAGATCTGATGTCGCTCCAGAGTTCTGGCCATCGTAATAATTTCCGATAAACAACGGATTAAACTTCGTATAAAACGGTTCGTTGAAAGAACTAGATGGGACACTAAACATAGATTTATTCTGTTCCACACCGTCTATCCAAAAAGACCCAGTTCCCCCCTCAGCCCAGGCCGCTTTGCCCATATAGTTGATCGACACATGATGCCAGTGATTTAATTTTAAAGAATGCTCGTCTGAGACAAATATTAAATCTTGCGGGTAAGATCTAGAATTATTTTTAATGCTTAAATCTATCTCAGAAGGTTTTGTATCGGCTGACGATGATAGCTGAAGTGCCACTCGGAAAGTGTTAGGCAGCCCTTTCATGTTTAGTCCTGAGCCCGTATGGAGAGTCACAGCATAGCAGGAACTCATGTGCATAAGGGTGCCCGCTTTATATTCTAGTTCAGGACCTTCAGTGGTGTATCTAGGGTTTATATAAAAACTAATATTAAACGAACCAGTTATAGCATAAGTCCCTACGCTTGGATCGGCTGTAGTAGAAGGCGAAGGATAAATTAGCGCTCTGTTTGGAGAAACCGACGATGCTGTAAAGAAATTAATAGCATTATAGTTAGTGTAAGAAAATTGAGCTTGCGGATATTGAACTCTGTAATATTTGAAAAGATTATTGACTACTACAGTTTTTCTAAGAGTGTCTGAAGTAAATTTATTAGTTGGTTTAAACCTTAAAATCTCTACATATTTTTTCAAGTTTGGAGACTGAACAACTTCATTTACTCCCGTGAGATAGTGAACGAATGAATCGTGTAGGGAGCCGCTAGAGACCATCGGCTGAACCGACGAAGATGGAAAGAGAGTGGTTGATAATCCTAGATCTGATAAAAGAACTCCATGAGAGTTTCTATTTCCATCTTGCATTATCTCTTCGGCAACAGAAGCTGTAGCCCACAACACGCTTCTAAATTCGTCTAAACTGCTATCATTAAACCCAGAAGCTCCCGCAGATGAAGAATAAGTCGGGTGAGCTTGATCTTTTATAGACGTTGATCTCTCTGCATATACGAAGATAGATCCCGTAATTCCGTTAGATGATGAAGAGAACATTCTCTTCGGATGCATCTGTAGGGTTACGACATCAAAATTCTTTGCATTTAATGCTATAATTGACATTTATATCCATCGCTTAGAAATCCAGACGAACTCTCAAAGTAAGATCTTTTTCATCGTTCTTTTCAATTGGTCTAGACAACTTAGCGACCGCCAATAGATTGTTAGCAGAATCATATAATCCAACAGTTGTGATATATGTAAACGTTCTCTGGTCTGTCGTGGGGTCATCTATTACATTAATATTTCCTGATTCGTCCGTATAACTTGGGTTAGATGAATAATTGTATTCACTTGATTTAGCACGGCAGAAATAGATGTTAGAATTAATCTTAGTGACATTTTGAAAAGTAGCTGATGTTAAACTACCAGAACCAAATCTGCAAGTTGCAAGATGGTCTATAATGTTATCAATAGACCCAGAACATAAAAAGTCTGGCATAAAGAGAGCATTTGGATTTCCAAATCTACCATTTCCTATAACAGTTTGTCCCGGATTAATAGTTATGCCGTCGCTGGTTGTCGAGCCGGCTCGCATAGCCGAGATAGTCCCCGACATATGCTGATCATACATGAAAATTTTACCCATATCAAGTACTGCGATTCCTTGATCATAAAACATTAATCCAACATATTCGCTAGTGTTAGAAGTGTTGACTATATAAGCTACATCTCCTCCATCTGATTTAAGCTGTCTTGTAGAAGCATTGATATCCGCATAAATAGATGATCCGCTGGTAGAAGTGCGCGAAACATTAGATCCCCAAGAGCCAGTAAACGCATCTAACCCATTAAAAATTCCAGTAGACCCTGTAAGATACCATCCGACTTTTTGAAGTGCGGTTGCTTCATCAGATCTTCTATTTGTAGAAGAGTCCCAATAGTCAAAATTATCAAAAGTGGCAGATTGAAATAATCTCATTGCAAAAGTTTCTTTTTTGATCTCATCTCGAGCAAAAAGTCTTCTGAAGTTCAAAAATAGCGCCTGCTCTATTCTATCTCCCTTTATTCCAAGTTGCGAGTTACTGCTTAAGCTGCTATCAAAGGCAGTGACTCCAGGGGCGTAAAACTGCTTGTTTGCATTTCCTAATAGAACTTGCGCATATTGACCGTAGTTTGAGAGTTTTTCTCGCATCATCAAAGACTCGGATGGAAACATGTATTTTCCATTAGTGTCAATACCAGTTCTTACATCGGTAACCATAGAGCTTCCGCTAAATATCCCAAAAGTCATATCCATGATCGCGTTAGAAGTCTGCAGAGAGAAATCTTGATCATACACTGTTTGAAACAAAGAAGAAGTCACCCCAGGGCCGATACCCCCCGTAACAAAAACTTGATATGCTCTTCTGGTACTAGACCCCGAGACATCTTCTTGGATGACGTCTACTAATTGAGTCAAATCGCTAGTAGACGTAGTAGAATCTCCAGCGCTGGCATTTATGCTAGTAAAAGTTGCCATTTAAAATTTCTCCATTATGATGATTTAACGATGTTTACTGCTTGAACTACTCGTTGGCCACTGAACACGCCAGTAATTTCAACATAAGTCGTTATAGTGCTGTTAGAAGCGTTAGTAGAATAATACGCAAAATAAGAATCAGAAAAGCTTCTCACTGTAAACGATAGCGTAACAGCCGCTCCGTTCCAACCTGAGGCGCTAGCGTTTCCGGAATAGTCAACTGTCGCAGTAGCTATATTGTTATTACCAACAGTAGAGCTCGCAGTCGATAGGGACAAAAATCTAGAATCATATTCAATTGTAAAAAGAGTATCTCTTACATCAGAAGCACCCGTCGCAGTAGAAGACGAAAACAGATCATCTGGTTTCTGAACTACTGAAATAGTTGAAGTTACTCCTCTAGTTGCTTCCGTAACATTTGATGTTGAAGAAACTTCTAAATACGGCAGTTTCGTTAAATATGGATTGCTGACTGTTACTAACTTATGTTTTAAAGCTAAATCAGCGTTAGTCTGAGCTTCGAACACGGGCGTGTTCTTCTCTATTTTCTCTTTACCGACTGTTCTACCAAACTTTTTAATAATAGTGTAGTCTACTTCGTCATCGCCCAAACCAAATTTTGATATTGAAAAGGTTCCTTCAGCGAGTTTTTTTCTTCCAATGTCAGTTAAAACTGCATCCACAATAATATTGTTGGTAGAGTGATCTAAAAATCCCATTTTTTCTCCAATGCTTTAATTATAGCAATACTACTCATCAAATAAATATATTCAACCCTAATAAACAAGAGAATCATATTAAAAACAAGCATGCTTGTTAAGATATAGTCCTCTGATCTTTGAATCTAATTCTTATATTTTTACTATTTTGCCTATCTAAGTTAATTATTTGCATTCTAGCGCCACCGATATCATTAGCATTAGTCCAAGGAATAAATTGACTGTCAACACCATCAGCATCTAATATTTTATAATAGTCTGGCGTAAAATATATCTTAAGATAACTATGTAAGCTGTCTTTAATTGAATCTTCTGTTAAAATACCCGGAATTAAAAAATTTGGATATGGCTTCGGAGACCCTTTAGGAGAAATCCATGAAATATCGAGCTGGCCGTTAGTTTTATCATATTTTACTCTATATTGCGCTGAATAGTTTGAGCTCAGCATATGCGTGTCGACAGCACAAATAGCGTAAATATAATCAGATTCATTATCAAAGCCAGAATCAGTATAAGAACATATTTGGTATTCTACTTTGTTGATATATTGAGATGGAACATTTTCAGATGGTTCTTGTTGATCTTCGGTGTAGTCAAAATCTATTTCCATTTGAAGAACGAATGGATCATCAATAGAAGACCTTCTAAAAACTTGATATTTTACAACGTCTAATTGAGGGTTTGCGCCTGGAGTCCAAATTATTTTTATAGTTCCATTAGAATTTCTATGAAACTCGACTCCAGATGGTGGCTCTGGTGGTATTTTTTCGACACACTCTACAACAGCTTTTGGAGCAGAGCGAGACTTAACTAAAGAATATTTTTGTGTTGTTATTGTATCCTCACCAGAAGCAGAATATTCATTCCACCGTAGCAAATAAACCGTACTTATTTGATAACAATAAGTGGAGCCGTATTTAACTTCGTAATCTGCAACGCTGTCTAAAGCATCCGTGTTATCTCCAGTAAAAAATGCTCTGGTAATGAATTCTTCTGTAGAAGAATCTATTATTTCGCTTTTATCAACTACATACCCCATGAAAGCAATTCCTGGCATAAAACCAGAATCTGAAGATGTAGAAGATTCTTCAGACATAACCTGCATTGTTGGCATATATTGGTCTATAGACAGCAAAGAAGAATCTTGACCTGCTCTAGCACCAGCCTGAGTGGATGCAGCAGATGATAAATCTGAATCTATTTTTCCAAACAGGGAGCTCAATGGAGCAGATTCTGAAAAGGCTAAAATATCAGATAAAAATTTATTATTAACAGCAAACGTCATCGAAAATTCACCATTTTCTTCTGTTTGAGAGTATTGAACAGCCGTTCCCAAAGATGGATCGTAATAAGAATATTCATTCGCAGAATCTATTTGAGCTCCATTCATTAAAGCATCTACGTCAAGAACATCTTTGGTTGTAGACATCAAACTCAAAGCATCTGCCAAACCAAGATTAGTGAATCCAGACTGGGTTGCGGCTGCTTCAATAATGGCTGCCGTAACATCTCCAGAAATTTCAGAATCTTCTAACGTAATAGTAGAAAAATTGTTTCCTTGAATTGTATGTTCAGAATTCAGTGTGTCATAGTATGTGTTTAGAATAGCTGCTTTTTCTGCAGCTTCAATGTCAATAGTTTCTACTGCCGATAACAGTGAAGCATCTACTGGAGGTGTAAGCTCTAATTGAATATATCGAGCGTAGCCATAATCTTTTTCTTCGCCATCAACTTCTTCAACTATATGCGTATTTATAGAAGTTCTTTCATTAGAAACATAAAAATTGTATATAAATTGCCCAGAAAAACTGCCTGGTTCTGGTACGTCAAAAACAAAGGCTCCGTATGATGGATAACTAGTTGTCATTATGCATCGTCTCCCAACGTATTTCCGTCGTATATAATTACGGAAGCTCTAAAGAAATTAATACTATTTTCACCGTCACGAGCTTTAAATTTTATCCCTGTGTCAATCACAGTGCCCCAGGAACTGTATTCCACGAGACCGGAGTAGCTGAAGAGCATATTATCATAAAGATTATTATAATCACTTTCTTGTACAGTGTCATCACCGTCTGCAGCTTCTTCTACTCCGGTAGTTAAAATCCAGCCCTCATCGTCTAAAGTGACGGCGGTCTCGGTTTCGCCAGTGAAGCGGTAGCCTATCAATTCTCTGACATCATCACCAGTAGTATAAGGCACCATATCATCCCATGCTGGAGATCCCGCAGTTGTGCCCACTGAGTTTTCCCAGCGTACGCAAAAATCGTCTGGATGAAATGGGAAAAATATAACTCTATCAAATCTCTTAGCTCCGATAATTTGCTGCCGCATAGATTCCGCAGTATATAATCTTGACCCCACAGCATTAGTGGCAGAATCTAAAATTTCATCTGAAAGATCTTCAAATCTAGTTGCTCCCAACGTTGTGCTAAATCCAGAAGCGATTGTATTGTAATTTGAAACTGAAGTTGATAATGAGCTCATCACTTGAGAAACTGCCGATGAAACTCCAGAATTGTAGGATGAAAATTCAGATGAAAGAGCTTCAGCAAAATTAGAAGCATAATCATTAATTCCTAGACCAAGTTCTTCTGAGGTGCTTGGGAATGTGTCTTCATTTATGCTGACACCTAAAACTATCCTATAATAATTTTCTAACAAATAGCTTCTTAGAATATGGTATGCTGATACAAGAATTCTATCATTTAAATCATCTCCATACAAATCAGATAAAGTAGCAATCCTAACGTCATCATTCACTATTATTTGAGTCGATTCCCCTTCGCCTTCTTGTACGCTTAATTCTGCTTTTAAGAATTTCATATTATCTCTTATATCGCTAATCGATCCATAAGACAATATATCTTCAATAGTTAAGTCTTCAAAACTTTCAGTAACAACGAACAAATTGGCATTAAAAGGTATGCAAATGGGCTCTAGTGACACTTGAGGGTATTCAAAATTGTAACCTGTAATTCCTATCCACATGTTTTGTGGGATATATCTAGAGCCACCCAGGGTATTACTAGCACTTGAGGAATCATCAAACTCTTCTACGCCGGTAGCAGGTATACCAAAACACAACGTTCTCAAACCCTCTTTTGACATATCACGGGTGTCAAACATTAAATTAATTGCCGCCATTAATTTAGAGTCTATGGTCTCTTGTGCTGGTATCAATCCACTGCTGCTATCTCCTTTCTGACGATAAAAAGATAAATATTTCAAAGCCATCTGCTGATCTGTTAAATTCTGCAATATATCGGCACCAGCTTCGCCTGACTCTATAAGATCACTAATATATTCAACCACCGGCTCGAGGTTCTTCGCATCGCCGTCTCTGTTAAAAGCTTTAATAGCGGTGCCAGAATAATCTTCGATTCTTTCGCCGAACTTATCAAACAAATTAAAAGCTATAGCTTTAAAATATGGTTCTCTACAGGATAAAATCAAACCTCTCCAAAGCTTATTTATATAATTATTTATGTATCGGAGATGGCCGTTGGTGACTGTGCCACCAAATCGAGCATCACCCCCATTACCTGTTTGACCCAGGCCACCGACGCCAGCATAACCGGTCGGCCCGGTGCCTCCAGAGTTTAAATAAGGGGTGTAGCCTGTTAAAGATAACATTGGGGCTACACCCAATAATATCCCGTCATCTCCAAAACTATATATCCCCGAACTGTTTTCAACCAATCCACCCATCATTCGTTGTAGAACACTATCAGATGAAGTATAAGAGAGCGCACCAGTATCAGCAGGAGTTATTTCTAACTCTAGTAGCTTTTCAATAATAGTGGGAATCGCAGCTATATACCATGGCACCCAAAAAGCGCGAGGCGTCATACCGGTATCTCCAGATGAGATGATGTCTCCCCATGCATCGACGTTTTCGTCGTCGCTATTATAATAGCCTCCCTTTATCCACCTAGCTCTTCCGGTGAAGTCTGTGAGATCGTTTACTTCCGAATCCGCGAATGAATCTAAACTCGTGTTTCCTGTCAAGGCAAAAAGCACAGAAAAATCTATTAATGAAATATCCTGGTCGTCGTGATTCGAAGTAGAATCCCAATAAATAATATCATCGGCTTCAAGAATTTCTGGAAAAGTAACGCGGTTCCATATAACCTCTTCGCCAACAAAATTTGATCTAATCGTGTCACCCGTACGGCTTCGTTCGCCGCTGATGGCGGTACCCACGCCCTCGCCTATCTTATTCGAGTCAGTCTGTTCCATACCATACCAGCTAGTTGTCACATTTTGCATATCGACTGCAAGATGTGTCGCGGTATCGTCGTTCTGTCTCAGGTTCATTTCAATCCATTGCTCAACGAGGTGGTCAGTGTATTTCAACAACTTGTCATTGTCGAGTGCATCATCGTGGTGGGAATTGTAATAGGGGTACAGCATCCTGGGATAAACGGGCGCGCCGACTTTTTCTCGAGTTTCTCCAGATGCAACAGCATCTCCGTCTACCATGTTGTGATAATTTCCGAGTATTGGAAAACGCGTATAGGCATTTGAGGTACCAACCCCTTCCCATTGTATATAAGCAACATGAAAAAATGGATAAGTCTGCTTCATTATCATTGCCATATTATCAATAATATGGCCGAATATTTCTGCTAATGGTTTTCCAGTAGCAGCTAAAGTACCATCATCATTACAAAAGTTCTCGTGGATAGATCTCATTGTTGGTACCCAGTATCTAAACCCAATCCCAGTAGAATAATCTTGATCGTGCGCCTCAGCCTGCCAGAAACACTCGCTGGCTGGAAAATCTTCACAATCCGTTTCGCCAACTCGTTCTAAGTTGTCCATTATTATATCTGCATATCCACCCGAGTCTGTATATGGAGCTGTATTAGCTTCGAATGGAAAACAAAGATCAGCTGGGCTTGCTGGTCCAATATTATGTCCTCTTGTTTTTAAAATTTTTCTAAAAGTCAATAAACACATCTCTATCATTTCAGCAGCCCATAAATTTGCCAAAAGTGGAATGTAAGGAACATCTGACTCTTCGTGGAAATCTTTCGCCCAATGCCAAGAATATTTCCACATGTTGCAAGCTTCAAAAAGAGAGTCCTTGGGAGTAAAAGTCTTACCGCTCGCGTGGAGGGTGTCAGCGCCCCAAGAGATTTCTGCTTCTTGATAAGAAGACTCTAAGAGCTCATCGAACTTATCCTTGAGATAGGCTTGGCCGCCCCCTCCGGCTGAGCGTAAAGAGCAGAACTGTTTGGTAAAAAAGTGAGCTCCGCCACCGTATATATTATCTGCTTCTGGATTAAACCATGGGGCCCACTGCATCCAGCCAGACAGCTGCATATCGGAAAAATTGGTTCCGCCCAGCGATTCACCAGCAAAAGCATTATCTGCTATGAAACCATTACCGTGTGCAGATCTTTGATAGATAGCTAAATAATCTGAGCTGACTGTCGCCTTATCGGTGTCTACATTCATATCTGCAACATTTTTCATTATCGACCCATCTGAAGCGACTAAATCTTTAGGAGGAACTAAAACACCCCAAACCCCGCTTGATGAGCCTCTTAACGACGCTGGCGCGCCAGTGAGTGGATTGGCGTTCACTTTTGCCATGAATTTAGTTTCTTGTACGCTTGTGGTTGGATTCCCTTCGCTATCTGTAGACGTAACGGTTTCAAATTCTACAACTTCCTCAGTTTCGTTGCTGAATGTTAAGTGGCCTTTATAAAAGTCTCCAACAAAAGCTCCCGCTATTTGTTTAGCTATAGCGAGGCCGAAACATCTTGCGTTATTGTTTCCTACTTGGTCATCAGAATTTATTATTCCGTACGCCATCAAAGAAGCAAACCTTTTAATATGATGTGGATCTGGTTGACTGAACATGCCAAGCATGTTTTCAGTGCTTGTGGCGTGCATTCCCCTGGGCCATGAAGTGGATGCGTCTGGGATTGTTGGATCTAACTGAAATCCATACCAAAGATAATATTCTTCAAAATTTTCTGCAAATCTCTCTTTGAATGTCTCAAGACACGCGCTAAATACAGAGCCTGGGTCAAAAGCTGTCTGTGGATAATTTTTAAAAATACCCTTATTCATAGGAGCATTTTGTTCTGCTTTGTTTAAGTTTTGGTATTTACCAGATCGATGCATTTTTCCCATCGCTTTGCCAAAATCCTTGCAAGCAGAACTCAAGTTATTTGCAATCGATTCATAATCACCAAAAGATATTGATCCGTCTACACTACCAAAAGCTTCATTGATTGTTTTTCTGATAGAAGAAGTTTCTACAGTGTCTCCTGTGTCGCTTGTGTATTGAACCTTACATTTTTCTACATAGCATTCATTTTCTTCAAAAGCAGCTCCCATAATTCCATTTTCGAACATGGTCAAATCAGGTAAAAACTGTCTATTAATCAACGAATCATCTTCCAGTTTTGAAGAATTAAAGCGTGTCTGTAAATATGGATCCCAACCAGCCAAGCTTTTAAAAATTGACGCTCCAGGTGTAGAAAAAGAAGTGTTAACGATCGCGCCCGCTTTCTTTTTTAATATGCTCCACAAAACAGTGTCAAAAGCTCCATCGGTTTTTTGGCATTGTTTTACTACATAGCTTGAGTTTAAATTATTTCCCAATATAGAAGAAAATACTTGAGTGTGCGGATAATGCTTAGATTGATATGCGTTTTCTGATTCACCATCTAAAGAATTGTATACGGCAACTCTTATTCTGACAGCCCGCTCAGCATCTAAATATCCCCTATTTCCGCCGCGGCGCATGGTTGAGATATTACCCATCTCCGTAGATCGTCCGCCGCGGCGGAAAACGTTATATTTGCCGGGGCCTGAAGATTCAGGAAGTGCAAAATTATTAGACCACCCGACATAACTGCGGGACATTGTGGGGCGGAGATCGGAATCATATGATTTGAGATCAAAGCCCATGATAGTATAGGGGGCACCAATAACTGTCATAAAAGCAGTTTGTTGAATTGCTTCAGCAAAAAACGTACTACTAGGAACGTAAATATCGTCATCCTCTCGAATTCCAAAAACTTTTCTATAATAATCATAAACGTTGTATTCGTCATCTGTGACAAGACCAAGGTCTACGCTAGTTGAACCTTCGAAATCAAAGATCTCTAAAAAATCACGAAAATTTGGTCCTAAAATAGCATATTGTTTTAGCATATACGCTAGCTTAAGCATCTCTATTTCGCTAGAAGAAGAAGAAAGTGAAGTTTCATATTGCGCCAGCGCAGACCTAAATTCATCTGGATAACTAGTAGAAAGACTTTCTATAGTTTCTGCAACTGTCGATGCATCAGACGCTCTTACTGCAAGTTTTGCTACGGCGTAATCATAAAAAGAACTATCGGTGCGAGTCAGGCCACCATCAGATGACTCTTTAAAAGACTTTAGGTCTAAAATTGCTAAAAGCTCTGGGCGTAATGGATTAAGTAACACTTCAGTCAGCATTCTATTTGTGCCCGCATTATCAATCGTTGCAGATGTAGTAGACAGCCCAGAAGAAGAATTAGTCGTACTTGGAATATCACTGACTGATGAATCCAAAGCAACGCTAGAAGCTGAAATATCAACTGCAGATTCTCCGCTAGTAGTGCTTAGATTATCTGTAGTCCATAAATTAAAATTAGTAGAGTCATTAGTGCCAGACATTTATTCACCCCGTTCCTTCTAGCGATTCTATGGTATCTGTACTTCCCCAAATTCCATCGGAAGCTGTATTTAAGTCGATATCGCTATATCTAAATATTTGTCCCGCGGGACTGTCGCTCGCCGGAGTATAAGTTTTATCTGTGCCAAAGAAAATAGAGGCCCTATAATATACGTATCCAATCGAATCGTAGTGGTCTTTATCTACAAACACTACTTTAGAATTCAGCGGCGAGCCGACTTTATAAGGAGCGACAACACCATTGTGATCCAAATATAAAATAATATGATCTATTTCATCTAAAGTTCCACCAACCGTAACAGTAACAATATTAGCTTGCGCTATTAGGCTTCTTTCTACATCTACAGAAATAACATACGGGGTAGAAAGTTCTCCTCTAGGGTCTATGGTGAAATAAACTTCTTTTTGCGTATAAAGTTGCTCAAAATAATCTGTTAAACCATACACTTGGCCAGGATTAGCTGCGCCGTAGAAAAGTTGCGGCCAGTTTAATTCTTGAGCTAAATAAGCAAATTGCACGTCTCCTACTCCACTCCTTGTTTCTTTTGTTGTGACTGCTGTTTGTTCAGAAGCTGCGGCTAACGAAGCAACTTTTAGAGCAACTTTAAATTTTACTTTTCTACTAGACTCTCCACCGCTATTAATAGAATATGAAGTCGTAGCTCCCGCAATGGCATTTGACGACAAAACTTCTTCTTCGCCAGTAATACAATCTTGGCGTGTTATTGTATAAGTTGTAACCATACCAGCATTATTTTTTATCGATTCTACTTCTGACTGCCACGCTCCACCAGAGCTTCCAAATGTAGCTGCGGTCATATATTCGCTTGTTAAATTAGAAGATATCGCTTCGGCTATGGTGATGCTAACAGAGCCAGTCGACTCATCTGCATCGTACACTACCGCAAAAGAAATCGGCTGCACTGGTGCGTCCATAAAAGTTCTCGCAGTAGTATACGCAGCATCCCAATATCCCAACATAGTACCATCCGAATCTTGAAAAATAAATTCGACAGTATAAGTTGCGCCGTTACCATATCCTATATCGAGTCGCCGCGTGAACGATGATGATATTTGTTCTTCAGTAGTAACAGATATAGTCCCTTTATAAATCGTATTTTGAGAGGGTACCGATTTTTCAATTCCGGTAGCTCCTTCTTTTCCCTTTTCAAAAGCTACCCACTTTATTTTAGTGCATGATGATGGCAAATTAATAAACCAAGTATCTCCATTAGAGTCTATAGATACATCCGCTCTCGCTATACATACTGACCTGGTCCAAGAGTTGAACTCAGCAGCGTCGTAAACTTGTATCTCTGTATCTAAAGTGCTTGTTGCTGCACACCTATAAAATCTAGTGTCAGTTAATTGATAATTATTGAGTGAATGGATCGAAGTGGTAGAAAGTGGTTCCATTTTCACAGTTTGAGCTGTTCTTTCATAGGACGGAAGATAAGATATTTCTTCTACTGTGCAATTTACATAAAACGGATTCGGATTTACTAATTCAATAATATCATAAGGTCTTTCAGCGTTTGCTGAATCTACGCTAATGTTAACTGTTTCAAAATCTCTAGCAAAATATCCCCTAGCTGCGGCCTGTATGTCTAATGAAACGCTAGTGGCCCCTTGTTTTAAATCTGAAGTTAAATCAGCTTCAGTAAAAGTACCCATTGGACTAGCAACATACGTAAGTCGAAGAAATAAATCGTCACTAGCGAAATCTTCAAATTGAGTGTCACTCATAGATCCAACAAAATAAAACTTCATTGGAGTATACGCTAAGTTTAGCGAAGTACTACGAATACCTGCGGCCACGGGGCTGCTAACCTCAGTTAAACTATCTTGGTACTCATATAACAATCGATATTGTGTTCTATACTCATGTCCTTCGACTGTATACAGGCCGGACGGCGAAAGGGTCCCTGCATAATATTGTTCCCAAGTCTCTATTGGAGATTGAAGTGTGCCTATCAGGGCTGGATCTATATTGAATTCCATAAGAGAATTGATCAGCGTAGGTGTAGAGTCACCGCTTCTCTCTAAAAGAGCGCTTGCTTCCAACAATACGTTGGTGGCAGTATCTCTTTGGTTGTATTCAAGCGAAAGACGGTGGCTCGAATCGAGAGAAATATTGTCACCGAACACTATACCTGGATCAGATGGCCAATCGCTGCATACTTCAACTACAGAATAATCTGTTTCTTCAATTTCGTCTACGAATTCTTGACCTGGTCCACCCGTAGACATTGTCGAAAATATAACATCGGCAGAAGATGGATCTACAGAAGAAAAATAATCAGCTGTGGTTCCACCAGAGCTTTTGCAAAGCTGGCCGACTACTGTGGAAACGCCAATGTTGTATAAATCTATCTCTCTTATCCAAGCGGTGCACTCTAGAGTCATCAAGTAATTACTTCTGCCAGAATCTGCATCGGTCCCGACTAAATCTATTTTCATATCAGTAATACAGGGACCGACATCACTATTAATATAATAGCTTGAGCCGGACCACCCGTCCACTTCGGTCGGTATTGTTGTGGATAACTCTGAGCCATCTGCTGCGTCCATGGCATAGTAGCCACCCATGACCCTCCCTGCCGACACGAACGTTGAAGTGGTGTCTGCGACTTCGCCAAGCCACGTCGATTTACTAGAAGCGCTAGCTGCGTCAGTGGCAGATTCCATAGTTTCTTCTGCAGTTCTGCCTTTGGTGCCAGCGTTGTGGGAAAGGATGCCATCACTAAAATAAGAATGAACGATATCGATTTCAAAGTTATATACTATCGTTTCTTCGATTATTTTTTCTTTTGAAACTAAGAAATCTTTAACAATTTCTCCATCTTGAAAAACATAAACTGGATCTCCTATTTCAGCTTCTGACACTGGAAGCTCACCAGATTCTATGCTAGTACTAAAAATAGGGTGATCAGCTGTGCAACTAAGAGTATATCCAAGAGCCGTAGTTATTTTAAACCATGAAGCTTTTTTAACAGGTAGTAAAATTTCTAAGACTTCGAAATACCCGAATTTACAAGAATCAAAATCATAAGAATATACTTTATCTCCAAGCTCAACCCACTCAACAGGTATAGAGCCTCTTTGAGTTTGAATTAGCGTTCCCTCTATAACACAGCTTCCTTCATCGGTGCCCGTCGTGCCCCCGGGAGTAGTGTACCCACCGGGGCCCGAGGTGGGCCCACCGGGCTCAGCGAAAGTTCGACCGTGAGTCTCTGGAGTGAAAGTTTCACTATCGCTGTCTGTACCAGAAGACCCGTCGCCCTCTGAGTCAAGTATCGAATCACCGAATCCACCCATTAGTCTGCCTCATCGTCAAATACTAAAGTCATCAAATTTGCGAAACATAAAGACCCTACTGAATCTCTAAATAACTTACCCACAAAAAATACGTGAGCTGACCTGTCTGACTCTATATTAAAAGTACCATAATCTATTACGGAAAGTTTTTCCAAGGTGCCACCTGAGCTACTATCAGAAATTTCTTCAAAAATTTGGCACAGTATATTATTTTCTCCAGAAGTTTCTTCAAAGTCTATAGTTTGATAATCGTATTTTGAGAGATAACTTTCAACAGTAGACCACTCGGTTGTTCCCACACCGTTAATTTGAGTATATTCAGCTAAGACTGCTCCGTCCGGAGCGTCGAGATGCGGTTTAGACATAGGGGGCAAATATTTAAAATTTGGTAAGTGAGAAAACATAGAAGATTGAAAGACACATTCTACATCATCTTGAGAAATACTAGTTAAATCTTCGTCTTCGTTTAAAGGACCGTCGTCGGAGACATAAAATGATGCAGTAGTTGGATTTATTTTAAATGTTGCCCCTTTGTCTTCTTTGAAGAGGTCTCTGGTGCCAATAATTCTTTGAGCCCTAAAATGATCTGTAGCATTATTGCAAATAGTTTCCGATATTAAATCAATTGATCCGGTATAAGCTGCACCCTGAGCAGACCCAGTCGTAAATGTAACATCTTGCCCGTTTATTACATACTCTCCAGACTGAAATGGCGCAAGATTGCCGTCGGGATCAATTTCATAAATTATTTGATCATTTTCAGTATGAGAAGCTTCAAAATAGAGATTATCTGTTAAATCTAAAAGAGCTCCTGAAGAACCAGATTCATAAATAATCTGTCTGTCTGTAAAAGATGCATATTCAATTTTCATCCTACCAGAAGCCATCTGAGATCTTCCGAGCGGAGTGATTATAACGTCCATTACTCGAGTTTTGTTGTCTAATATGCCGGCCATAATATGTTCCTTCTTAGACTAAATATCTTCGAGAGCAATTTCTCCATCTTCTTCTTTAACATTTGGCAAGGAAGATCTTTTAGTTTTCACACTTTCCGGCCGCTGGCCTGGTTTTCGACGGGATTTTTTAGTTTTGTTAGAGCCGGAATTTCCAATCTCTAATTGCTCCATTATTTCTTTTTGATGCTTTTCTACTTCTTTTATCTCTACTAAAAGAACGCTAAGATCCTGTAGATTCTTTATTTGAATTTCTTTTTTAGCGTTCAAAATATTAAAGCTATCATTTATTTCTGCTGGATATTTTTGCGAAAACTGTAAAAGCTCGCCAAAAGAATTAAGCAGCATCGTTGCCTGATCTTCTAAGTTCTCTACTGTAGTTACTCCATTAATAACGTTAGTTAAATAAGAAGAAATAGAATTACATAAACTTGAAATCTGACTTTTAGAATCTAATAATTTTGCTAGGTCTTGATTGCATTTAGTTAAATCATTTTCTGCATTTTTTATAAAGTTTGTAACTTTGTCAGAAATAGTACTTGACATTTTTTCTCCAAAATAAAAATACAGATAAAAAATATCTTCTTTCATACCAAAGTAAAAAAGTGGGGACCCCCGAAGAGGTCCCCACAGACAAAATAGCTAAAAGCTAAAAATTATCTAACGATAACAGTAAGAACGTCATCGTTTACAAGGGCGAACTGAACTCTAATATCAGTCGCGGCAGCGCCATCAGTCTGGTCAAGAATGTAATCTTTGCTAGATCCAGAAAGCAGAAGCTGTCCATTAACGTATGCATCAACACGGTCTTCTCTGTCAGCAACTGGAATAGAGCTGAGATCTAAAGCTCCAATGTGGGCTCTATCACCAGACGCAATGCCCGAACCAGAAACTTCGAGAGTTTTCTTGTCTGCAGTTGCACCGGCTCCGAAAGTAGTCCAGGCTCCAGTACTATTTTTAAACTGCATAGTACCATTGTTGTTGCGAATACCAAAACCAGCGGAACCGTTACCGATCGCCGCACCATCGTTTGTGCTAAAGTTCAAATATGAAGTGTTAGCGGATGCACGATTGAACTGCAAGAATGGATTTGTTCCAACTGACACCAGCTGAACGTCATTACCACCAGCATCCATACGGATATCAGCAGCAGCAACAATCTTAAGATCAGTATCTAACTGAATTGAGTTACTAGATCCACCAAAAGTTACTTTCTGGGCGCCGTCCATGTTGAGATCGCCACCAGCAACAGTAAGAACGTTGCTAGCTTGAGTCATCGTCATATCGCCGCCGTCCCAGTTAATAACACCACCTTCCGCAAGGAAGAGGTCTTGCCACTGCATCGTCGCGGAGCCAAGAGCACCACCGTTAGAAGTAGATGGTATTAAATGACCATCGACCAACACATCGCTACCGCCTGGATCAAGAATTAGATCTGCAGCAGAAACAACTATCATGTGGTTCTCAGCATTTCTATCAATGTAGTTAGTAGCAGTGTCGACTTCTAGTCTTCCAGCACGGAAGTTAGTAACCGCCATACCTGCAACTGAAGCTACAGAGCCACTCTGGGTATCAAGGATACCAACGGCCATGGTGTCAGCAGCAACCCTACCAAAAACTAAATCAGTACCTGCAGATGAACCAGAGATGATTGCCATACCGCCATTAGAGTCAGCAGTAGTGTTACCAGCGCCCATCGCAATAACTGGATCTTTAACTAAAAGATTGACAGAGTCAATAGTAGTAGTTGTTCCTTCAACATTTAGGTCACCGGGAATGATAACTTTACCACCGCCACCAAGAGTAATATTTGCGCTTGTTACAGCAGCAAAAATTTCTTTAGCTTCGTTGGCGTCAGCGAGGATGTTACCGTCAACGCGTAGGTGGTTAAGAGCAGCAACTGTAGAAGTAGCTGCACCAAGCGAAAGAACGTTAGCTCCAACACTAGCACCAATTGCAGCATTTGCAGCAGAAAAGTCAATATCATTACCAGCAACAGTAAGGTCAGCGGCAACTGTAGCATTTTGATCTGCATCAATACTAATGCAAGCTTCACCGTCAGCGTTCTGAATCTCAAGACCAGAAACCTTAAGCTTACCAGCAACATTTGTAACTGAGTTTGTTGGAGTAGCGTGTGGAACGATACTCAACATAGTAGCTGGCGTGCCACTGATATTGTTTAAAACTCCAAAGGCTTGAGATGTTTGAGCTCCAAGTGTCCAAGCGTCTCCATTATCATCATTATTATCAGCTTGAAGATTAAGAGTGGCACCTGTATCATTGGCTGCTGTTACTACAATGTCTCCGCCATTAACACTAACGTCGCCTGCAAAAGCTGCGTTGTTGGAACCATCTAGCGTGATTACTGTTCCGCCAGAGCCTTTAATATCATTACCAGTAACAGTAAGATCTCCAGCAACAGTAAGATCTCTACCAGACATTGTTAAAGTAGCTACGCCATCAGAAGCCTGAATGTCGTTACCATTAAGTCTGATATCTCCAGAGAAGGTCGACGTGGCGTGGGTAAAAAGACCAGCGGCCGACTGACTGAATGAGTCAGCTCCGTTAATTCTTTTAATAGCACCAGCTACCATGCTCATCACTCCGCCGAAATCAACATTTAGTGCAGATCCTGTCTGGGATGAACTGATTTGATCATTGATCTCGCCAGCTGCCGTACCAAAAGATGCGGTGAGTTGGGTCAATCTTAATTGTGTTCTATTAGCCATTATTTACTCCTTTTTTTAAAAATTAGGCTAAACGTATAAAAAAACCTAAACTAACTAAAAAAACGAAATAAAACGATTTAACGTAACGAATGTAAGTATTAAAAACTAGATTAATTTCCAGAAGTTTTTAGAAGAGTTCTTAAATTTCTTACCTGCTGGTCAAATCTTGAACACTCAGAGTTTAAAAAATTTATTGAAAGTTTTTTTGCTTCTTTGTTTGGATCATCAAACTCAAAAACAAAAACTCCTCGGTCATTTACGCGGGCGTCTTTCAAAACCAGCCCATTTATCATAAAATAAGCTGCTAGTCCTAAATCGTTAATAATAAACATCGATTAATTTACCCCGTAGAAGAAACATGACCTGCATCTGTAAGTATAAAGAAAAACGAACAGTTTCTTAGGTCTTGCTACAAGTATTTCACTAAAATAATATCGTCTGATTCTAACGTGAATTTAAATGTTATGTCAGTGGTGTTTCCATCTAATTCATAATCTAAAGAAGAACCAGATATCATGCATACTCCGTTTACAAAAATTTGTGTTTTTTCATAATCATAAGAATTTTTAGAAAAATCTGCACTTGGAATTGAAAGAGTGCTATCAGAAGCATGAGTGCCGGTAACAAAATATAAACTAGAACTAGGTGCCGTTGCTAGAGTAACATTTCCGCTAGACCCTCCGCCAGATAATCCATTTCCAGCCGTAACTCCTGTAATAGTACCACCAGAAGAAGATATATTGATAGATCCATTAGAAGCAGAAGTAATAGTTATTCCAGAGCCAGCAACTAAATACGAAGTACCATCTTGTATGTTTGTTAAAGACCCAGAAAAAGCCGGAGAAGTTACGAAAGTAGTAGATCCTATAGATCCTGTTATTCCTATGTTTCCGGAGAACTGAGAGCCTGTCAGAGTGGCTACAACAGAATTGTCTACTGATAGAGTAAATGGACTCCCAGCTCCAGAATCAACTGATTTTATTCCGGTACCAGCAGTTAAAACTCTTTCAGCACTTAAAGATCCAGTTGCCTGCAACACTAAATACTGAGCGCTTGTATCTCCAGTGCCAGTTGCGTTTCCAGACAGCTTTGAAAGTATTACGTCTAGTTGATCGTCATCCTCAAGGCCGAAAGCTAGCTTAACGCTCCCAGAAGTAAAAACAGTATAGTCTTTGTCTGAAGAAGAAACTTCGGCAGCCGTACCAGAATGTAGTAGTTGTCCGTTTAAATAAACATCTATTAAGTCTTTATCAAAAAGAACATCAGAAAAGTTAGAAAACTGAGTTTCTATTTGAGAGTTTGCAGGTATAGAACTTGTTATAAAATAACTTTGTTTGCTTCTACCAGTAATGTTAGAAGAGTTAGAAGAAATAGTAAGAGAATTAGACCCAGTTACTATAGTAATTCCAGAACCAGCTTCTATTAATTTTGCGTTAGATAAAGAGCCAGTAATTTTGCTTACTAAGTATTCAGCTTTTGAATCTCCATCACCTGAGCCGCCTCCACCTCCGGTAGAAGCTATCGTAACAGAACCATTAGAAGCAGAAGTTATTGTAACATTGGAACCGGCAACTAGATAACTAGTTCCATCTAAAAGTTGCGTTAAAGACCCAGAAAAAGCTGGAGAAGTAATAGCGGTCGTTGATCCTATAGATCCTGTTACCCCAAGGTTTCCAGAAAACTGAGAGCCTGTCAGAGTGGCTACAACAGAATTGTCGATGGACAAAGTAAAAGCAGACCCTGCTCCAGAATCAACTGATTTTATTCCTGTTCCAGCAGTTAAAACTCTTTCTGCATTTAATGAACCAGTAGCAGACAAAACTAAATATTCTGCATTCGCATCCCCGGGTCCAGAGCCGCCGCCGGAACCAGTGAGCGAACTCATCATATCTCCAACGTATATAAACGCTTTTGCATACGCTGGTATTTTAGTAGAATCATATTCTTGAAGAAATAAAACTCCGCTAAATGTATCTATTAGCCAGTCTACTTCGTCAAGTAAAGGTATTTGGTCTCCTATTCCACCAGACCCGTTTGATTCATAAAGAGTTAGTGAATATGGGTTTGGAGAATCTGAAGAAAAAAGCTCTGGAACAATTTGCAACGCTCCAGCAGACCCCGAAAGAACTTGGCTGTTAGTAAATGGAAAAGTTCCAGATTTAGAATTGTTTGTAAGAGATTGATAACTACCGGTAAGAGCTAATGCATAACCGTGCGTGCCTGGATTAGAGCCTTCGTCTCCTCCTCCGCCTGGGTCGTTAGCATCATAGCTCGTTCCAGGGATTGCGCTTATATCAAAAACCACATATTCTACTGCATTATTTTGAACTGTGTACAAACTCTTAGACGGAGATGGCGGTAGAGGCAAACCAAATACAGTAGTTGCTCCTACCTGAATATTGCTCCCTATAGTTTCTTGAGAGTCAGACTTAAGATTAGAAGTATTAGCTTTTCCCAAAAGCTTTTTAAAAGCAAAGTCTAAAGCAGTTGTAGTAGTTTTTCCAGCCATTTAATATCCAACTGTAATATTAGATAAGTTTCCTATCCAATTTTCGTGAGCAATTATTCTTATTACTACATATTCTGCACCCGAAGTGGTACCATTTTGAGTCTCTGCATTAAAAGTACAAATATTTAAAATTCCAGTAGGACTAACTGCAGATGTTAAGTCTCCGCTTAAGCCTCCATCGTTATCTGATGTGGTACCAGCTCCAGCAGAAGGTTTTGCGATATCAAGCCAGCCCGTCTTTCCAGGTATTTTAACCGAGCAATGAAAATTATTATTAGCTCCTAAAGATCCAGAATTTGGGCCAGATTGTGCTACTAATGTCGCGCTTCCTGTCATCATAACGTTTATTTGGGGTACGTCGTTTGTGGTATTGTTTTCAAAATATCTTGTGTAGTTTCTAGTGCTCAAGCTCAAAGAAGAATAATTTACATTGCTATCAGGAGACTGTAGCGTTCCTCCATCTCTTACGCTTCGGAAATCTCCATTGCCCATAGCTCCGGTTTTTGGACTAATTAAACGACCATTATATATTAGCAATCCGTCATAATAAGCAGCTTGAGATCCATCATTCATAGAAATAGAAGGGTCCCAAGTTGCGCTGTTGACTGATAACTGAGTTGTAAAAGAGCCAGATGTTAATCTATAGTTTTCGTCATCAAAATTTTCTGTAGTATATTTTGTAGAAGTTTGGCTAGCGCTAAATACTAAAAAGTTGGATTTAGCAAAAGTAGAAGTTGTAGTGTTACTTTTTAGAGGGTGAAGGACTTGTCCAGAAATAGAAGCTGTATAATACCCTGCTCCATATGGACCGACCGTAGAATTGCTTTGGCCGAAAGAAATAGATCCTGTCACACCGATATTTTTTTGTTCGCAATTTGCAATAGATGTGTCTAAAGAAGCAAGAGAGCTAAAATAGTTTGCGTTAGTGCTGTTAGTTACTCCGTCTCCGTTAATTGATATTTGCGTTACGTTTATATTGCTTCTAACTGGAGATGTAACAGCCGCAGAGTTTCTAGAATAAACGTTTTTATAAACATTCTCAGCAGAATAAGCAAAACTAGATGTGCAAGATATAAAGTATTTTACGCCACTTTGATAAAATAATGTAGAATTAGATCCAAAGTTATCAAAAACTTCTCCAGATGTTGACAACGCATCTGAATTTGGATCATTAACCCACTCTACATAATTTGTTACTGTATCAGATCCATTAACTGAATGAATCACCCTAACATAATTCCAGCCGTCGCGCTGATCGGCTGTTCCAACTTGAAATTCGCCTGTTCTATATATCAACGTATAATCTGGTACGCTGTTTCCGCTATATTCCCCAGGCGTAGCAGACAGCAAACTTTTAAAACCAGAACTATTTCCATTCAAACTATTTCCAGAACTAAAATTCACTAAGTTAGTAGTATGCACTACAGAACCATTAACTTCTAGTTTAAGAGATCCAAAAGATCCACTGCTAAAAGCATTAGCTACGTAACTAGATCCATTAGATGAAACATCTTCATTAAGAGTTCCATTTACTATAGTAGATCCATCAAAAACTGCTCTTCTTAAATTGTTCCCAGAGTTAGTTTGTATATAATTTCCATTTACATCTACTGCCGAACCTAAACCAGCAGAAGCCGCTACATTAGTGTACCCAGAGATAGATTGAGCGCTTCCAAAAGAAAGTTTTGTTCCAGTTCCTGAATCGTCGCAATCTATATCATCTAATGCTGGAGCTTCAGAAGGCGCAACTCCTGTTCCAGCGCCAAAAGATATAGTAATGTCATCTATATTTCCAGTCCAAGAAGCGCTAGCCTCTATTTTCGCCACAATGTATTCATTGGTTCCAATAGATTGAGTTCCAAAAGTTGCTATATTGACTGCATCTAAGCTAGAATCTAGACTTCCAACTAAACACCCAGCTGCATTTGAGTAGCTTCCTGCAACAAACGCCTGACTTAAATCAAGCCATCCTGTTTGATATGTGCTCGTATTTGGAAGCTTAAATAAAACAGATATTTTTGAAGTATCATTAGTTGTGCCTTGTTGAACTATAGTTCCGGAACCATCAATATCTATAGAAAAGTCTCTTTTTGCTGCACCAGTATTTTGAAAATATCTATAAAATGTTTTAATGCCAGAAGTCAATCCAGAATAGTTTGGATTTGACGCTGGAGCGTAAGTGATTGAGCCTCCATCAGCACTGTTTCTAAAATCTCCCGAAAGCAAAGAATTTGTAGGTGTATAGAGCTTTTGGTTATAAAATATTAATCCATCAGATTGAGAAAGCGAAGAAGAAAGATGAAAAGTAGAATTCCAAGAAGCTGCAGCATCAGTAACAGAAGATTGAGTGTCATAAGAAGCTGATGTTATTCTATAGTTTTCTCTCTTAAAAGTTTCTACTAATACAGTAGAATCATTAGATGCACTATATAAAAGAATTCCACCAGAAGTTACTGCACCCCCAGTAGAAAGATTGCTTTTGATTGGATGGTCGACATTAATTGAAGATGCTATAGACTGGTTTAATAAAGTTGTTGCTGTAATAGTAGCAGAACCAGTAACTTTAAGAACTGTTGTGTTATTTTCACCAGCTCCAGTATTAAGAGATGGAATTGTTTGGCTAGATATAGAACAATTAGTAGTATTAAAAGTAGAAGATCCGCTATAAACATTTCTATAGACATTGCTAACGTTTACTTTGTAGTCTGCAGTGCCGCTAATGTAATATTGAATTCCGGAAAGGTGTATCCCCTTTCCTAAATCGAAGTTATCAATTTTTTCGCCGCTAGCTGCCAAAGCATTGGCATTAGAATCATTAACCCACTCTATGTAATTTGTTTGTTTTGTGCTTCCAGTTACTACGTGGAGAACTCTTGCATAATTCCAGCCATCTCTTTGGTCTGTGGTAGACACTACATATTTTCCTGTACGGTGTTGAAAGAAAGCTAAAGTATTGCTATCAGAAAATACTGCTGATCCAGTTTGAGAAAATTGAATAAACCCAGAGCCATTAGAATTCGTGTAAGTTCCCGTACCTGCGCCTGGAATACCAGAGCCTATTGACCCAACAGTTAAATCTATCTCTTTAACATTAGAGCCGTTAACCATTAATCTTAAAACGCCAGTATTAGCATCGCCAAAAGAAGATGTAAAGTAGTTGGTTACTCCATTAGAGTAATTGCTAGCCGCTATATCAGAATTCAGCGTTCCCGTCATAGAAGTTGAACCTGCAAAAGTTGCAACTCTAATATTATTACTAGCTGTAGTTATTTGATATGCACCATTGACATCTACGGCAGAACCTAGCCCTGCTGAAGCCGCCACATTAGTATAACCACCAACAGCATTACTAGTACCAAAAGAAAGGAAAGAAGTAACACCGGTTTCTGCACTGTTTATATTATCTAGATCTGGAGCAGGAGCAGGTGAAAGAGCTTTAAGCACTTCGTTAAACCTGTCTATTGCTGTACCTATTGGAGTAGTAGATACAAAGCTAGCAAAAAGGCCATCAGTATAAGTTCCATCTTCAGCTGGTCCAATAGTTCCTGTTCCATACATTGTTCCAGAAACAACTAGATCGCCACCAAATACAGCAGTACCGCGGGTTGTGGTATCTTTAGACGTTAAAGATCCGCTAACAAAGAAAAAAGTATCAGTTCCAACGTTGGAAGTCTCATAAGAAGAACCTTTTCCGCCAGAAAAGCTAGTAGACCCGGTTGTAACTAAATTGCCACTAGAGGGACTATCGAAATATGAATCAGTTGATGTTGCTGTACTGGTAATAGTAATTTGGCCACTTGAAGCTGAAGCTATTGTTATGTTTGCGCCAGCGACTAAATAAGAAGTACCATTTTGAAGTTGTGTTAAAGACCCAGAGAAGGCTGGAGAAGTAATAGCTGTCGTTGACCCTATAGATCCAGTTACTCCTACATTCCCGGAGAACTGAGATCCTGTCAGGGTAGCTACAACGCTATTGTCTATATTTAAAGTAACATCTCCAGAAGCTCCACCGCCCGATAATCCGATTCCAGCGACTACAGAAGTAATATCGCCTGTAGAAGTCCCCGTAATTGTAATTGCGCCTGAAGAACCGGTTGCTATCTGGATATTGTTTCCAGCAACTAGATATGAAGTACCATCTTGAAGATTTGTTAAAGATCCTGAAAATGCTGGTGAAGTTATGACTGTAGTAGATCCGATCGATCCTGTTACACCAACCTCTCCAGAAAACTGAGAACCAGAAAGAGTGGCGACAATAGAATCATTGATGTTTAGAGTTACCGTCCCAGAGGTACCACCGCCAGTTAATCCAGTGCCAGCAGTAACTCCAGTAATATCTCCAACGGTTCCGTCATTTGTAATTGTAATTGCGCCGTTAGACGCTGAAGTAATTCCGATCCCAGAACCAGCTATCAAATATGACGTTCCATCTGTAAGTTGCGTAAGTGAACCACTCATTCCTGAATCAAACTTAACTGCACCTGTGAACGTAGAACCAGAAACGGTAGCGACAACAGAGTCATCAATAGCCATCTCAGTAGAATCTATTTTCAAACCGCCAGATGATTTTAAATCTGCACTGAAAATAGTGCCTGAAAGGTCTAGGCCGTCGCCTGCTGTATAAGTCGTATCAGCGGAGGTTATTGTAATAGACCCATTCGAGGCAGAAGCTACAGTTATATTAGCGCCAGCTAAAATATATGAAGTGCCATCTTGTAAGTGAGTCAAAGACCCGGAAAATGATGGAGCTGTTATGAGAGTAGTAGATCCGATCGATCCTGTTACGCCAACATTTCCAGAAAACTGAGAACCTGTTAGGGTAGCTACGATAGAGTCTCTTATATTGAGAGTTACATCACCAGACGTCCCTCCACCGCTTAAGCCAGTTCCAGCGGTGACGCCTGTAATATCTCCTACCGTACCGTCATTCGTGATAGTGATTGCGCCATTTGAAGCAGATGCTATCGTGATTCCAGATCCAGCGACTATATAAGACGATCCATCTGTAAGTTGTGTAAGAGATCCACTCATCCCTGAATTAAACTGGACAGCGCCTGTAAAAGTAGATCCAGAAACTGTGGCCACTACTCCATCATCTACATTTAAAGTAACATCGCCAGAAGTGCCTCCTCCGGTAAGTCCAGTACCGGCGGTGACGCCTGTAATATCGCCAACGTTTCCTGTGATTGTTACCTGGCCGTTAGATGCAGATGCTATAGTTATTCCAGTTCCAGCGACTAAATAAGAAGAACCATTTTGAAGGCGTGTTAAAGACCCAGAAAAGGCTGGAGAAGTTACGAGAGTAGTAGATCCTATAGATCCTGTTGCTCCGATGTTTCCGGAGAACTGAGAACCAGTTAAGGCTGCGAAAATAGAATCTCTTACCGTTAGCGTATAGTTGTTTCCTGCGCCAGAATCAGAAGAAGTTAGTCCAGTGCCCATAGTAAGCACTCTTTCATTAGATAATGACCCTGTAGCTGCCAGCACTAAATACTCAGCATTTCCATCTGCTATTCCGCCGCCGCCAGCGACTGCGCTAATAGTAATTTGGCCTTTTGCACCGACACTCAAAGATACGTTTGCGCCAGGTATTAAAAAGTCGCTTCCATCTGCGAGCTTAGTTAATGAGCCACTTAATCCAGTGTTAAATTTAGCTGCACCTGTAAAATCTGCACCAGAATTAAAATTAACACCTCCAGTAAAAGTAGCTCCAGACACCGTCGCAACAATACTGTCGTCTATAGCTAAAGTAACATCTCCTGAAGTCCCTCCTCCAGTGAGACCGTTTCCAGCTAAAACAGCAGTAATATCCCCTGATATTAAAGTTTTTAATTGACCAACTGAGGTTTTTGAAACTGCTGAAGTTCCTCCACTATAGTCATAAAATGGAATATAGTCATAAAGAGAAATATCTGCGTCTGCTAAATTATAGATGTTGAGCGCTAATTTATCGTCTGTGTCAAAACCTATTCCCCCGTTCGACCTTAATGCTACTGCAACTGAAACACTAGAAGTTGAGCCGTCGTAAGAAAAACTAGAAATACCACGTGCACTCGTAAGATGATTAGGAACTTTTAAAACGCTTAAACCAGAACCACCAACTGAAATTGTAGCGTCAGCAGCTTGGGCTGAAATTGTTCTAGCGCTAGCTCCTGTAAAAGTTGTTCCTGAATCTAACTGTAGTCCATCTCCAACGGTCAGAGCGTTATCTAATGTTCCAACTGTTGCCAAGTTGGCAATTGATTGGGCTGTTACATACTTTATATTATCGCTGTCGTCAACATCTCCAATTAAAACTTTGTCACCAGTAGCTACAGTAGCAGAAGATAGTGTGGAAGGGTCTATTTTTACTCCACTTGAAGTTACTCCTATACCCTTAGAAGATTCTGCAGTTATTGCTAAAGTGACTGCAGCCGTATTATTATAAGATGAAGCTGCACCTGCAGAATCTTCTATTCCGTTTCCAAAAGTTATTGCATTTGAAAGTGTGCTAGTGGTCCCTAAGCTTAATATATCACTTATTGTGCAGTATTTTGCAGCATATGAAGAACCAGCGTCACCGATTAAAATTCTGTCTGAAGTTACTGGGGTTGCAGATGAAGCTGATGTAAAATCAATTTGCAGACCATAGCTTGAATGGATACTGAGACCCCGAGACTGGAATATATCAATAGCTAAAGTTTTTGCAGCAGACCCATCGTAAGTGGTGCCAGTATCAAAAAATAAACCGCCAGCAACTGTAGCAGTCAATGGATTATTTGTAAATCCAGAAGCAGAAATTGTTACTGCTCCATCAGAGCCTGTCGCTAAAGCAACGTTACTTCCAGCTTTAAGATATGGGCTACCATCTACTAATTTAGTTAAAGAGCCAGAAAAACCCTGCTTGGCGACTATTATTCCAGTAGAAGTAAGAGAAGATCGAAAGCCTGCGTCATCTAAACCGATCTGCAAATCATTAGGAGCTACTAAAGTATCGATTTTTCCAGATCGACTGTTAGATATGGTTAAGAAATCGCTAGTTTTAAGCTTAGATTTTTTAATTCTGGCCATAGATTCGCTCTTAGATAGTGATCTTGTTTCTAAAGTATACCATAAATATGCAGCCTAAAAAAGAGAGATATTATAAATGGTTATTCCGTGTCAGTTGTAACTTCAACATAATCTCTAAAATCACATACAGAAGATCTATTTCGGCCAGTAGGATATTGAGCTTGTTTTGGATCGTCAAAATATGGAACAGAACTAGTGGCGTACAAGCTTAGATTGGAGCTGTGTGTTTCTTCTGGAGAAACAGATACTTCGCCTCCAGGATCAGTTAAATTCGTCTTCCAAGATGGCTCTTTAAAAGTAACAACAACTGGAAGTGTGGAAAAGTCCACACTTTCTCCTCCAACATTGAAAACCACCGAATCTCTTCTCTGTTCTAACATATCTCTAAACTGCCCGAACCTATTACCACGGAAAATAGCGGAAGGCGCGATTGGAAGTGCATTCATCACTCCATATTTCCAGCCTCTGGGTTTAGTAGTCATAAATTTTTGATGATAGTATGGATAAGTTCTCGGTGATGGAGCATAAGGGCAACGTATTATACCGGTGCTAGCTCCCATCATATACTCTCTAGAATCCTGTAGCGCTGCTCCAGAAGTATAAGTTCTTGTTGCGAAGAAATCATTTCCAGTTTCTATTCCGTAAAGATATTTCAAAAGCATCTTAGAGTCATCTGAGCGATACCAAAATTTATGGTTTGGTGCCAAATAAGCATTCCTAAAGGCATTTATGTCTGGGGGGGAGCCGGCTGCGGTTGTGCCTGCAACATAAGGAATTGAGCCTTTAGACTTCTTTTTAGGAGAACACATTATTAAACCGGGAGAATCTAAAAAGTTAACTTGATCTACTCCAGCTCTCGGGCTAGCAGGATCTGGAAGCAGATTATTTACATTCGTCATCTTAAGAGGGGTAACTATTCCAACCATACCCCGCTGAAGGCTGAGCGATGGGCCATTTCCGTCATGAGCATTTGCCACGCCTACAAACTTCTGCTCTGAATTTCTTGTTGGCAGAATAGTCAATACTTCACCATCTGCAGTTTTCATCTTTCTGGTATATTTTGGCTCATAGGGAAAAGAATTATTCCAGTTTTCGTTATAAGCTTCTAAAAATATTTCAGACTGTCTTGGATTCATTACATCAGCGCTTCCTTTAGCTCCTGGCCAAAGAGCTTGGAGCCAAGCTCTAGAAATAGTTCCAAATGCAGAAAGTTTATGACGCGTATCAATTATTCCATCTGGACCTGGAGATAACGTCATTCCAAGAACGGGCGTTACCGTACTGGGATTATACCCTATTTGGAATGGCGTATAAGACGCCCATAAATCTTGAACATTGGGGACTAAACTATCATAAAACAGAGAGCCGCTTTGAGAAAGTTTAACAAATCGATTGAATGCATATGTATCTCCCATATTTTCATAGAGTGTCTCCGAAACTACTTTTCTGTAGTTTCGGAAATTTTCCATTCCTGGCCATTCTAAAACAGTTCTGCCGTTCAGGTAAGCGCCATATGGCGGGAGATGAACTGCAATAGTCGATGGTTGTATCGGGGACTTGGCCACCGGTGTAACGACGGCACCTGACATTTCTTGAGATAAGAAATTTCCAGTATATGAATCTCTAGACTCTATTTCAAACTGATCGGTGACAATATCCATTCCGATCGCAAATGAAGCATTAGCATTTAATAGCTGTTGAGCTGAATTATTTAAAACTCTCTTTTTGTCTTTAACATAAGATCCGACCAGTGTAATCTTGCAATCCCCGGGCAGTAACTTTAGATAAGACCCTGTTATGCAAGTTATACTTCCAGAGCAATAATACGAAGGAGCAGCGATCGCTGCTTCGACGCCAAGTATTAATTCGTCTCCTGGAAAAAGTAGATATCCAGTTTCTGTAGATGAAGCTGCAGGCGGTGGATCAAATTTTAATCTCGTACTATTCCAAACAATATCAAAATCTCTAGCTGTTGCATAAAAATCGTCGACTCCGATAGATCCAGAAAAGAAAGAAGATGAAACCGTTTCTCTATATGGTGTGTATCTATGAGAAAAAGAGTGATTAACGGTTCTTGGATCGTTAACTTCGGCAGAAAAATATCTTTTAGTATTAACTTCGTTTAATTGATTTATTTCAAAAAACGCATTAGGGTGCCTATTGGGAACTGCAGAAAATGGCTCATTAGAATAATTAAAATATGTTTCGTTTGAAGCTGTTATCACGCCGAGCGGTGTAAGAGTAACAGGTGGTTTTGAATATGGAAAACGCTGTCCATACCAAGGAGTTGCTGAGGCTGCAGATTTTTTAGTCAGGTAAGTTTTAACTAACGATGGTTCTCTTATCCCCTCGTTGATCTGGTGGAATCCTACTGTAGACGTTCCACCTAGCCAAGTGCAGAAAACAGGCATTCCCCTATTGAAATCAGGCGGGACTTCACCTGGAATAACGGTTACCCACTTCTTGCTAGTTGGATCTGATTTTGGTGCAAAAGTGGGATCTTTAGTAATATCAAAATGTTTAAATTGAAAATTACCATTTGCGCTAACATTATATCCGGATGGGGCGCCACTATCATTTACGGGCTGTGGTCCAAGAGTGCCCTGAGGGTATGTCGCACCGCCAGGGACTGACCATACAGGAGCGCACCAATTATAATTTAAAGAAGACGATATATCGGTAGGCATCGTCATTATATTAGCGTTGGGGTTTCGAGCACTTATCGCCGAAGAAGCAAAAAGAAAAGATTTGTTAATATTTAAGCCTTCGGAGTCTCTGATAGCTGTTTGATTATTCACTGGGATACGGTAAGTTCCCCCTCCTCCCGGGTAGTACAGCCTTCCATATTTAGACAATTGTTCATAATTTCCAGAATAAACTTTTAAAACTTGAGTGTGTTCCCAAAATCTACCATATCTTCTCTTTGGCGCAACTGCCGGCGTCATTGAAATAACTACATTAGTTTCGCCCGTAGTTACTTCTTTTGCCGGGGTGCTACCAGCGAAAGCGGATGGATATCCATAATAAAGATATTTATCGCTCCATTTTATATCTTGAACAGTGTTAAATGGGTCCCCAGTAAGTTTCCATTTTAATAATGGTAAAGCCTGATCTGGGCTATTTACTGGAGAAAATTGATTGGTTGCGCCTGTTTCTGTGTCATAAAAATGGTCTGTGTAAGATTTACCTCGAAGACCGACTGGGGCGCCACCGTATGGATTTACAGATCTCGAATCCGAATCCCAGCAATCGTTGGCGTAAACAGCAACGTTTCCGCTGCATATTAAATATCTATTGCTCGCAGAGAGCACTCCCTGGATTGCGGTTGAAGTTTCCTTAGAAGACACAGGATTATTTCTTTCTTGTCTATATAAGAAAAACACATAATCATCTTGCGGATATGCATTTCCTGGATATCTATCTTTATTAGAGTAGGTTCGTATCCCTTCAACGGGAAGCTCTAATATTATTTTTTCAAGCATGAATGGAGCCGCTAAGTAATTAGAAGTATCTATAACTTGCGTATCAGGAGCATAATATCTCGTGTCTTGCGGTGCACCGTATTGAACCATAGGGTGTCCAGCATATTTATTCGATGTTAAGAAAGCCGGCATTTTGATGCTTTCTGCATAAGAGCGGCTGCTAAACAAGCTATCTACATCTTTGAAACCAGGGAAAAATTGTCTTGGTATACTATCAAAACCAGCTATTGGCGGCGAACATTTTCTCCAGACTTGGCCGGGGACAGGATCCCTTTTGTAGATTGGCATAGTTGGTCCGCCAGAACCTCGGCCGTCTATGTATGACTCAGATAGGTAGAACGTCGAGTTGTTACTTGGGTAGGATGGTGATGAAAGATCACCTGGGTCTACTGATTGCGTAAGCCAATTCCACCGATAGAATCTTTCAGCTATTAACCTAAAATGGTATATACCATTAGTTCCGTCTGCAAGGCCGTCTCCTTTGTCTGCCCACCGGCCCTGCTTCCAGTCGAAAAAACAAAATCCCGTAGTCGATGCTGTTGCAGAGTTGCCCGCGCCTTTGAAACCGTCGTAGTCCTGATCTTCTGCGCCAGCATCGTATCTTCTAAGATTTTTCGTGCTGAGGTTCGTAAACGGAATAGATACGATTCTTCGATCTGTTCTTGGCGCATCAAGACTAGCACTAAAAGTTAACCCTATTTTAGAATCTTTCGTCCAAACCTGGTTCCACTTATCAAACGTTACTGCAGAATCTACAAACGGCTCATACGGAGCTGGGGTTTTAGAAGTATTCCAACTATACCCTCTTCCGTAAGATGGAAATATAAAGCCACTCGGCCTAGAATTGTTAAGATACGAATATCGCCGATCGGAATTATCTCCATAATTAATTGCTGTAAAATCTGCCCTGTTAATAGTTTCATCACTCCAAATACCGGAGCCAGTCGAAACATTGTGCGAAGCAGAGAACGCAGATCCCAAAGAAGCAGAAACATAAATGTCTGGTGGAAGTGAAGGAGAGGCCACTGAAGCAGTTATTAGATGATTTAATATAACATTTTCTGCCACACCTGAATATATGTGAGAAAAACTTGTGACGGGAACTTTGGCAGAATAGTTTATGAATATTTCGCTACCAAACTCTCTAGATATAGTGTCATCAAAAAATGAGCTAGTATTTAACAAGCGGATGTCTTGTGCCACTGAAATATTTAATGGGTTAACAATAGCATTGTTGGAAACGTTTTGAATTTGCACTCTTGGCGGCAAACTTACTACACCGCTCCCAACAAACATTATAGCAGCTTCATAGAGAGACTTTATTTCAACAGCTCCAAGAACTTTCGACCAGATAGCTGTTTCATGAATTTCTAAAGTAGAAAAATTAGCTAATAATCCAGTGTCGCTTGGCCCTTTGGCAAATATTAAATCTGTAGATAAATTAGCTATAGTAAAATTACCAGCAAGTTTATTTCCAGATGTGCCGTCACCGCCTGTTGCGTTGGAGCCGTCAGCGACTTTCTCTCCGTTAATGTAAATACTGGTGTGAGAAGAAATAAAATCGTCTGCGCTAACACCATTAGTTAAACTATTTGAAATGTTTACTGCAAAATGAAACCATTTACCGCCCATTATAGCTTTAGAATTTTTAAAACTTTGAATTACTCTAGTTGGTAAAACCAGCGTAGTTGTTGAGCCGTTTGAATCGACACCAGATATAGAAAAAGAAAATTTGCTTATTGATGGTCTATAAGTAAACTTTAAAGCTCCTGTAACGTTTTCACTATAAGTAGATCCAGCCGTAACACTCGTAAATATGCTGAGCGTGGCATCACCGTCTCCGTCTAAAGATGGCATTCTGGCCCAGCCAGCTATAGTAACAGGCGCTTGGTTAGAACTTAGTCCAGTCGCTGAATAAACTAATCTAACACTTTGTTTTCTAAGTTTTTTAAAAGAAAATGATCTTAGATCAGTTTTTCCTACGTAGGGCGATCCATACACTGACTCAGTAATAGGATCAACTGACGATTCATAAGTCAACGCAGCATAGCTGCTGCCCTTAGCTATATTTTCAATAGTTCCAGTATTAGAATCATATTGACCAAAAACATAATGCGCTAAAAGAGATGCACCGCTACGATAATTTCGAAAATTTTGATTAAGATCAGGAATTTCTGATCTTCTAAAATCCCTTTTCATTTTTTATAACCTCCATAAGCTATAGAATCATATCCAAATGGAGTGTTTTCATAAACTATGCCTCTTGGTGTAGATCTCTCTGTGTCAGAAAATGGGTCCATCGGTCGACGATTGGACGTGAACCGTTGTATTCTTTGATTGTACCCTCGCTGATCCCAGACGGCTGGGGTCCCAGGATGCCCTGTAGAACCAAACCTGATGATAGCACCATCTGAAGCGCGCGCTACGCCAGCTTCATCTGGAATAGCCCCGGCATATTTATCGGTGCGGATCGTCGCAACGGAACTAGATACTGCTAATATCACTTGAAGTTCTCTATCACTAGTTCTAAGAAGCGTTTCGTAATTTTCAACATTTGTTTCAATTTCTATAAATGGGTCTGGATTTTCAGACAAGTCTAACAAATTAAGGTAAATAGAGTAGTCATTATAAGATCCGCCTGTAGATTCTCGACATGGTATGCTAGACCAAGACCATTGATCGAATCCTTGGACGACTTCATTAAAGTCTCTAAGGGTGAAACTACTCGGCCAAGAAACAGGGGTAGATGTGCCTGAAGATACAGACCCAGAAATTGCATTTATAATTACTGTTGGTGGATTTTCGGCACAAGAAGCAGAAAGATACGATCCCATAGTTCCCGAATTAATAGCAAAAGTAATTTCGCGAGCGATATCAATTTTTGCTTTCGGTCGAATACTAAATTGGCCCAGCGAATAGTCTGGGTCTGTGGTGGCGTCTATATGCGGTGTTATACTGCCCATCAGGCTAAATGAGTAACTTCCGCCAGCACCGCTTATTCGTTCTAGATGAATAGCCGAGACTTCTTCGAGAATTGGATCGTAAGTCAACATATCGCCAGTGTCGGGATCCCTAAACGTGTTAGTTATCGTCATCCTGTACTGCTTAGGAATAGACTCAACATATTTTTCTACCGGGAACGAAAGACCGTATATGTTTGCCCCCTTGTCTATAAATTCAAAAGGAGTAATTTTTATATCGTTTACTATATCATAATTTTCGCTTATTGGAACTGTCAAACCTAAATGAGTAAGCTGTCTTTCTGTAGAGCTTACTGACCCTTTAAGAGTGTTTGAAATTGGATCATAGAAATCGCCAACAAAAGTATGCAGGCCCGTTATTTCTTTTCTTATGTCCAAAGGCTCTATTATTCCATTCCAATAGAATTTATTTTTTATATCATATCGACTGCCCGGTATTTGAGCTATATCATAATCGTAATGAAAGAATTTTAATCCCTCTGTATAAAAATAAGATGGTGAACCTTCGGTGCCATAGTTTAACTCTGCGCCAGAAATAAATTGACTGACAAGATAAAGTTTTCCAGGATGCTCTACATTTACTGCTTTATTAAATTTCGTCCTCAGGAAAGCTTCCTTCTCGGCAAAGGGATGTTTAGAGCTAGCTACCCCAGCAGAATAATTGTCCGATTTTTTAGCGAACATTTGAGAAGCTCTTACAGAAACAGCGCCCTTTTCAGATCCAGATCCCACACTCGTAAATAAGCCTCCTCCGTCCGACAAACCACGGCCGAGGAGAGAAACTTTTTCTACGAATGGTTCATAAGTTTCTGGTTGATCGTACCCAAAATTTGCAATTTCTAAATTATACTGTGGCAAAAAGGTTAGAGAGCCTTCAGTTTCTGAAAAGGAAGCGATCCCTACTTCGGAGGCAAATGATGCTTCGGCCGTGCCAGCAGGTACAGAAGTTACTCTTATTGCATCTTCTGGAAAAGAAGAAGTAATGCCAATTGTAATGCTGCCTGATGCTGCGGATACTCTTACTACATTTCTTAAGCCGTTTGGTGCATATTCAACATTTAAAGGTAATCCAGACCAGCGACTGGCCATTTCGAAAACCGGACCATTATTCCATCCACTAGAATAGCCTGGTATACCATAGCCATCCCTGCCATAATACACGGCTCCCGACAGCACAGTCCATAAATCTTGCGCCACATGTTGTGAGCCTGTAACTGTTGTTCCATCACTTCCAGTTATGCAAAATACCGGTGTTCCTATGGTGTACCTATGTGCATCACCGAACCCCGCGTCCGTCCCAGTTTCGCTTCCATACACCCCAAACATGCCGTCATTAACTGTATATGCACTAGAGTCATTAGTCCATCTTTGTACTCCATCGATTTCTGTTCCACCAGATCCAGTTCCGTGAGTCATTTCTTCTGCTCCACCAGAAGAAAGATTTGAATTATCCCAAACCTGAATTTCAATAAATGGAGAGCCGGTCTGCGTCCATGAAGCGGTTAATACTTCGATCGTGACATAAGAATTAGTTGCTGGGCCCGAGCCTTTTTCTACAGTAACTCCCTGTTGCGAATAGAGAGAATCATCGAAATACCCAGGCATAGATTGGTTTATTATCTTGTAACCAGAGCCTCCAGCGGGTAAATTATGGCCTCTAGTAGAACTTGAAACCACTGTCTTGAGAGACACTATTTTAGATCTAGAGTTTCTACCCACGGTCCCGATGAGTCGTTGAGAGAAAATGTTAAAAGTCTTTACATTTAATCCTTGGACGAATGGGTAAGACGCTGTTAGTGGCGGATATACAGTACTAGCCATTACATCTTCCTCAAGTTTATCACAATTTGTCTAAGCAGCAAATCAGTCTGTAGCTGTCTTCTATCTTCTTCTCCGAGATATACGGCAGCTTGAGATGCATAGCACATCTTATTTCTTTCTAGCATATGAGACTCTATTACAAAGTTAATGCCGAGGAAATTAGTGTGGCGTGGTACTAGCCTTTCAATCATGATTGAAAGAGAATCATCAAACCATTTAAAGAATTCAAACAGTTGTTTGAAACTCATTTTTTTATCTAGCCTATTAAAATATATCCTTCGCATTTTTTCTAACTCGGGATAAGATACAGCAAACTGAAGCTCTGGACTTCCGATAGCATTATTAAAAAAGTCTAATGAAGACATAATGAGAACAATGTCTTCATTTAAAGCTCGAACAGCGGAAACTTCAATACTAAACCTGGTATCGTCGAATGCCGCGTTCTCAGCTCTGACTTTACTCACAGGAGCTTTCATGGCGTTAAACTGCTCTATGTTTATGTCTTTCTTAAAGCCTTGGACTCTTATCTTGTTTTCTGCAGATCTTTCGTCCCACTTAGGGTCTAAAGTTGAAAATTGAAAATATCTCGGATGAATCACTCTAACAGAAGGCTCAAACTGTGTTCCTGAGAGGTGCATCTTGTTTTGGCTAAAATCAAAAATAGCAATTTCTCCAGTCGGTCCTGATCTCGTAACTATTTGATCGATGCCCGCATCTATTCTTAACCTTTCAAATGCACCCGAAACCACTGTATCAAAGTTGAAATTTACTAATGGATTTTCGACGCCCAAAGACTTAAAGTTTCTTAAGTGCTCTTTTGTTTCGTTGTGCGTCAAAGCTTTAGTCCAAAACCTTATTCTTGCCGTTTCACCAGCAGTAACTGAAGTTCTTGCTAGATTGTTACCAACTTTTGAAGTTGAATTTAGAAATCTATCGCCAGAAGTATTGCTAAAAGAAGAAGAGCCAACTACGAAAAAACATCCAGAAGAATTATAATCTTCTGAGTATGTGCTAAAAACATCATGGATTGGCGCATCAGCTTTCCAATATGAAGATGTGTAATGATATTCTTCTATCGTTCCGCCACTCTGTCTACCAGCCCTAACAAAATAAGAAGCGGAAGTATATGAACCAGTAGAAGTTCCTATATCTCTTCCTGCTGAAACATGCCACTTGTTTCCATCAAATAAATTAACTCCGTGAACGTATAAGTGAAGTAATGGAGAATCTGCATTTCTTCCTGAGCGAACAAATAAATTTATTGACCCTGATTCATAAAGACCAGATCCAGTACCACAAGCCACTAAATTCATGATACAGCCCTCGTTTGCAGTAGAGACATGAGCTCCGGTTGTATACATTCTCATCAAGCTTTGAGTGGGCGGTGTTGTAGATCTATTTAAGTTAGAAAATGAATATATTCCTTCATAAGTCCAAGACGCAGTAGTAAACAATCCATCACTTCTAGCGTTAGAAACTCCGTGGATTCCATAAGTTTTAATATCTGCGGCTGTTTTCATGAACGTCCCTTGCGGAGTTGGCCAGCCAACAGTATTTCTCGAACCGCTCAAAAATGGAGATTTAATAGAAGAAAAAGATCCAGTTAAACTGAGCATCTTTGAGACTTGCGTTAATTTTCTTCTAGAGTCAGCGGTAGTTACAGTCTTAGATCCTCCGAACTCCCTAAATCTAAAATTACTTTCTGGATTTATGCCAGAAGCACGCATCAAGGCTTTTATACCATGCATTGTCCCCTTGGATCTAATAACGTGATTGAGGTTTGTGAGCATCCTACGCCATATTTCATCCTGAATTCTTCTCAGTGTTTTTTGAGAAAGAGATGGCTCATAATTAAGATTTTTACCAAAGTGAAACTGAGCTATATTAGCATTGGCAAAATTAGTAGGAAGATCGAACCCATAATGGTTAGCAAAAAACAGCAACATTTGATCTGAAATTGTGCCTTCGCTATCGTAATCCATTTTAAGCAAGTCACCAAATTGATCTATATAAACTTTTATTTCATCGAAAAATTTTGCCCAAGTAAAAAGTAAAGATGCAATAATTTGCGGTGATCCCATCTTGCCGCCACCTGGAAAATCTTTCGTATAAGAATATGCGTCGCCTCTACCAGCATATTCGTCATCGTAGCCTTCTGTTGTTGAAGCTTCTAATAAATAATGTGCTGGTATTAACTTAGTGATTAAGTTTGGGTTATTAGCATCATATAAACTTGCAGAATATAATAAGTCAACATTAAGAGCTACGACATCGGGTTGTGCCGGGAATAAAACTGGGTTTTTTGACTCGTATTCGTATAATACAGGCCGAGTTAGATCACGTAAGTCCCGAAGCGTATAATCAAAATTTTCTATTCTAGAATGAAGAGAATTTCCTGACGCATCGAGGACTATATTGTTGTTTGGATAAGAACCAGTAGCTTCATTAAACTTAAAATAAGCCTTTAGCTGCGGCGATGGCTGTACGCTAGCGCTCATTTCGGTCTTAATCTGTTTTTGAGTTCTTAGCCCTTGGAATATTTTTACTTCGTCTAAGGAACCAGAAAAAGTTTGGTTTGGCCAAAAGCCGATCGAGAGATGCTTAGACCCAGAACCAATCAATAGATCGCTAGCGCCGCCCGCAAAAGATCCCATCGCTGCGGAGTTTGAAGATGAAGCTACTAAATTACCAGAAAGATATATTCTCATCTGTGGTATGTCAGTCGTATTTCTATCATAAACACACGCGATGTGTCTCCACCCACCCCGAGGGATGCGTGCAGTAACTGTTTGAGATGTTGATCCGCTTGATATTCCGAACTTCAGCTGTGTATTCTTTAAATGGGCGCTAGGCGATAAGCCGATAGTGTATCCACCGACCGAGGCCACCCCATTGGGATCATTTATTTTTTGAAATACAACTTGCCTGCCATTGGCTTCATTCGGAACATGAATATAAAACTCTATTGAAAAGCTTTTTGTTCCGGGGTCTAAAACAGTTGCGGCGTCTCTTCTCGTAGAAAGCGAAGGATAAAGAATACCCGCGGTATCTTTTATTCTGATGTAGCTTCCCTCTGTTGGGGGTCCGTCATCAGACCCCGAAAAGAAAAGCCACCCCAGATGCTTTGGCCATTTATCAAATACCCATTTTTCAAATCCCGTGAGATTTTCCATAAAAAGATCAATGTCGCCCTGTTTTCCATCGAATGGAAAGTAGTTAATAACTGTATCAAAAGTAACGTTTACTTTTGACTCGGCTGAATTAAAAAATGTGTGATTAACAAAATCAGACCAATCTAAAGGTATTTGTTGCGTGCTTTTTAAAGGTGCGCCAGGAGCATCAAACTCAAATGAATCTCCGCCAATTAAAGACCCAGATAAATCCCCAGTGTCTTTCTTTAGAACTGTTGGATCTTCTTCTGTTATTTTTGTTACAAGCCGAGGAGAAAAAAGACCTCCCCTAGTGAAAAAGCTTGTGGGGCGTTTTGCCATTAGTTCACCTTAAAGCTTGGGCTCGCTGCTTCATATATTCTATTTTGATCAAAGTCTTTTACTAACAAATCTATTACGTATACATGGCCGCGTGGGAGCGATTCACAACGGAGCTCAAAACTTAATCCTCCGCTATTAGAAGAAAGTTTAGTGCCTCCGGTAGATGAATCAAAAGGAATAACTGTTTTACCAGTACTCTGATTTCTTATCCTATAATAAACTTGCGATAAAATTATACTCTTTCTAGAATACGGAAGTTTACTAGCTTTATCTTTTATTTCAAAATTTCTTATAAAAATATTGAGCTTAGCTACATCTAAAGAGTTATAAGATTTTTCCATATTGGTAAAGTGGAAAAATAAATCAGCTGGAGCATAATTGTAAGATGTTCTATAGGGTAGCTTTACTTCTAAGCTGCCTGTATAATACCCAACTGTTCCGTCTATCGATGTCCAATATTCGTCAAATTCAACAGAGCCGCTCTTGTACGCGAGGTCTAATAATCTTTGAGTAGTGTTAACTTTTGTAGCTTCGTTTAAAGAAACAGCGAAAGAAGCAGAATATAAACCCTTAGCTCCAGTGCTAGAAGTGCCATCTGTATGTTGAGATCCGGTAAAATAAAGAGCTAGATCTTGTTTTTCTAACCTAAGCATTATGCAGTTATTGCCAGAAAGCTCGGAAGCAGCAGTTCCAGATAAGATATTAGCAGGAGTTCCCCGGTGAAAATTATTTAAAAATATAGATCCACTCACGTCAAAAATAAAGTCTTCGTGGTGGTCGATAATACTGTCATCATAGCTAATATGAAGCTGTGGAGCTTTAAATGGATCTGACACGTGTCTTGATCCAAACCTCTTAACAAATCTAGTTTTCGTATCCGTTTCTTGAGAGCCACTAAAAGAAATCCTGAGCCCCATATTCGGTATTTGATCGCTCAATACACCAGAAACTATAGTAGTAATATCAATATCTAAATCTTCGCTGCCTTTTTTGAAAAGCTGAACTTTTCCAAGGTCTACTACTCCAGAGCCCAAAGACCCAGAAGAAATATAGTCTATATCAGTAGATCCAAGTAGGCCACCGTGGTTAGCGCCCGTAACTTCCCAAACATTGGCTGAGCTATTAGAATAAGAGGCGGTTATCCAATTAGCAACATCTATGTCTTGAAATGCTGCTACATCTCTTCCGACACCCTCGTCGAAAGATTTTGAAAGTGGATACACTATCGCTTTAAAGTTTTTTGGCACCCCTTGTCCAGCGTAAACGTCGAACAGTCTAAGTCTAGCCCTAAATGTATTAGAATTTACGTCTAATTTAGAAGCTGTCAAGCTTTGAATGGTGTCGAAATTAAACTTTAAAAGAATTCTAGAAAGCTCAATAGGGTAATTTGATCCAGAAAGAGAAGACTCGTTGTATAGCTTAAAAAGGTCTAAGGTTCCGGCTCTTCCAACATTCGCATCAGTAGCTCTAAACTTATTGTCTATTATTTTATTAGTAATATAAGTGCTTTTGCTAGCTGTCAAAATTAAATACATTTTATTCCTATTGCGCCGTTCCTATTATTACAGAATCAGGATACTTCATTTCGAATATGCAGCCTTCTGGCCCGATGAAAAGGCCTTTATGCTTGTTTTCTTCTAAATCATGCTCGTAGTCGCTGTATGAATTAGCCCCCACTGTACCTGAATAGTTGATGAATTCTAAATCTACTAAAGATAAAACTCCGTCTGTATTAATAATCGCATTAATTACATCGCTCTCTACAATTGGCTGGTCTATCTGAAAATATTTTATATCAGAAACTTCTTTTATAGCATTTATCACATTTTGGATAACCGTACTTTTATTTGCATCTGGTGAGCAAACAACAGAAAAATTAACTCCATAATTTATAACAGTGGCATCTAAAATATCTACCGCATCAGAAACTAATCGGAACTCGTTGAGATATTTTGAAATATTTATTTTTAGAGCGTCGGGAGCAATTACTAAATTTAAATTAGCGTCTCTAGCTATAATGTAAAGATTAGACGACAGTGGATTATCGGGGTTATGGTGAATTCCTGCTCTAAAAATTCTCCCAAAAGTATTTGGAAGAGTGTAGAGTCTAGCTAATAAATCTTGCTGCGTAACAATTCTAGCTTGTTGGTTTCTAGCTGATTGAATTAAAGCTTTGAGCCCTTCAATAGATAATGGAGGCGCTCCACCGGAAGCGGGAACTAAGTTTTTAACATCCAAAGATTGAATTACAGAATCCTGAACTGAAGAGCTCGGATTTTCTGGAAACATAATCTCTAAAGATTTGATAGTTCTAATAGACTCTGCAGATACGTTGTGAGTGGACCCTCCACCATATCGATACATGACCTCAATTGAAGTGTTAACTGGCGCTATTCCAAGTGTGGAGGTTCTTAATAAAGCATTCGGATCTATAGAAAATCGAGGCATTGTTGTTGTGCCGTAAAGTGGGAGAGCTAAAACACTAAGGTCTGGAATAATGTCGTCATCTGGCGCGCTCGCGTCTCCAGAGCCAAACTGAATAGTTGTAATCCTAGTTCTGAAATCGGTGTTAGTTACGTATCGATACGGTGCTGGTATGACTTCTAAATTAGAAGTTACAAGATTTTTTTCATCATCTAAATTTTGGACTGCTTTAAAAACGGTATCTTCTGCTAAGGATTCTACTTTATAATATAAGTTTCTTTCTGAATCTTTTACTCTAATAATTTGACTTACATCTTGATTAGATAAAGTAATTTTTCTAAATGGTTTAAGAACGTTGGGTATTTTAAAAGATTGAGTTATAATTTTCCCAGATATAATTGTTGCTTCTTTAGTAAGGATAAAACTTGTCGGATTATTAGAGTCGTCTACTTCTGAAGTAGTATACGTCGCTATTAAATTTCCATAATCATCAGTTTCTGCAAAATCACAATCTTCTACTAAAGTAAAAACGATTCCAGAATTAGATTTTAATTGAGTTTCTTTTTTAATCATGGGAAGAGCGGATATTACAGGCGTATAATCGCCAGAATCAGAAATTTCAGCTGGGGCAGATATGTAAAACGTTAGCGTGCAAACTGAGGGTGCTGCGCCTGCGATTGGAACCCCCGCATTTTTTGCATGCATTATGATATTAGAAGGCTCAATAGCAGTAATCGGATTTAGCTCGTTAAACTGATAATCTAAATAAAACGACATTGTATCGCCAACGTAAGCAGCCATTTCGACTAAAAGGCCTCCGAGGCTTGCTTCTGAAAAATCTTGAATCTTATCAGGAAAGAAAGTTTTGGCATACTTTATCAAATCTCGTCTGAAAGCAACGAAATCTTTTGCAAGATAAGATTTTTGTGATGTTTTGGCTACTATTTTTGAAGAGTCGACTGACAAAATTATCCTCCCATATATAAAATGACTTCCATTGCTTGCTGGTTAATTCCAGCAACTGGAGCCGAGTAAGTTATTCTTATTCCATTCGGTGCAGTGCCACCCGTGGTGCCATCTCTTGGAGTAGAAAAAGTTTCAAAATTATGTAAAGTTATAAACGGCATATATTTTTTTGTTGCTTTAGTGATTCTCAACATTGCTTCGGTGTCTGTGCTTTCCGAACCTAGCTCCATTACAAGCTCTTGCAAATTAGCACCAAAATCATACATTCCAATTCTTTCACCGTGATTAGTAAGAATTAAATTTTTAAAATTATCTTTTATTAAAGACGCCTTGTCATGGTGCATCTCGAAAAGATTTCCGAAATCATAATCAAGCGCTACAGGAGTCTTAATTCCAATCGGTGGACGTCTTTTGATGTCCGTACGACGAGTCTGTCCGTATTCCTCGATAGTCTCACCAACAGACTTAAATTTATATGTTCTTGAGTTAGACATTTTCAGACCCTACTTTTTGCCGCTGTATTAAATATTCCTCAACATAATTTTATCTGATATTAATTTAAGATAAGTGACACAACGGTGTAAGTTCTGCGTCTCCAAACGGTAGAACAACCATGTGAAAAAATGGAGAGCCAAAAGAAAAACCAGTGCCCGCTGACTTAACGGGGCCATTTAATTGGGCGTTGAGAACAAAATTCATAGTAGCCTCCGCAATAGCCTCACCTAAATCTTTACAATTGGCTGCGTAATCTGCGCCGTCTGAAGTATCTGCTGCTGCTTTGAAAGCATTAGTTAATTGAATTGAAAAACCCAAAACCATTGCTTGTAGCCCAGCATTTGTGCCACCCGGCCGGACTTTGGCCGCCATTCCGGCGTTGATTGCTCTCCTTTCAGATATTCTCCATCTATTCTGAACCCCTGGTGGTACTCCCGATTCGTATCTATCGTTCCAGCCCGTAAAATCGCCGATCCCTTCACCTACGAGATTTCCAACTTCTCCAGGGAGTTGAGTTACTTCTTGCGCCGTTTCTTTTACTACGCCTAATAAATCGTCTGACATTTTGTTATCCTTGTTGGTGTTGTGTTAGTTTGTTATTCAGTGAAAACTCTTTCTGATGCAAGACCGGTGATCATCGCTCTTACAGATGCAGCTCCAGTAACAAGACAGTCGCCCCCATTGCTCACCTGAGTACATTCGCGGCCGAAGCCCGGTGTTTTGTTACCCATTAGCGACGAGCCAGCATTCTGCATTGTATCACATATTGCATTTAAAAGATTTTCTAGTTGTTGATATCGAACTACTGGATTAGAGCCTTTTTCGGTCATATAATCCAATCTTCCAGAGCCAGATTTAGTTCCATCTGGACCGCCGCCGCGGCCGCCATCTTGGGCGACTTGCAGCACATTAGTTTCTCCAGCTCCTGCTCGATGCTCATTATCAGGAACTCGGCCCAAATAAATTCTACTGCCCGAAATTTGAATAGTCCCATCTGGCTGTAAGCAAATAGAAGCATGATCGCCAGCTAAATCACCCTGCTTCACTATTCTAATAGAACCATTGATTTCTTTTTCTTCGTCTTTTCTAGCAACCAATCTAACGTTATCAGAGCACATTATAACGAATGGTTCTCCCTCTCTATCAGTGAACTCTTCCCCGAATGGTGTTGCTAGATTTTCGTTTCCAGTATCTATTCCAAAATTTTTATCTCCATCTGTAGCCATTGAAACATACACTCGGGCTGAATCATATTTAAAATCAGGGTCTCCCTCATACGGGGGAACGGTTTCGTTGTTTATTTGCGGATTTTTATCAGTCTCTATTGTCGCTGGGACTAAGTCTGGGCGTGTGGTGTCGTGGTAATTTTCTATAGTTCTAGGCGCAGTAGCTTCTGGTGCATCACCAAGAGATCCAGTTAAAGTTGGGTTTGTCGGTAAAAATCTGCCACGACCAGCAACAATGTCAATAGTTCCATTAAAGCTTCTTGTTCCCCCAGCATCTTCAGATGGCGTTATAGTACCCAAAGTGTTTCTAACATCTCTTGGCATATTTGAATCTGGACGATCTTGCCAAGTCCATCCTCTGTCTTCTCCTAAAATAATAGCAGTGTTATTAGAACCCTGCACCACAAGATCTTGAGGCCTCTTACTTAATCTTGGAACTGGCTCCATTTTTACATAAGGATACCAAAAAGAAATTTCTTTAATTAAAGAATAAGCTTCATTACTATTTTCTAAACCAAATGAACTTATTGAAACTCCAGATCTCGTACCGTCTCCATTTTGAAATTTTGGTAAAATTATTGGTCTAGTTGCTTGAGCTGATTCTAATTGTGCGCTAGTGCTAAGCGTGGTCGTCGTATAGAGCTTGCGATCTCCATGAGTAAAATTGAGATCGTCTACTTCAGCTTTCTCTGGGCATCTTGATATCCAATACGGCAAAGTACCTAAGTCTCCAGCTTTTTCGCCCATTAACCAAACAGTTTCGCCGGGCTTAACTGGCATACAGATGTGCGGTGGAAAAAATGGATAAGCTATCAATTGAGGGCTGCCTTTTTTTCCATCAGATATAGGCTGGACAATCAAGGCGTTTCTTGGAGCCGAGTCTACATATTGAGCATTTGAAACGAAATATTTTGCATTTTCTCTTCTATCTGCCTGGTATTCCCAAAGAGCTAAATCTTGAATACAGTCTTTTACAACTGCTTTAAATAAAATTCTTGCCGGCGCCGGAGGCGGTGGTGTTGCTGATTCGACTGTTTGTCGACCCATCATTCTTGTTCTGGAATCTTGACTACCCATATTTTTTTCTCTTATCCACTTATTTTGTTAAAAATATCATCTGGATCTATTTTAGAATTTTGTTCTTCAGCTTTAGATATTAACTCTGCTAATTTAAGTAATTGGTCGTTAGCTTTATTCATCCTCTCTAGATATTTGTTCATTATAGGACCCACAGCAATATGCTCTGCGGCAGTTTGGGTCATTATTGAATATACTTCATGAAAAAGTATATAAGCATTTTCTCTATCTGTAACTGCGTTTTCATAGATCTCTTTCCACAAAAGCTTTTTCTTGTCTTCTGTGCTCGTAAGAGAATCTAATAAATCTCCAAATTCTTTTATTTTTTTCTCTTTTTCTTGAATTCTCTTAAGAATGTCTTTTTGCTCTTCTGACATTTGCTTACCTACATAAAAAATGGATCTTCTTGTTTAATCTCTCTATACAACTTTCGAATTGAAGACATTGAAGCAGAAAGCTGTTTGGAATTTAACCCAGATATATCTCTTACGTATACAAAGATAGCTCTTTTGTTTAAGAAGTCTAGCTGATCTACCATTTCGAAAATTTTAATAATTGCACTTATACACGCAATTTCATTTTTTCCATCTACCTTATCTTGAATTTGATAAAGTATTATCATTATCTCAGCTTTAAATTCCTGGTCTATCATTAAGTCATCTGGAGATGGCGCTACTTGAGAACTCGCTATAGCTATTTTATCATTTGCGCTTAAGCTAGTAACGTCTTCGATGCTGACATGGGATCCAGTAATCTTCTTTCTTCTTCTAGAATTTAATATCAACCAGTTTTTTGCAACTACATTAAAATATGAAAAAGCTTTTGTGCCTCTAGAGTTATCAAACTTATAAAGAGTTTCATACATAAAAGTCACACAATCATTTTTTAGAACTCCAAAATTCTCACCCTTTTTGGCAAATCCGTAGATAAGAATTAAATTTTCGGCCAATTTATTAAATGCGGGAGAGATTCTGTCTTTATAGATTACGCCGCGGTCATCAGCAGATTCTGTTTGCTGAAATTCGCAAATAGCTTTCTGGGTATTTTCATCAAAATAAAGTTTCGTAGTAGAACCCTTTTTTCTTCTTCTTATTACTCTTTTCTTTCTGACTTTTTTCTTTTTTTCCACTTAAAAACTCCAATTATTTTTCTGGTTCTGCTTCTTCTACTTCTTCTACGTCTCCCAAAATATTAGCTGTTTTTAAAATTTGATCTCTGCAGTCTTTTATATCTGTTATTACAGATCTAATTTCTTGGCTATCATAAAATAGCGGCATTTCGACTATTGTCGATATACTAGCGTATTTTGTATCAAAAACGTCAAGAGTTTCCTCAATTTGGTCGATGTATTTTAAAATAAGTTTTCCAAACTTAATATTATAATAAACTGAGAAAGATAGTAATACTGTAGACACACAAAGACAGCCCGCTAAAATTATGGTTAAGGTGTTCACTTTTCTATTTCGTCCAAAAATTCATCATATTTTTTACTGATCGCTTTATGAGAAAACTCTTCTTTTATTATTTTTGCTAAATCTTTAGCCCAACTCTTTGGTATATCGGAAGCTTTTCTAAATTTAGAAACTTTCTTTTTAAAATCAGACTCTATTACATCTGCCCAACAAGAACCCTCTACAAAAATACTATTATCTACTCTAGACTTATGGATTGGCACCAAACTATAATTAAGTTTTATAAATTTTCCCTTGTTTAGAAAATCTAAATGGCCTGACCAGTTAGTGGCTATTATTGGAAGTTCAGAAGCGGCAGCTTCTAAAAGAGGCAATCCAAAACCTTCGCCTCTTGATGGAGCTACAAGAGCTTTTATCGATTTTTCTCGATAAACATCTGATAATTCTTGTTCTGTTAAATCTCCATGAAGCAAATATATTTTAGGATATTCACCAGTGCGGACTTCGTCTATAAGATTTTTTAATAGACTCATCGTTATTCTTCTATCTACTTTAGTATTCTTTCCGTGATTAGTTTTAACAACAATGCCCACATCTGGATCGTCTTTAAAAGTTTCGCAAAGCCACTTTATGGCGAAGAAAGTATTTTTTCTGTCGTTAAAAGGATTGTTTCCAGTTATCTGACCGAATAGAAGAAAGTTAAAGCTGGTATCAAGAGATAACGGCTGATTTTCTTCGCAGTTAACTAAAGCGTCTGGATAACTTTCTGGTATTACTGAAATTGGAACTGACAAGTTTCCTGAGTTCTGCAGTACTTTTTTAGTGTGTTCTGAAGGAACTATTATGTGGTTCATTTTATTGCATGCTTCGATCCACTTGGGTGAACACCGATCAGTTTCTACAGCGGCAGTTACACCCACGTTGTAAGAAGCTAAAGACGAATCCCACTCATTTGGAAGCTGAACCTGAAACGAATAATCAAATCTTTCTGCTTGAGGGTTGTAATCTGTTCTCTTAAAAATCTCTTTGATTAATCCATCTTGTCGATTTTCATCAAGTAACCAAGGAGTAATGCCCCATGGCAATGTTTGAACTTTTATTTCTATATCGTCTCTTTCATGGAGCCACTTGAATATCTGGCGAGTGTGGACTCCATATCCAGAAAGAGTAAGAAGCGGTCCTCTAATAATAGCTTTTTTCATTTTACTTCTCCTAAGAATTTTCTCTGATATTTTGATTTCCAGTTTTCTAAGGTGTCATTGAGAGTATCGTTCCAGAGATCAATTGTTTTTTGATAAGAAAATTCAGAATCTACGTAATCTATAACCTTTTGCGATAGCTGCTCTTTTTCTTCTGGTGTTTTTTCATACATTTTCATAATGGCGTTTGCCACACTCTCGTTTGAGCAGTAATCTTCATAAATGTATGGAACACTCTGTGACCCAACCAAAGTTTTTAAATCTATATCAAGGGCAACACCATTTTCGGAGCCATCTCGATGATCAACAACTTGGCGAGTTAATCCCCCGGTTTTTGCAGCTATTATAGGAGTACCAGCTTGCATCGATTCTAAAGTAGCTAAACCGAAACCTTCAGCATAAGATATATTCAAACAAGCATCACTGATATTGTGCATTATGTTTATTTGCTCGAAACCAACTCTTTGATTAGAGAAAACTACTGTATCTTGTATTCCGAGCATCTCTCCCGTGGCAAAAAGATTGGGTCCTTCCGGGTCTTGGGGGTCTGTGTGCATCAATAAAGTAACGTCCCTTTTCCCATGTTTTTCTTCAAGTTGTTTCACAAACAAGCTCCAAGATACCAAGACATCGTTTGTTCTTTTTCTACGCGCGTTTCTGTTCATCCAAAATACGACAAAGTTATCTTTCTTTTCTTTTCCAAGAGCCTGCTCTTTCAAGCTTAAAATTTGAGATTTTTGCATAGGGAAAAATACATTTGGTGGTAAAGCGTGAGGAACAAAATTAGTTTTTTCTGGAAACTTTTCTCCGACCATCTTATAAGTTAAGTGAGAGTGGCAGTTGATTAAATCAGTTGATTGATAAAACTCGTTATTAAACTGGGGATATGGATAATTGTCCCAAACATGCCACCAAACTATAGGGCAAATTTGATGAATTTCATCCTCCATTTCAAATAGCCAGATGAAAAATCTCGGATCAGTAAAAATAAACAATATGTCTGGTTTTTCAGTAATTAAAGCTAACCTAAGCATATCGGGATTTCCAAAACCATCAATGGGCTTGATTATGAAATCTTCGCTCACTTGAACTACATCGTAATTTTCATGCTTTATTGCCGCACCAAATTGTCTAAAAGACCATTCGCCCTTAGCTAATAAGCCATTCACTAAATGGCGAGTTTGAGTACCGACTCCCGAGGTACTCAAGGCATGATCTGATAAAATTAGAATTTTTTTCTTTTTTTTCATTTCGAAATTAACCTCTCCCTTCGAACTAATTCATTTTAATAAAAAAGGGCCAAACGGTAAAAAATGGCCCTTAGAAACTTTAATTTTTTAAACTGCTATGTGCAGTATTCTGTATCTTTGTAGTCGCAAAAAGTGCAACTCATTCTATTTTTAACAAAAAATCCCCTGTAGACATTTTTGATCATGCTAGAAACCATTTTATTAGCTTGTTCTAAAGCTTTGGGACCAGCGGAAACTTTTAATAATCCGCACATATTGCCCGGCTTTCCGCCCCTCTTTAGAAGAACAAACGCACACCCAACATCTTTAAACGGAATATTGTTTTTCGAAGCCCAGTAATATTTGTAGAGAACAAGCTGTGCCTGCATCATGAAATCTCTTCTTTTTCTCTTGTCCCAACCATAAGATTTTGCTGTTTTCCAATCCAAAATCCAATATTTATATGTTCCATTTTTTCTAGGAACTTTGATGATTGCGTCGATATAACCTTTAAATTTAATGTCTGCGCTATCTATCTCTTCGTATAGCATTTCTTCTGCGCTGACTCTTTCCCACTCTGGAAAATTTTCATCTAAAAAATCAGGAACATCATCCCACATGTTCGAAGCCCACTCACACCACTCTTCTACCGGAACATGCTTGTACCATTTCGGCATCTTTTCATACCATTCTGGCTTATCAAAACCGTGCTTGTTCCAGGCATCTCGAATATTTTGAAGTAATCTTTCTTTTGGTATTTCGCCAGTGTTTAAAAAACTTTCGCACCCTTCATGGACGTTAGTCCCGAAATCCAAATAGGGAGAAGGAGTTCCAAGGTCAATTTTATCAATATACGCCAGTTTGTGTCTATACGGACACTCTTTCCAGTTTTTTACTTCAGAATAAGAGATGTGTGGTTTTTCAGTAGGAAAATTCATTATATAAAATCATAAACAAAAACATGGCAATTGTTCACATTTCTTTCTTAAAATCAGCTATATATTCTAGTAAATTTGTTTTCGGTCTCCAGAGCGTAGCTGAAGTCATAGCTGATATATCTGCAAGGGTCTCTCTTGCTTCTCCTGGCCTTGCAGGAATGAATATAATATTATCACTAAACTCAAATGCTACGTCAAACAGAGAGTGATTTTGGCCGGTGCCCAAAGAAAAGACTTCTCCATTATGATTTCCGTCTGTTAGGCATATCAACCCAAGAACAATATCTGAAATATGTGTGAAGTCTCTTCTCTGCGTTCCGTCTCCTACCACAGTAAGCGATTCACCGCTTATGTATTGCTGCTCAAATTTTCCTATAACTGTAGCCCACTCTCCAGTGATTGGCTGTCTGGGGCCGTATACATTAAAAAATCTAGCCACCGCAGTATTCATTTTATAATTTTCTGAAAAGAGCCGGCATATGTCTTCTCCAGTATGCTTGGCAAATGCATATGGATTTAAAAGTGGTCCTCCGAACGCGGTGCTTGAACCTGCATAAACTATTTTTGCATCTTTATTCTTTCTTCTCATAAAATCTAAAAGATAAAAAGTTCCTAAAGAATTTACTTCAAAATATCTAACTGGATCTGAAAAAGATGGTTGAAGTCTTGCTAAAGCGGCTAGATGAAACACTATATCATAATGATCTAATTCTTTTTCTATCTTTGGAAGATCCACTATATCTTTAATAAGATACTTTACTTCACTTCTCATATATTCGGAAGATGCAGACTCTGAAGATAGATCGTCTATAACAGTTATGTTTTTATAACCAGAAGATATTAATTCGTCTACTAAATTAGAGCCGACAAAACCTAGACCGCCTGTAACTAAAATATTTTTATCTGTATTAATCTTCACTAACGGCTCGCCCTTTCATAGATTCCCAGTCTTTATTATTTCTAACTTCTGAATTTTTTAGTTTAGCCGCTTTAAGAACTTTGGGATCAATGTCTAGTTTTTTAGCCATATAAATCATAGCATTAAGGTCTTTTGGAAAACAGTGGCCGCCGAAACCAAAATCACCATCTGGGCCAGGGACCTGAAGATGTGATGTTCCTATTCTTTTATCCAAAAGAGCTCCAGACACCACTCTAGAATAATCTGCATTTAAAGATTCACATAGTTGATAGAATTCATTAGCAAATGAGACTTTTGCAGCTAAGAAGCAGTTTATGAAATATTTCACAAGTTCTGCAGTTACGTATGTTGTGGTAAAATAACTTATATTTGGAAATACTTTTTGAAATACTTTTTGAGCTTTTTCACAATCGGATGGATGGCCACCAAGTACTATTCTATTTTGATTCTTAAAATCTTCTGCGGCATTGGCTTCAGTAAGAAACTCTGGATTGAAAACAAGGTTTAAATTTCTATATTCGCTGCTCCAGCCTGAGTGAGTCTGAGGCGGGACCGTAGATTTCGTGATTACCAACTTGCTTTTATTTATTTCTAATAAGCAATTGTTTATTTCTTTCAGCGCGGATTCAATAATTCTAGTGTCGCAACTTCCGTCTTTTCTCATTGGGGTAGGCAAACAAACAAACAAAACATCTGATTTCCAAACTAGCTCACCGATAGATTCAACCGTGGCTTTTTCAGGTATTAGATCGTAAGTTTCTATTTTATAAGCTTTTTCTAATCCTAGCTTCACAGAAGACCCGACAAACCCTTGGCCCAGAATTCCAATAGTTGTCTGCATTACTCTGCACCTTTTCGTTTTATGAGCTTCTTATATTCTGGAAAATAAAGATAGTCAATGTTGGTTCCTAAAAAGCAGTTTAGAGCATGCTCAACATTTTCGCAAATGGGCTCTCTATCATTGAAGCTTGTGTTAAGTATGATTGGTACTCCAGATGCCTTATGCCAAGCTTGCAAAAAATCATAGTACCACTTATTATCAGTCTCTCTAACCGTTTGTAGTCTTGCTGTTCCATCTAAATGAACCACAGCTGGTACTAAATCAACTTTTTCTTTTTTAAATTTTAAAACAAACTGCATGTACGGACTCTCTTGATATTCTTCGAACCAATCTGAGGCTTCAGACTCTAATATAGAGGGAGCAAAAGGGCGATACCATTGCCGATGCTTGACCTTTTCATTGATAGTATCTTTCATTGTCGTTGATCTTGGATCTACTAATATGCTTCTATTTCCAAGAGCTCGCCGGCCAGATTCAGACGAGCCGTTGAATACCGACACTATATTTCCCTCTTGAAGCTTTGAAACTATATCTTCTACGCTTGATTCTAAAACTTCTATGTCATTTTTTCTATTTTCTAAAACTTCATTAAAATGTTCTTCAGTCCAAGTTTCTCCTAAATATGGAGTAAAATTATGCTCCCATTTAATTCTCGGATTTCCAAGCTCTTCGTGCCACAGAGCCTGTGCCGCTCCTATACACAATCCACCGTCATAAGGTACAGGGGGTATATAGACTCTCTTTAATTGCGGGAACCACTTCAATAATTTTCCCATGGCAACAGAATTTAAAGTGACACCACCAGCTAAACAAATTGAATCTATATCGCTATCAAAGCTTAGCGCATATTCTATTATTTGTCTTATAAGAGCTTCGGTCGCTTCTTGCAAACCAGCAGCTATATCAAATCTATTTTGCTCTGACTCTCTAGCATGAGCGGCCCACGGTTCTAAATAAGGGTGGGGTGGATCACGGTCTGAAGTTGCTCCAACTGGTTGGTTTGGAGGCTTAAACCCAGCAGACATCTTGTCTTTGGTTAACCAATTCCAGCAGTCTTGAGCCCAGATAGATGCATCACCAAAAGCAGCCATGGCCATTACAGAACCCTCTTGGCCTCCTCTTGGCCACCCGTTCTGAAGCTTAAATACATACCTTGTTACTCGTGTCCACACACCTCCGATATTAATCTCGTTAGGCCGAAAGGTCTTTAGATGCTTCAATTCTGTTCCATCACCCCTCCAGATCGTACATGCAGACTCTCCACCGCGGTCGTCTTCTACACCACCACCATCTAAAGTGACGATTATAGATTTCTCAAAATTACTAGAATAAAAAGCGTTTGCTGCGTGAGCTTTATGATGTGAGCAAAAATATAGCTTTCCACCATTGGCGTCTATGTGGTTTTTTAATAAACTATAAGATTCTTCTCTTTCCGTTAGTTTTTTCTTTGGATATACAGAAGCAAAATGAGTTATAGCAGGCCACTCTGGATACCTGTCAAACATAAAGTTAGAAGAATCTCCCGGCGGGGATTTTTCTCTATTGTAGCGTTCATATTCAGCGTGAATTAAAGGTTTCCCATCTTCTAAAACGCAAAAAGAACAGTCGTGACCCGACCAAAGTCCCGCTATTTTCATTATAACTCCAATTTAACTGTTTAGCCAGTCTTCTAAAAATTTATCTTCTTCACTAGTAGTGAGTGGTTCTGTGTTTGAATAGTCAAAATAATTTAGCTCTACCCATTCTCCAGGCAAGGCTGTGTCAGGACGTATTGGATTTTTTAACCAAGAACCATGTTCGTCTATAGGCGCATTAAATCCTATAGTTTTTACTACTTCTTCTATACTCCAAGGGCGGCCTCCTGTTGCGGTTTTATCTTGAATCAATTTTTCATAATCTAATATTTCATAGTATCTAAAATCTGATTTTGCCGGCCAATAATCGCCGTATCTACGATTACCCCTTACTCTAGCGTTGGTTCCTCGAGAATCTGTGTATATGGCAGCAGCCGGCGGAAATATAGGCATAATAGTTTTCCACTTTAGCTTTCTGCGGTAAACTAGCGCGGCAGCTTTTTGTAGCATTTTTGTTTCAGAGTCATCAGAACCTTCGTGACTACTATTTCTTATTTCCCAAGGATACATTTCTCTTAACACTTCTCTAGAAAAGAAAGCATCTGCCGCGCCAGCGACAGGAGGCCTATCTAAATCGGCAACGAAAGAATAATCGTTTACAGAGACTGGTTCTGTTAATTTATGAGAATCGTGTGTAACTCTTCTTTGCGCGTCAAGAGATATGCATCCAACTTGCGGGCCGTATTGAATAGCTAGCTCGACGTAATCTTTTAGCCAGCCGCCCTTTAATATAAACTGCATATCGCCCTGGAGTAAGATTACGTAATCTCCCGTAGAGTTTTCTACTATCTTGTTTAGACCTCTAGCAAACTCGTTAGAAGGATCTCTATGTTCGCTCCTAAAAACAATGAACCCTTGGCCTTCTTTTTCTTTCAAATATTCTTCTGTGCCTTCTTCAACAGAATTATTATCTACAATTATCAATTCTTTATTTGGGTAATCTTGAGTACAATAAAGAAAAGATTCTACGCAGCTTTTAAGATAGTGAAGCCTGTTGCAATTAACGAATCCAACGGACACTTTCGGTAAATCGGTCATGTTTCTCTCAGTTGTATAATTTTATTAAAAAACATATTCATGAACAAGCTCGAGTTAAAACTTTTTATCTTCTTGTTCGAAGAGTGGCTAAACTTTCTATTGCGGGATTATCAAACCTTAAAACTGTTATGCATAGATTTTGCCAGTCTTCTCCAAACAGTCTGATTTTCTTTATCGGACGTTCGCGTGTTTTAAAAGGTATTATTTGATCGAATGGCCAGGTAGAAACATCTGACATATTTGCAAAACTTAAAATTATTCTATTTTCATTATCTACAACTTTGGGAAAATTTTCTTTAATATGCTTAGCTGTCAGGAATTTTTTTTCTTGAAAGTTTATTTTACGGCCCCCAAGAGGACAGTGCGCGAAACCCCAAACATAATATACGTCGCCGTCTGCATAAAGCTCCTTTTCTTCTATCGCTTCCCAAAAATTTTGTTTTTTATACAATTTTATGTTTTTTATTTTATCGCATCTTGGATTACTCCTGACTTTCGACGATATTTCAATACCATACACCATTTTTGCATATTTCGAAAATCCAAAAGATAGATCTCCTGATCCGCATCCGAGATCTACCACCACTTTATCTTTGATTAAATTTTTTACCACATGTGGAACTTCATATGGAGAGCGAACCCCTGCTGGAGACACTAGATTTTTTGTAAGATACTCTAGATAGTCTGGACCGCATACTAATGGCTTGGTAGTTTTTCTTTTAATCGGCTTTTTCTTCTTATCGTGGTCTCGAAAAGATTCATCCACACCTAACATTCTCTTGATAGAAGAAATATGCGCAGGAGATAGAACGTTTTTATCCATTTATCATTTCCTCTATTATCGCATTCAAGCTATATTTCATGCTCCAAGAAGGATAGTGAGATTTAAATTTAGACATATCGGTGTAGTAACATATGTGATCACCAATTCTTGCTTCACTAGAGTGCGAATAATTCAATTCGTATCCAGAAATTTCTTGTATTAAACTTATCACTTCTAATACAGACGCGCTATTGTGCACGCCTCCACCGAGATTGTATACTTCTCCCTTTTTAGGATCTGCGGCAAACTCTTCAAAAACTCTTACCACATCGTAACAGTGAATTTGGTCTCTAACCTGTTTTCCTTTATAGCCAAAAATAGTATATGGATTACCAGATTTTGCGCACTTTATGATGTAAGAAAGAAAACCATGCAGCTCTACCCCAGCATGTTGCGGTCCGGTTAGACAGCCGCCTCTGAAGACTCCAACGTTCAAGCCAAAGTATCTACCATACTCTTGCGCCAAGATATCTCCAGCGACCTTAGAGGCCCCGAAAAGAGAATGCAGACAACTATCTATAGAAAAATCTTCAGCGATGCCGTTTTTATATTTTTCATCAGCAAAATCATATCGAGTTTGCCCCTCTGTTAAATCAAGATAGTTAGGCCCGTCTCCATACACTTTATTAGTGCTCACGTGTATAAAAACTGAAGATTCGCTACAGTGGTTTCGAAAAGATTCTAAAAGATTTAATGTTCCATTTGCGTTAACTTCAAAATCTAAATGCGGAATATCTGCAGCCTTGTCATGGCTGGGTTGTGCTGCACAATGAATCAAAAGATCGGGCTGAAATGATGAAATAGCTTCATCGACAGCCAGCTTATTTGTTATGTCAATATTTGTGTGGCTATAATTTTTATAAGCTGAAAGTCTTAAAATTGTAGAGCTTACATCTCCGCCCGGACCAAAGAAAACCATCCGCATATTGTTGTCAACGCCCTTCACTGTAACATTCTGCTTTTTTAAAAAATATTCAGCAGCTTCGCTACCTATTAAGCCCCCAGAACCTGTAACTAGTACTCTCATTTAATCGCCCTTTATAATTCTATAGCTGTCTGTGTCAAAGTGCTGAGTTGAAAATTCGAACAACTCTGAATCTTCTAGGGCTATCATCCTATGCCGAAGACCTCTATAAACGTGAAAATTGTCACCTGGGTTTAGTATAAGCTCTTCGGCTTTAGAAATATCATCTTGCTCTGAATATTTTACTAGCATCTTTCCAGACTGTAGATAAAACACTTCGTCTTTGAGAGCATGACGATGCCAAGAACACATTTTTCCCTTATTAAAAAAAAGAAGTTTGCCGCAATATTCTGGGCCATTACATATCCAGCGTTCCCAGCCCCATCCTTTTTCTACATGGTTCATCTCTAAGTTAGTTTTTCTTGGCAAAAATCTAGCAGAATTTTTATTTTTCTTTATTCCGCTAAAAAAATCTTTATCTAACATTCCTTTGTCATCAACGTAAATATCGGCCGCTGGTTTTCCCAACAAAAGTCGGTGGTGTTTTGCTCCCCAAGACGCTAATTGATTTTTAGTAAATTCGTAAAATTGACTGCATGCTTTTTCTCTATTTCCATTATGCCTACCCATTCCTCTTGCGGTCATATATGTTATATTGTTTCCAGAATCATACAAATCATTTATGTATTCTATTCTTTCTTCTAAAGGAGAAGCAGTACTATAATCGGTTCCAGAGACTCTGCATATAGTGCCGTCTATATCGAAAACATAATTCATCTATATACCCCTCAAGCTTTTTCTCTTTTCTAGCTCGGAACCGAGAGGTTTTCTTGGACCACTCTTGCCAAAAGATTTTTCAATATCTCTAATTCCTTTTACAAGCTTAATTAATCCTCCTGGTTCTACAGAAGAAAGTTGGTCGCTTCCCCACATAACTCGGTCGAGTGTTATGTGGCGCTCTATCCAAGTAGCTCCCATTGCGACTGCGGCAAAGGTGGTAACCAAACCAAATTCATGACCGCTATAACCGATATC